TTAATAATTTTGGACTAATAAATTTTTTTTAAATCTTAAAAATAATGTTTGACAATTATAAAAATTAGTACTATCATTAAAGTATAAAAATAATTAATAAATTAGGAGGAATAAAAAATGCTAAAGGTAACAGGAGCTAAAATAGATAATAAAATAGTAGAAGTAATAGAAGTAAAACCTTATGATGAAGAAAGAAACTTAGTAGAAGTATTCTTTATGTTTAACGGAATTACAAAAGTAGGAGCAATAGTAAAAGAAAACGACTTAATTAAAGAAGAAGTATCAGAAGTAGAAGAAAAAACAAGAGAATTAGTAAGAGAGATAGAAGCAAACTTAGGAGAAGTTGATATAGATGTAGATGAATATGATGAATGGAATTGGGTTTATATAGATGCTGATGTATATACTATAAACGTACTTGTAGATATAGACCATTATGCAATAGATACATTAAACAAAGAAAAATGTAACAACTATGGAGATGATGAAGACCTATATAAAAATAGTGTAATTAGAAAAACTTTAAGAGGGACAATAAATTATATAAAAAAATTTATATAAAAATAATTAATAAAAATAAAAAAATGTTTGACAACTATAAAAATTAGTACTATCATTAAAGTATAAAAATAATTAATAAATTTAGGAGGACAAAAAATATGAAAAATATATTAGGATTACCACAAAAACAAATTAATTACTTAGCTGCCATAGATTTTATAAATAGACGTAATAATATATATGAATATGTACATTGTGAAGATATAATCACACAATTAGAATGCACTGTAAGAGGATATAAAATATTAACAACAAAGTTAGTAAATAGAGGGTTAATTAAAAGAAAAATAAAAAATGATAGAGTCGAATATATAAAATTTACAGAAATTGGATGTAAGGTTTTTTTTAGCATTCTAGAAACCCGTTTCCATTGATAAATTAATAAAGAGGAGGAATAAAAATGAAAAAAGAAATTAAATTAACTCAAAAACAACAACAAGTACTAGAAACACTTGGAAATATACTAGAAAAAGAAAACTTCAACAAAATACCAGTATCTGATATATACTGTAACATGACTGCTGTCAAACAAATAGTAAAACCTAACTGGTTCGATAGAACTTTCAATAAATTAGAAGAGTTGGGTTTAGTTAAAAAAGAGAATATGAAATATGAAGTAAAAGGCGGATTCAAAAAAGGTGAAATAATAGAAACATACTCATATGTATTAACTGAACTTGGTTTCGAATATTTAGGAATAACTAATGATAATCAAAATGAACAAGAAATGAGAACAATAGAAATAATGAAATTTGATGGAGATGCAACTACTACAGAAGTTGAAAAAAATCGTAAAATAATAGACCAATTAAAAATACTTAGTTGTGGAACTATGGGAACTTTATTAAGAGAAATGGGGTACACTGGCGAGACTACATATGATGTAACTGACCAGTTATATGAAGAATTAATATATTACTGTGAGGCTTCAGATAAAAAATTCAGTTGTTGGCAAGAAGTTTTTAATGACTATAAAAATAATCGTATTTTTATAGAGAGATAGAACAATAAATAAAAGTGCTAATATATAAGTAAATAAACAATAAAGGAATAACATAAAAATAATTAATAAAATTAATAGTCGGCGGACTTAAAACGTAAAGGAGAAAAGTATGAATAATATAGTGAAATTTGATAACAGCGAAGTAACAAATAATGCTGAATTATACGATTGGACTATAGGAGATACAACATATTGGTTATTTTACAACTCAGAAGGCGAATTAGAAGGATTTGAAAAATTTGGATTAGACAAAGAATTAATTGACGATATAATCAATAACCCATGGGATTATAACTTCCCTTGCACTTTAGAAGAATATAACAAGTAATAAATGTAATACAAAAATAAATAATAGATAGGGATGTTTAAGCCTGAAAAAATAGCCCTATCCATTAAATGTAGTCGTTAGGGCGACTATAAATAGAACCTTAAGCCCTAAGCGTTGGAGGGTTTTCCCCTCCAGGTGGTTAATGAAAATAATTAATAAAATAGGGGGAGAAATGATGAAGAATACATTTAAAGGCGAAATAAAAAAAGGAACTATAAGAACAACAAACAACCAATTTAAAAAGTTCATTACACAATTCAAAGGGGATGACTTCGAAAAGTGTTTAATAGCAATAAATAATACTCTACATAACCGTATATATGCATCAAGTCATCTTAGAAGAAAATCAGCAGTAAGCTATGACATGAAGGAAATATGCGACGTATTAAAATCTGGTAAGTATGATATTATAGAATACAACTATGTATTAGGTAATAATGGAAGAGACAATAGAGTTGTAGTAAAGAGTTGGGATAGTTATCAAGTAGATATAGACGGCAAAGACACAGAATGTAATATGATATTTGTATTAAGTGTTACAAATAATCAAATAATTACTATCTGGTACAATGATATAAACGATAATCATAAAACGCTTAATATGAGTCGATATAACAAAAATATAGAGGTTGTATTTTAACCTCTTTAGTTCTTAAGCTATCTTAAATGATAGCGAAAATAATTAATAAGGTGGTATGATAATATGAAAACAAATTATTTTAAAGAATGCAAGTCTAAAGAGGATGCTAAAAAATTATATAAGAAATTAGCGTTCAAACATCACCCAGATAGAGGTGGAGATGTTGAAACAATGAAAGAAATAAATAGTCAATTTGATTATTTTATGGAAAACTTTGTAGAATCTAAAAAAAATAGTAAAAAAGATAGTAAAAAACAATATGATTTTAGTGCATCACAATTTAAAGATATAATAGAATCCCTAATAAGATTAAAGGATTTAGAAATAGAAATAACAGGATGTTTTATATGGGTAACTGGTAATACATACCCACAAAAAGATATTATAAAATCATTAGGTTTTAGATATTCAAGAAACCGTAAAGCGTGGTATATAGCACCAAAAGAATACATGACTAACAGTGTATCTTATCGTAAACGTTATAGTATGAATGATATTCGCAACAAATACGGTAGTACAAAATTTGAGTCAGAAGGTAATCAAAAAATGATAGGATAATCTATTAAGGGCGTAACTCACACGCCTAAAGTTCTTAATACTATCAGTGCGATAGTAAATTATATTAAAAAGGTAGGTAATAAATGATGAGAAAAAAAATAATGATAGTTTTATTAGTATTAGCTTTAATAGTTGTATTCAAAAATCAAATATCACTTGGTTTAATGTATGTAGTAGATACAATAGGATACATTACAGGTCGCAACGTAGTAGATATAATAGATTTTTTAAATACTATATACTATCTATAAATGATAGTGTGATATATTAATAAAAGGGAGGATATAAGATTATGAAAAAATATATAGGATTTATAGGCGTTGCAATGGTTAATTGTATGTTAATTACGGGATTGCTTGTGCATTCTTTTACGCTTGATAGTGTAAAAGATAATATCGTAAATGATAGTAAAAAAGAGTGTGTTTATATAGAAAAAACAACAGTAAAAGAAGAAAAAGAGATAGAACATATACAAGAGAATGTTAATAAAAATAACAAAGCAAATAGCAGTGAATTAAATAATAACTATGTTGAAAAAACAACTACAACAAAAACTACATACTGCAATGATAGCAAAAACAATACTATTAATAATAATCAAAATAATGCTATAAATGATAATAAAAATAATACTATTAATAATAGTCAAAATAATACAGTAAATAACAGTAGCAATAGCAATGAAAATGATGCTAATAATAATTATACAGTTGAATATACAAATAAAAATTACTGTGGATTTTGTGGAAAGCAATTAAATAATAATGATGGTATTTGTGAAGACTGTAGAGAAATAAGAAGTAAATTAGGAGAATAATTTTTCTCCTTTGCTCAATGCTATCAAAATGATAATAAAAATAATTAATAAAATTGTTGACAATTCTTTAATGATAGTATATAATATTAATATAAAATAAATTAATAAAAAGGAGAAATGATATTATGAATAAAAAAAAGAAATTGTATAGGCACATTTAACGGGATAGGAGCTACAATGTATGAAGAATTTTTATTAAGTATTGGATTTAATAAAAAAGATATCAAAATGATAATTGACAGAAGTAATAGAAATAAACCATACATAGTAATTGAATGTATGGTCACTAATGAAGAATATAAAAAAATAAATAATTATGTTATTACAAATTTAAAAGAATATTGTATATAAACTGGACTAAATTCCAGTTGTTCTTAAACTATCATAAATGATAGTAAAAATAATTAATAAATTAGGAGGGTTTAAAATGAGAAAATCAGAATTACAAAGTATATTAAGAGATTTAGAAGGGTATAAAATAATTTTAACAAAAGAAACTTACAAAAAAGAAGGAAGAAAAAACTTCCCTAAAAATCCTTTAGAAGTAACTACAGAAGAAATAACAACAGAAGAATATGATAAAATATTTCCTAGTGGAGACTTCTTTAAGTCACTAGGAGGAATTGAAAGAACTTATAAGAGCTATACTTTAGCAGGTTATATACCAACTAAATTAGTAAGTGTAAGCCCTAATAAAGAAATTAAAATTGTAAGAAGAATATCTGTTGAAAGATACTAAAAATAATTAATAATACCGTCTATAAATATAGACGGTATTGCTCAAAACTATCAAATGATAGTATAAATAATTAATAAAATTTTAGGAGGTTTTAAAATGAACAACGATTTAATGAGATTAAGAAGTTTAATAGGGAGCGAATTGGATTATGATGACACAATTTGTGCAATGATAGATGAAGACAAAGAAGTAATAATAGACGATGTAAAACGCAATAGCAACTTTGAAGAATATGGTCGTTGTAGTCTATATCTAGTATATTATAACGACCCAATAAGCAAAACATATTATGTATGGTTGACGATGATAATATAATTCGTGTAATATCATAGGGCTTCAACGCCCTAGTTCTTAGTCATCAAAATGATGACAGAATATATTAATATTTTGGAGGTAATAATATATGAGTATAGAAGGTTATATATTAGATTGTGATAATAGTAACTCAGCTAATAACGCATCAAAATACTTAAGAAAACAAGTAAACAATTTAGTTTATGAATATGAAGAGGATATTTGCAGTTTATTTGTAAGAGGTGATGTAGTATCATCTGATACAGAAACATATATTAACAACTTTATAGACTTCTTAGAAAATAATAATATGTGTTTTATGGGTATGTTTGGGGAGTAATCCCCTTTGGTTCACCTTCAAATGATGAGGGAATATATTAATTAGGAGTGATAATATGCTAAATAAATGTTTAATAGCTGTAAAATCTAAAAACGAATGGAAAAATAATACATTTGATAATCCTTTAGGGGGACATTTGTACATAGGAAGTTTTAAAGATGACTTAAAAGATTTCATATTAAATGGTAGTATATCGTCTGAATCATGGACACAAATTCCACAAGATTATATTTTAGATAATACTGTTAGAAAAAATTTTATGTATTACATTAAATGGGCATAAATGATACTGAAAACTATTAATATAAACTGGATTAAATTCCAGCTGGTTCTTAAAGTATTAAAATGATATTGAAAATAATTAATAAAGGGGTTGATGTTATGAATGGATTACAAATATTTAATAATAAAGAATTTGGAGAAATAAGAGGGTTAGAAATTGACGGACAACCTTATTTTGTTGGAAAAGATGTTGCAAGTATATTAGGATATTCTGATGTTAATAAAGCGGTAAAGAGACACGTAGATAAAGAAGACTTGAAAGTGTGTAGTCGCAAGGCTTACGCCGATTTATACCCTAACCTTTGGAATAATGAAAATGACTTTGCTAATAAAATATTAATAAATGAGTCTGGATTATATGCTTTGATATTCGGAAGTAAATTATCAAATGCTAAACAGTTTAAAAGATGGATAACCTCTGAAGTATTACCAAGTATAAGAAAATATGGAGGGTATGGAGAACTCCAGCTATCAAAAGAGGACACAGCTATTTTAAATATAATTAATTCAAATGATGATTTACAACAAGCTCTAGCAATAAAGGAATATAAAAATATTATTTCTGAACCTTTAATTGAAGAAATAGATAAATTAAAAGAGCTTAATAATAAATTTAAGGTTTTCATATCTAAAGATGGATTGATAGATGTTGATACATTCAGTAAAGCATTAGGCATAAAAGAGTTAGGAAGGAATAATATGTACAAGTGGTTTAGAAATAATAAATACTTAATGAAAAATAACCGTCCCTATCAGCATTATATAAATCAAGGATTATTTAAATTAAAAAACATAGGTTTTAAAACAAATTGTATAGGAGAACAAACGCCTCTGTTTAAAACATACATAACTAAAAAGGGATTAGGTCACTTTTTAAATAAATTCGTCAATGACGGTTATATAAATTTTACAAATGATACTGAAAATAATTAATAAAATAGGAGGTTTATTATGGATGAAAATGTATGCATAAATTGTGAGTATGGCAAGATATTTGGTGGTAATTGCGAATATGAACAAGAAGAAAAATGTATATATGCTGTTGCTAGATATTTAACGCGTGATGAAAGAAAAAAGATAGAAAAGAAATTAATCATGATAGATTATTTGTTGGAAGACATAATAGAAATAGACAAGGAAAATGCACTAGAGGATTTGGTAGATAAAATTTCAGAAACATTGCTGAATATGAAATATGAAATAAAATATAGGATTATAGATTTTGAATATATGAAAAACAACAATGATACTAAAAACAATTAATAAAATTATTGGCTGGAGTTAATCCAGTCTTTTTTATTATCTATACAATGATAGTGATTATCATTAACATTAAGCTAATAGTTATACAGTATTTAAACTTATAATGAAGCTAAAAACGACCTCCTAAAATCCATTAAAGAGCTTTAAACTAAATGAAGGTATAAATTATTAATAGAGATACTATATTTTCTTAGAATCTATTTAAATGGATATTCTTATATTTAATACGATAATTGATAAAAAAAGATAGATGTAAAAAATCACCTATCTTTTTTATTATCTAAAATTTTTAATCATCAATATCTACTTTATAATTATACATTGCATTGTATAATTTATCTGGTATTTGGTTTTTATAGTAGTCTGCAACCTCCTTAATATTTTGTTCTTTAAACTCTTTATATACTTCAAATGCTTTTTGTGGAGTTTCATAATATCCTAAATGTTTTATTTTACTTTTATTTTCTTCATAATCATATACACTACATTGTGCTTTAAATTTTCCATACTGTTTATTATAGCAAACACCTATAGGATACTTACCTCTTAAATTATCTCTTTTAGGAAACAATTTATTAATTTTTTCTGGTACAAAAATACAATTTTCTGGAGAATATATTTTATTTCCTTTATGTAAGATATCTTTATCTAAACACATTTTTTCATTTCCCACCTCATAATAATTTTTATAATACCACTCAGCAAAATTTTGAAAACATAACCACTCTTTACACACATCACAATTAGTATATGTTGAATATTTTTCATGAAGTTTTTCATCGTAACATCTTTGTAGCATTTTACACCAAACTTCATAACATTTAGTGTTTTTACCATTTTCACTCATTTTATATTTACCCTCACCTAAATAACCATGTCCATAAACTCTGGGTTCATATGGGCATTTAATCTTACCATTTTTAAAATCATTATATTGTTTATTTTTGGCAGTCCAATTATATTCTGAAAAATATACATCTATGTCTTTATTTGTCTTGTATCTTGTTATTATCATTTTACTACTAAAATTACTAACATTCTCTTCTCCTATTCTATTAATTCTATCTGTCATAATATATCAACTCCTTTATTAATTTTTTAGATCCTGAAATTATTTTTATACTTATATATTAACATTAACAACTTAAAAATCACCTTTATTTAAATAATTAATAAAATTTCAAAAAAGTTGTTGACATTATAATTCTAAATCATATATAATATAAGTATAATAAATATAAGGAGAGTGATATAATATGAAAACAAATAAACAAAGAATTGAAGAGAAATTAAGAAAAGAAGGCTTTATAATAGGTTGTTATGACAGTAATATAGATAAATTAAATTATAACAACGTAAAGAAAATATTAGACAACTTATGTTTTGGAGCTACTGACGTACAAGTATCTCTAAATAGAAAAAAATATATAATAGAAATAAGCGATGTAGACAATGAGTATGATTTTAAAATGACTGCTAAAAGCACTTATTTAGATAGATATGGAGATGATGAATATTACGAAAAATGGTAAGGGATTAATTCCCTCCAGCTCTTGAAAATAATTAATAAGATAACACTTGACTTTTATATAAGTTGAGTGTTATAATATAAGTGAGATAATTGAAAGGGGAAAATGATAATGAATAATATTAAAAGATTCTTAAAACTATTAAATGACGAAACAATAGAGGGCAAAATAATAGACTGCTATTGTACGATTCATAAACAAGCGTGGTATGATGGAAAAATTAAAACCAACATAGTACTAGATTTAGATGGAACAATAACAACTACAAATAAAGTAAAAGATAATCAGCTATTAATAATAGCACTTGATGAATATGTAGAAGTACCGGAAATAGAATTTGGAAACATCGAGTTACAAGATGATTACCAAGAATTTGTAGACTATCTAATGGAAGAATGTGAAGAAATATTTGAAAGCAATATAGATAAACAACAGTATATTTGGGACAATGCGACATGGAGTGAATACAAATATTTCAATGAATTGGGTTACGAAGATGAAGAACAATGTATCTGGAATTATATTTGCGATACGGAAGATGTGGATTTTATATATAACGTTATATCAGAATTAATAAGTAGACTAGAAATGATGAATTAAACTATTATTATATGGTAGTTTAGATATTTTCTATACTACCATATAGAAAAAGATGTTGAAAATAATTAATAAAATATTAAAAAGTTCTTGTAATTTAAAATTAAATATATTATACTTTAAGTATAATAAAAATAAAGGAGAATGATATTTATGAAAAAATCTAAATTATTTTTAAATTTATTAAGAGAAGAAAAGATACAAAAAGAAATTAAAGAGTTATATTGCGAACTCCATAAAAATCTATTTACGGACGATTATGTAAAACATGACATAATCTTATCTAAAGACGGCACAGTAGACTATACAACTTATGTTGGCAATGAAACACGAATGGACGTATACAATGGAGACAGCATGCTTATAATAACAATAAATGAATATCCAGATGTGTCAGATGAAGATTTAGGAGAATTAGTAGAAGTCTGGAATTATGACGAATACATTGAATGGTTACATGATGAAGTTATAGATGAATATGATTGTGAAACAGAAGAAGAAATACAAGAACATGCAGAAGACTATTATGACGATTGGCAAAAATATTCAGAATTTGATTATGAAACATATCAAGAATGTCAATTGGAAGTCTGGGAATCTCTGTGTGAACAATACGACTTAGAAGTTATAGAATACAAGATATATGCAGTCATGGAAAATTTAAAGGACATCATATAATGTTTTAAGTAAGAAATAATTAATAAGAGGATTAATTAATCCTCTTAAGCTCTTGAAATGATGATAAAATATATTAATTTGGAGGTGTTACTATGTGGGATGAAAATAAAATAAGAGATTATATGTTAGAAATTACTAATAAAATGACTGCTAGAGATAAGGAAATAGTGTTAAAATATGTAGAAACATTACCTATAAAAATAGATGGTAGATTAAAGAAAAATATGGCTTATGTATCGATGGGTATAGATATTGAAACAAAAGAGGTGATTAATGCTGTGCAATTCAAATTCAGCAAAAGATTATTCTATTATAATGATGATGAAATTAAACATGTTATAGGGCATGAATTAATGCACTTACTTGTTAATTTAAAATATAAAAAAGATATGGAACATAATAAAATATGGAAAATTTATTGTAACAAATATGGTATTCCAGATAATCAGTATTTTGAAAATGATATTGATATTGAAAAGGATGCTTATAGATATCATGTATATTGTAAGCTATGTGGTAAATATCTAGGAGGATATTCGAGATTATCACAAAATCAAGTGATGAAATTAATATACATGAGTAAACATGGAACTGATGACGGAAATATAAGAATATATGATAACAAATTAGGTAAAGATGTTGAATTTAAATTTTCTTTAGAATCAGTTGAAAATAATTAATAAAACCATTGACAAATGATAATTAAATATGATATAGTTTATATAAGAAGATGATAATATGATTATAAAGAGATAAAATGATGACATAAATACTGAAATTGCACATAAATTATTACATATGAAAAATTAAATGATAACAAATAATATTAAGGAGGTATGTTTATGGAAAACAAAATAAAAGTAAAATTAATAGGTGAGAATGGTAACATATTTAATTTAGTTGGTATAACTGTTAAAGCATTAAATAAAAATGGGCAAAGAGAAGAAGCTAAAGAAATGAGTGATAAAGTATTTAATTCAAAAAGTTATGAAGAAGCTTTAAAAATTATTTCAGATTATGTTGAAATAATTTAAATATTAACACAGAAGGTGAGCAATTTCACCTTCTTTTCTGTTCAAATGAAAATAATTAATAAAATACTCAATAAATCTATTGACAAAATAATTCCAAATATAGTATTATATATGTATAAGATAAATAAAGGAGGAGTTAAAATGAAAGAAATTGTTTGTAAAAAATGTAATGGTGAAATTGATATTTTTTCTGTAGTATTAATAGATGAAAATGCTGTTAAAATAACATTTTTATGTAAAGAATGTGGAGAGATGTTTGATGAGTGTTGTTATTTATACACAGAAGAAGAATATAAATATTTTTATAAAAGATAGGAGTGTGTATGATGGAGAAAATAATTAATGATTATATTAAATATCTTGAGGATATAAAACATTTAAATCCTAAAAGCATAAAATCATATATACCTGCCGTAAAAGAGATGTTTGAATACTGTGAATTTAAATCATTAGATAATATTGAAAATTCAGACGTGATAGTTTTACAAGGATGGTTAAATAAAAAGAAAAAAGAAGGACTATCAAGCCAAAGTATTAATCGACGTATCGCAAGTTGTAAAAGTTTTTATTCTTTTTTAGTTGCTAAAAGATATATATCATTCAATGCAAGTAAAGAATTAAAAGCTGAAAAAATAGAAAGTAAAGGGAAGGCAGGTGATGTATTTCAAATCAACAAAATAAGAGAATATTGTAAAAATGAATATGATAAAAACCCTTCATTTAATAATCTAAGAAATATGTTAATAGTAGAAGTATTGTTACAAACTGCTATTAGAAATTTTGAATTAAGACAGCTTAATATTAGCAGTATAAAAGAAGATGGTAGCTTTACAGTTGTGCAAAAAGGTGGGAATCAAAAGCGATGTTGTATTAATAGTAAAACAATGAAAATATATAATAAGTATATAAATGAGAGATTAAAAATAGATGCTAAAGATGATTCATTGTTTATTTCAAGTTATAAATCAAGATTAACTAGCAAAGGGCTAGAAAAAATAATTGACAAAATAACAAGAGCTACAGGAAAGAGACTTCGTGTGCATGATATGAGGCATACATCAGCGACTGCATACGTTAATGCTGGTTATTCAGTTGACGAAGTATCTAAGTTGCTAGGTCACAGTAATAGTAACACTTGCTATAAATTTTACTATCATCAATCTAATGATAGTAAAAAATCAATGGCTGAAAGTGTGTTTTAAATAATAAAATCTATTTTTAAAAAGGAGGTGATTAATAATTTAATTTCTTTTTACAAATAATAATTAATAAGGGAGGAATTATTATGGGAGTAAAAATAGATAAAACAGGAAAAATAGGCTATAATAATTTTGGTAGTAAAATCATTATAACTAAATATATAAATGCACATAATGTTGATATATATTTTCCAGAATACAACTGGACTGCAAGAAACACTAGATATGAGGTTTTTAAAAAAGGAAATATTAGATGTCCCTACGAACCTAGAATATATAATCATGGATATTTAGGAGAAGGTAAGTACAAGGTAAGTGAAAATAAGAAATTAACAAAATGTTATAGTGCTTGGAATGGTATGCTAAGAAGATGTTACGACAATAAATATAAAGAAAAACATTTAACATATGAAGACTGTGAAGTATGTGATGAATGGTTAAATATTCAAAACTTTGGAGTATGGTTTGATGAAAATTATTATGAAATTAAAAATGGGATTATGTGTCTTGATAAAGACATTCTTCATAAAGATAATAAGATTTATTCTCCAGAAAATTGTGTATTCGTACCACACAACATAAATGTTTTGTTTACCAAAAGAGATAATTATAGAGGGGAATATCCTATAGGAGTATGTTATAATAAACGAGATGGAAATTTTGCATCATATTGTAGCATATATAATTTTGAAGAAAATAAAAGTAATAATAGATTTTTAGGCTATTATAATACACCACAACAAGCCTTTAGCGCATATAAACAATTCAAAGAGCAATACATTAAACAAGTAGCTGACTACTATAAAGACCAAATACCACAAGAGTTATATAATGCATTATATAATTATGAAGTAGATATAGATGATTAAAAATAATTAATAAACTAAGGAGGGCAATATAACATGGGTAAAATATTAAAAGTATATACAGATGAAGAAGTGCAAAGACTTGGATTAGATGATTTTCCATACATTGAAGAAGAATTTGAAAATATAAAAGATGATGAGAATGTAATAGGTATGGCTATTCCTAAAGACGATAATAAGATTATAAAGTTTCCAATATCAACTGCCGAAGAAAATATACAAGACAAGAAATGTGATTATAAATTATTAAGTACATTAACTTTATTAAGTAAATATAATGTGGGTGAAGACCATAGATATATTTATAAAGATGATATAATATTAAACAAGAATAAAATCGAAAGTTTAAGTAAAAGAAAAATAAATACAGTTATAAAAAATGTAAGGAAATTATCTAAGTTAGAAGGTAATGCCGTAGTAGCAAAATCAGTTGATGGAAAGATTGTATACATAATTAATTATAAAAATAAAGACGGGAGAAAATTCATATTACTAGAAGAAGATTTATTAAGACATTTAGCTGATACAACATCGAGTAATGAGATAAAAGTATATTTATTATTAAAATATAGATGTAATGAGATAAAGGAAACTAAAATAACAAGAAAATCATTAGCTATAGGAATAGGATTAAACGGAAACTCTGGGGAAAATTTATTAAGTATATCCAATATGTTAATAGATTTAAAAGATAAAAGTTTGATAGAGGTAAATAAGAAGTACATAAATGTAAAGTTAGAAAATGGAAATTTTAAAAATACAGAATGTTTATTTATCAAATTAAAATCTTACGAAGAGTGGAAAAAACATCATAATGAAAAATAAAATAAGCGTAAGCGAAAACAAATATTTATTCTTTTTATCTATTTAATTATTTATCTATATATAACAAGTCCACTTTCTTGACTTTCAGAGGGAAGGTTTTGGTGTTTCAGAAGTCCACTTTTGTCCCTTCCGTTGTAATTACTAGCTTTGAGGAGAGTAAAATAAAAATAATTAATAAAAGACATGTTAAAAATATCAGTATAATTATAAATAGTAATTAGGAGGTAATAATATGAAAGATTATACATTAACATTAGAACATGAAATATCAATTATGGTTAATGAGTGCAATATAATGTATGCTAGTAAAGATTGTGAAAAAATAAATGAATGGTTAGAAAATACTTATCTCCCATTTAGAAAATATTGGATAAGTAAAATAGAAGAAAATTTATTTGCTGAGACTTGGAATAAATATAATAAAAAAATAAATAGATAATAATAAGGGGGAAGATTTAGTATGAATTTAAATGAATTAAGATTATTACAAAATTATCCGTTAGAATTAAAAATTGAAAAAACAAAATTAAGAATAAAAGAATGGTACGAGTATTATAATGGTGAAGTATATGTTAGTTTTTCTGGAGGGAAAGACTCTACAGTATTATTAGATATTGTTAGAAGTGTATATCCAGAGGTAGAGGCTGTATTTAGCGATACCGGACTAGAATTTCCAGAAATAAGAGAATTCGTTAAATCAAAAGAAAATGTTACTATAATTAAACCAGAGAAAAATTTTAAACAAGTAATTACAGAAAAAGGTTATCCTATTGTAAGCAAGTCTGTTGCTAATTGTGTGAGATTAGCGAAAAAAATATAGAAGATGGAAAAGAAACATTAAGAGTTAGACAAATACGAGGATTAGAAAAAGGGAGTAAATTTAATAAAGGTAAATGGGAATTCTTATTAGATGCACCATTTAAAATATCAGAACAATGTTGTGATGAGCTTAAAAAGAAACCTATGAAAAAATTTCAAAAACAAAGTGGGAAAGTTCCATTTGTAGCTACTATGGCTAGTGAAGGAGGAGTAAGAAAAGAAGCCTATTTAAAAACAGGTTGCAATGCATTTAATATAGGAAAATCACAACCTATGGGATTCTGGACAGAACAAGACGTACTAGAATACATAGTAGTTAACGATTTAGAAATAGCAAGTGTTTATGGTGATATAATTAAAAATGATAAAGGTCTTTGGGAAACTACAGGAGAAAAAAGAACTGGCTGTGTATTTTGTGGTTTTGGTTGTCATTTAGAAAAAGAGCCAAATAGATTTCAAAGACTAAAAATCACACATCCAAATTTATATAATTATTGTATAAATAAATTAAATATGGGCGAAGTGTTAGACTATATAGGAGTTAAATATTAATATAATTATAAATAAAAACTCAAATGATAAATATTATAAAGAGATATATATCTCTTTATAAATTCTTTCATAATAATTAATAAACCAAAGAGGAGGAATGATATATGGATGAATTTGAATATCAAGAACAGTTAAATTGGGATGATATGGAAGATGTGTTATTGGCTATGGGCGAAGACAATGAATTTATCATTAAGGAAATTGTTGAAGACGATAATGTAATTGGAGTTATATCAGATAAAGATAAAATTGTTAAATTTCCAATAACAAGTAATGAAAAATATTTAAAAGATAAAAAATGTAATTATAAAATACTAGGATTATTAACATTATTAAGTAAACATACTAAAGGAGAAAATCATAGGTATATTTATCATAAAGATGTAATGTTGAATAAAGATATGTTAGAGACATTAAGCGGGAATAAAATGGATGCAATAATTAAAACTATTAAAAAATTAATAAAATTAGAAGGTGATTTAATAATTGCAAAAACTACAGAAAATGGAATAATATATCAAATTAATTTTTTAGATAAAAATGGGAGAAAATACGTTTTAATAGAAGAAAAAATATTAAAAAAAATTATGACATTTACAAATAATAACGTATTAAAAGTTTATATATTATTAAAATACAGATGTGGATATGACGGAAGGATAATAACTAGAGATGATATTTGTACCAATATAGGTTTATCTCCTAAATCTCATAAAAACTTACAAGTAATAACTCAAATGTTAACAGGATTAGAGCAAGTAGGATTGATTGAAATAAATAATATCTATGATAAAATATTAAAAGATGGGAAAGAACAAATGAGAAAACTTTTAAAAATATCCATAGTTAAATATGAAGATTGGGAAAAATTTGAATCTAAATCAAAAGATAAGATTAAAGGAAGTTGGAATTTTATAGATTATAATTTTTAAAAGGAGCGTAGCGATTCATTATCTATTTATTATTATCTATTTATTATTATCTATTTATATACAAGCCCACTTTAGCAATGAGAGTTTCCCACTTTTTTCCGAGCGATTACCTACTTTTTTACAATGGGTAGTTATTTATTTTAAGAGGTTTTCCTACTATTTTCCGATAATATAATTAAAGAAGAAAATTAATTTAAATTTAGTCTATAATAACATCGGTTTTTATGTGACATAGGTCGGTTAATTTGCCTAACCGTTGTTTGAGAAGAGTAAAATAAAAATAATTAATAAAGGTGACTTTAAAAGAGTTATGTTAAATATATAATAAAAGGGGTGATATTTATGAATGAATTACAAATAAATAATGTACAAACAGTGTCATCAAGAGAAGTAGCTGAAATGATGGAAATTAGACATGGTGACTTATTAGAAAAAATCGACAAAATAAACAAAGATTTTGAAAACGGAAAAATCCGTTCTCAAAAATATTGGATAGAAGGAACTTACAAAGTATCAGATAACAATAAAACATACAGAGAATTTCAAGTTACAAAATTAGGTTGTGACTTTCTAGCTCATAAAAGTACTGGAACAAAAGGCAACTTATTCACCGCTAGATATATGGATAGATTCGAAGAAATGGAAAAGGCATTAAAAGAACAAAATACACCATCATATATGATTGATGACCCTATCAAAAGAGCTGAGAAATGGATTGAAGAATATAAAGAAAAACAATTATTAGAAGCACAGAACGATAAATTAAATAAAGAAATTAATCATAAAGAAGATGTTATAATTGGATTAGTCGACGATATATCACTTGCCGAAAAGAGAGCTAGAATAAAACAAGTAATAAATCATAATGCTAATGGTAGATATGCCGAAAGATATAATTTATTATATAAAGAATTCCAAGACAAATATCATATTGATTTGAAAAGAAGAATGGATAATTTAGAATTAAAATCTATAGTAAAAAATTATTTAGGTGAAGAAATTAAAATAACTAAAAAAATTAAAACTAATAAAATGGAATATATAGATAAAATTTTATGCAAAACTCCAGAATTGTATGAGATAGTTTGTAAATTATTTGAAAACGATATTGAGGAATTAATGAAAGAATGGGGGAGTACAATAATATAAACAGTCTATTTTTAAAGAGGTGTATAACCTCTTATTTTTTTTGAAAAAAATTAATAAAAACAGGAATAAATAATTAATAAATGTATATACTATAATATAAGAAAATTAATAAAAGATAGTTGTCTTATTAATAATTTTATGTTATAGTATATAGAGACAACTAGGAAGGAGCTAAAATGACTAAGATGAGTGATAAACAAATTAAATTAAATAGAATAGAAAATAACTTTAAAAATTTTATGAACAAAAAGGGATTAAACGATAGTAATATATCAGAAGGAGATTTAAAGGAATTCGTAATAGATAATCTATCTAGTATAAACAGAAGTGCTTTTTATAATCAATTAAGTATATTCAAATCATTATTAGACAATAAACATATTCCATATAAATTAGAAGAGAAGGATTTAGTCGAAGAATGTGTTTATTTTGATAATAGTAAGTATTTTAAGAAAACACAAATACTAGATATGTTAAATCTACTTATAAACGCACAAGATAAATTAATGATATATTTAATATTTAACGGTATATTAGGAAAAGGATATAAAGAATTAATTAATATCAAAGTATCTGATGTAGCTAAAGATTATACTTATATTAATGTAGATGGTAATAAAATTTTATGTGATGATATAATGAAAGAACTATTAAAAGATACAATAGAACAAGAAGTGTATGTGCAAACTACGAAATCGGGTAACACAATGTATTACGACTTTAATATGAACAATGAGTTTTTATTCAAGCCTATAGTCAGTAGAACCAATAATAATGGGTTAGATGCATATAATAGAAATGGAATTACTAGAAAATTATTAAGACTAACAGAAGAATTACAACATGAAGGATTAAATGTAGTTATATCAGCCACAGGGTTATTTCAAAGTGGTATAATGCACAAGTTATTTGTATTTTCAATATTAAATAATTTAGAGTGTACTATAAATAATGTAGAAAATTATTTGAAAATAAACGGATATAGAATAAATGCAAATGAATTTACTTTAAAATATCATCAACTATACTACGGTTGTAATTCTACAAAAAGTTAAAAATAAATTAATAAAATGTATTGACAAAATAAGCTAAATATTATACTATATACTCATAGGGGTGATAAATATGATGAGTGCATTAATGATATTTAGCTTATTAAGTTTAAGCATAATATTTGGAGTTTTATTATTTTTATTTGATTTAAAATAATTAATAAAACAGTTGACAAAAGTTAACAAATGTAATAATATTTATATAAGGGGGTACATATGATAATATACAGTAATAATGTTAAAGGGGATAATATAATAGAGAGAAACAAAAATAGAATCAGAAGAATTAAACTAGAGCAACAAAAGAATAAAGAAATAGACAATATGTATAATCAAGATAATTTTGATGATTTTAAAAAGGTATTATGTGACAATGTGATGTTTGAAATTATATATGATAAAGACTGCATAAGAATTTATAATCATATAGATAAAGAGCAATTCAAATCTTGGTATAATACTCGTGGTGCTAAAGGAATACAAGATTTAATAGTATATTATAAATTATATAAAAAATAATTAATAAAATAGTTGAAAAATAGTAAAGGATATGTTATACTTAATATATAATAAAGAATAAGGAGTTGGTAATATGAAAAATATAGATTTATTCAATAAGGGCAAAAATTATGTATATGGTGAATATCTAGTGAAGGTAATAGATGAGTTTACTGGAATTATAGCAGTTGATGAGGAAGAAGTTATCTTATTGCCTAATTATTGTGATGACTTGGGGTATAAGGTAGAAGAATTTGAACAAGGAAAAACTTATGTATTCGACAAAAGATTAATTCCGAATTTCTTTGAACTAAGCGGTTGGGAAGATGAGATTCATGGTAAACAAGTTTATTTTGAAAATAATAAATATGGTTATTGTTATAATGATTTTAATGAACCTTATGCTGTTAGTGCTAAATGGTGCAGAATAATATAATAAATATTAAATAATATAAAAGGGGTGTTTGAGATATGAGATTATATGAATGTTACGAAGTTGTTTTAAATTCTATAGAAGACGATATTAAATATAATTCAGAAATAAATAAAGAGTTTGATTCTAATTTTTTAGATGATGTACTTGATTTCTTATCAACAAGGGTAGATGTCTTAAATCGAGCTGAAATTAGAGAAAGAAGTTGGAACAAAAGAAGAAATTTAGAAAAATAATTAATAAATAAGAAAGGATTGAGCTATGTGAATAAAGTACAAGTTTTATTTGATGAGTTAATTAAGAAATATAATTTAAGAGCTATAACAATAGAAAATGAAACATGGTATTCTGTAAATGACCTACCTTTAGGCAAGGACGCAGTAAGAAAGGCAATACAAAGATTAGAAAAAATTAAAATTACTAATATTTCAGACTCGACTTCAAGTCCAGTCCAAAATTATGTAGAAAATAATACTAAAAACATTACCATTTCTATGGTGACTTCAACTAACCTTAAAAATTTTGACAAAGTTAATAATGCTGGTGAGAGATTTGGTAATTACAAAATGATAAACTACTTAATTATGAATAGTAGACTTGGTGCTGAATATAAAATAGAACTAATAGAGATATTAGACAAAATAAGACAAGACGGTTTTTATGTAGATAACAATATATCATCAGAACAATTAGATAAGCTACAACAAAAGGTAGATAAACTAAAGGATAAATTATATTATGAACGTACTAGAACAGGATTAGGAGCAACGCAAATAGTTAATTATATCAATGTATACAATTTATTACCTTCAACTTTATTTAGATTCATGGATGAATATTTGCATCTAGGAACTTATAAAGTTGTTAATAAAAATAGAAGATTTAAACCTAATGAAAATTTTAATAAATGTAGTAAAAAGGGTTGTGCAAATATAGGTATAAATAATCAAATAATATTTCATGAAGAGTTTGCTAATATAATTAACAATTCTAATAAATCATTGATTATACTAGGTGAATTAAATAAAGAAGAATTAGCAATAAGAGATAAAGGGATAGAAAATAAAAATAATTAATAAATATTAAATAAACAGGGGAATTAGTTATGTATTCAATAGAAATTAAAATGAAATATGGTAAATTTAAAGTAAAATCAGATAATTATCAAGAATGTATGAATAAATATAAAGAAATAAAAGAAGAATATAGCAAAATCCCATGCGAAATAATTGTTTATAAAGACGATGAAGTACAATTCATTAAAGGAAATTCAAAAGAATCATTCGAGAATCTATATAATAAATTAATTGACATTTTATTAGAAATAGGGCAATATCAAATCGATATTTCTAGTGAAGAAAAAGAGTATGGAGAAATAAAAAATAAATTATATCATTCATTGGAAGAAATGGATTTATCAGAAACAACCGATAAAGAACAGCTTACTTTTTTAAATAAAATGAAAGGCGAATTAAGTAAAAGAAGACTTATAGAAAATGAAAATAGAAAATTATATGCATTTGACCGAGTGTATAGAATAATACTTGATGAACTTAATGTTTATAAAAACAAAGAGAGAGAAACTAAAGAAGAAGCAAGTATAAATAGATATACAAATGCTTATTATAAAGAAGGTGTTAAAGCTAAAAGAAATCGAATTAAAGAGATAAATAATTTAAAATTAAAATAATTAATAAAATACTTGCATAATTATATAAATTATGTTATACTTATCGTATAAGGAGTTGATGATATGGAAGAAATAATAACTTTAAAACAAATAAAAAAGGTAATATCAAAATTAAGAAAAGACTTAGATGAATATTGTCAAATATGGTACAATAAGGATTTTCTAACTGATATAATGGTTATGACAAAAGAACAAAAAAGCAATTATATAAACAATTTTCAATATTTATGTGAGAATAGATTGTTAAATTGGTACAAAATAGGGGCAATACTTGAAGAAGACGATTCTATATATTTCTTTAAGTTAGAGGATTAATTTATCAATAAATAATATATAAAGTCTTAGAAAGGCGAATAGGGGATATTTTGATATGATAATAATGAATGTAAAAACTTTGAATGATTTAGCAAAAGCATTTCCAAAAATGACTTTTACAGAGTTATTTGAATTAATTAACAAATATAAAAAATAATTAATAATGGGATAAGAGGAGTGTAATATGTATAATGAAAAATTAATAGAGATGAGTAAGATATATAAACAATTTAAAGATGCAACTTTTTATAAAATAGACAATATAATCTTTAGAATAATGGATACTGAAGAAGAATATATATCTTGGAGATATGATTATGATATATTTTGGAATTGGGGAAAAAGTGAAAGTTTTTATAATAGAATAATTAATCCAATACAGTTAACAATATTAAGTAAAAGACCAAAAGAATTGAAAGGGAAAAAGAAAATAGCGACTATAAATAAAGAAAAAGAATGGAAAATTCAAGTATTTATCGATGACGATTACAATTTGTATTATCAAGATAATCATGCTTTTGTATCTAGAATAAATGGTGAATTAACAGGTTATAAAGCTAGGTTTAAAATATCTGGTTTATATGAAAGAAGAGATTATCATATAATTGATTTATTGAATGAAGTTAATAAAATAAGTGAAAAACAGTATTATAAAAACAATGTAGCTGATAATATTGCTTTATCAAGATTGTATGAATCAATGTTGCTTGAATATTTAAAATATATAAAGGAGATATAATATGAATGATATATTTGATTTAAATAAGTTGTATATATTTAGCAAAGATAAATATTATAATTTAACAGGTCGTAAATATAACTGGGCTGAAATGTGCGATAAGAAAATAGTAAATGTTGAAAATAATTTTATGGGGAATATAGTTGTTGATGGAGAAGAATACATTATATTACCTCAATACTGTTTGCCTCTGAAGGTTAAAGTAGAATCTAGTGAAAAAGGAAATTTCTATAATAATGAAGGTGTGGTTATAGATAATAATGGTTTAAAATGGAAAAGAGTTTTTAAACCTTCTGAACAAAATAATGAAGAAATAAGTTATAAACTTTCAGATATCATACAAAAAATGGAGTCAGAAAGTATTTTTAAAACAGACATAGATAATCCATTATTTAATGCAATAATGGATGGTAAATTAAATGATAAATTTGATGAAGAATATGGTTATATATTCGATATCGAATTAGTTGATAAAGATGAAAGAGAAGAATGGATGAAGCATTTAAATCATGAGCGTATAGATAGTACTCCTAATGAAAACGAGGCTTTCATATATGGTTACTATGATGATATATATCATAGAATAAAACCTTCTTGGTGTGTAAAGATGATATTTGAGGAAGAAAAACATTATAAATTCTGTTTTGATTATATTGAAGTTTTTGATAGATTAGGTATAGGATATGAATTAAGTCATTATGATGGACATTTGATAACTGAAATGTTAGATGAAAATACTGGACTAATTGAAGGATGTAATATAAAAATTAAAAGAAAATGGTGTGAAGAGATAAGCGAAGATGATTTTAAAAAGAGATTAGAAAATAATTAATAAAACGCATTGACAAAACGATATAAAATAATATAATTATATGTATGGGAGGTAAATATTATGAATAAATGGAATAAAAATACAATAAATTTAGAAGAGTTTAAAACGAGTAAAATAGCAGTATTATGTAACACTAAAGAAAAGGCAAAAGATTTATTTGCTTATTTAGACAGTAAAGGTATTACTTGGATTAATGGAGATGATTTGTTAGATAATATACTATATAATGCGTATACGAATGATACATGTTATATGTATTATAATGGATTACGATATTTACAATTAGATTTCTTTGTTAACAGGAAATATGAAATAATAGAATGGGAAATAATAGATGAAAATCGAGAAGAACCTAAATGTATAATTTTTGATGAAATAAATAGAAACATGTTTAAAAAGAAAATATATGTATCTCATGGATATGGAGGTAAACAAGAAAACATAAAAGATGTAGAAAATAAAGTGAAACAGTTAATAAAAGAATATCCAGATTATTTGTTTATAAGTCCTATTCATTGTTTTAGTTATTTGTATGAAAGTATGACTTATGAAGCCGGTATAGATGCTTGTTTAGAACTGTTGAAAATATGTGACGAGATTTGGATACTAGATAATGAATATCAAGAGAGTAAAGGCGTTATGATAGAAAGGGAATATGCTTTAAATAATAATATACCAATATATTTGGTTGAATTTTAGAGGTGATACTATGAATGATGAAATATATACAGATTTAATGATTAATTTAACTGAAAGAATATTTAAAAAGAATTATAATCATATGTTAACATATAAAGATGATATGGTTTCAGAAGCATATTTAAATTTATGGAAAGCAAAAAGTAAATATCAAGATAACAAAAGTAAAATAAATACTTATATGACGAAAATAATTCATAATACTTTTAAAAAATATATCAGAGATAATATTTATAGACATCAAGATAAATTTATAGATAAAACTATTTTAACAGAAGGTGAATTCGAAGAACTATCTTTAGAAGATATAATAGGTAAAGATGATATACATTACAATGATATAGAATTTAATGAATTAATGAAGAAGTTTGATAGGAATATAAAGGAAAGAAATAAACATACAAGTAGAAAAATAAATCTTAAAGAATTGCATTATATAATTAATAAACTATATGAAGGTTACAATAAATGCGAAATCAGCAAAATGTTATGTGTGAGTAGTACGAATGTCAATAAGAAAGTCAATAGAATAAGAGATATAATTACAGAAATAAAAAATAATGAATAAAAGGGATGGAATATTATGAATAAGATAGATAGAACTGGTGAAAGAGGAATTAATAACTTTGGAAGTGAAATGGTGATAGTTGAATATAGAAAATACTCTGATATAGATGTGTATTTCCCACAATATAACTGGACTTTTAAACATTCTACATATAAAGAATTTAAAAATAGTAAAATTAAATGTCCTTATGAAAAAAGAACCTACGGAGTAGGTTATATAGGTGAAGGAAAATATAAATCTAGGGAAAATGGTAAAGAAGCTAGAGTTTATAAAATTTGGCATGGTGTGTTACAGAGATGTTATGATGAAAAATGTCATGAAAAACATCCCACATATATAGATTGTAAAGTATCAGAAGAATGGCATAACTTTCAGAACTTTGCGAAGTGGTATGAAGATAATTATTATGAAATAGAAGGACAAAAGATGCACTTGGACAAAGATATATTATGTAAAGGTAATAAAATTTATAGTCCAGAAACTTGTATTTTTGTACCAGAAAGAATTAATATTTTATTTACTAAAAGACAAAATGCTAGAGGTAAATCAGTTATTGGAACAAGCCCTAAAAATGGCAAATATGTAGTAAATTGTCATTTATTTAATCCTAAAACAGGAAAATCTAAACAAGAACGTTTAGGTATTTATGGCACGCAAGAGAAAGGATTTGAAGTTTATAAATATTATAAAGAGAAAAACATTAAAGAAGTCGCTGATTATTTTAAAGATGAAATTCCAGTTAAACTTTATAATGGTTTATATGAGTATGTTGTTGAAATAACAGATTAAAAATAATTAATAAACTTATTGATAATGGGGGGTAATGATATGAATAAAACAATAATAAGTGATACAGAATATGTAAATTTATCTTTAGAATTAGCTGGTAAGATATATAATAAACATTATAATGGGTTTTTTAAAATTAAAGAAGATATGATTCAACATTCATTATTGCAACTTTGGATTTCTAAAAATAAATTTGATAAGTCTAAAGGAAATATAAAAAGTTTTATTTGTGCAATTATATATAATTCATACAATGTATATTTAAGAAACACTTATTATAAAGATAAAGATATGCTTACATCTATGGATGTCAATATGTCTAATGGTGACAAAGAAGAGACTACTCTATTAGATACCATAGGAAAGATAGATTTAAAATATAAAGACATTGAATATATAGAATTGTTAAAAGAATTTGATAATATAATTGCAATACGTAATGAGGGGAAATACAATAAGATTAATGCAGAAGAATTACATATAATTATGAATATGTTAATGGATGGATACAACAAAATGAAATTTCTAAAACATTAAATGTAAGCAGTGTGACAATTAATAGAAAAATTAACTTAATTAAAGATATAATAAAAGAAATTAAAAATAATTAATAAAACGGTATTGACTTTAATGTAAAATATTGTATAATTATAGATATAAACTAAAGATGGGGGTAAAACTATTATGAACGAATTAGAATATACTAATCTAATGTTAGAGATTGGGAATAAAATATTTAATAAAAGATATACAGGTTTTATTAAACATAAAGAAGACATGTTACAATCTGCATATGTAAATGTTTGGTCTAGTAGAGATAAATTTAATTCATCAAAAGGTAGACTTGAAAGTTTTATTGCTACATTATTTTATAATAGTTTTAATAATTATATTAGATATATGTATAGAGGAAAAGATATGTTTGTATCAGCTAATGCAGATATTACAACAGATGAAGAAGAATCCTCTTTATTGGACATAATAGGTAACGAAGACTTGAATTATAAGAACATTGAATATGATGAATTTATGAAAGAATTTGATAGAATAGTAGAATTGGAAAATAAATCACAAGCGAAGAAAACTAATATAGATGAATTACATGAAGTTATAGATATGTTGTTAATGGGGTATTCACAAAAAAGTATAGCTGATAAAAAAGGTTGTACTAAAAATTGCATACATAAAAAGGTAAAAAGAATACAAAGCGTATTGAATGAAATTAAAAATAATTAATAAAATGGTATTGACTTTTATGTAAAATATCGTATAATTATAAATATAGGGAGAGTGATATATATGTATTTCATAAATGATTGGTGTTATTATAAGCCAGGAAAAGGAGTTAAAAAAGAAAAGGCAAAAATTATAGGAGTTACATATAGCGAAAAAAATTATAAATATATATTAGAATTAAAAAGTAATGAACGTATTATTGAAGATGTTTCAATAACTCAAATGTACAGTAGATAAAAATAATTAATAAAGGAGAGATAAAATATGAATGAAGAAATGTTAGATAAATTAGAAGAAATAAAAGAATTAGTCATAACAACTATATGCGATAGTCAAAGTATATGCAATCATTTTTGCGAAGATTGCGAATTACATAAAGATATAAATAATATAATTGATGAATTTGAAGATTTTAAATTATTAATTGAAAAAATGGATATGTAGAAACAATTAATAAAAGGGTGAGTATTATGAAGTTATTAAAACAAAATCAAATTGGAAAATTAATAAAAGATAGTCAAGAGAAATTAGAAGAAAACATGATTGCTATATATAATCGCAAAGAGCTTTCAGATGTACTACAAATACCTAATAACGAAGAATTAATAATTATGGCTTTTGAACAATTAAGAAAAAGTAAACTAATGTCTTGATATAAACTTTATATCATCTATAATGAAAAGGACAATAATTTTATAGTTGTCCCGTATTTGTTTTAGAAAATAATTAATAAAAGGGGAATATGAACATGAGTAGAAAAATAAAATTTAGAATATGGGATAAAGAAGGAAGTAAAATGATAAATGGCAATGATTTTACTTTTGATGAATATATACCTATAAATTATATGTTTAATGATTCTAACAGGTTTATATTTATGCAATATACGGGTTATAAGGATAAAACTGGAAGAGAAATTTATGAAGGTGATATTCTAAAATGTAGACTTTATAGTGGCAAATATGAAAATTATGCAATTAAATGGGGACACATTACGTGTGGATTCGAGGCATTAAACAAAGATGAAAGTAATTTTATGGATTGTTGTATATGGAATGAATTTGAAGTAATAGGGAATATATACGAAAATCCAGTACTATTAGAAAAGGAAAAATAGGTGATATTCACAGAGTGTTATACGCTGAATATTATAGGTATGACAAATTAAAAAGGTTTAGCTTGTAGAAAAATTAAAATAATTAATAAAAGGGGTTGATGTTATGAATGAATTAATGTTATTTAATAATAATGAATTTGGGGAAATAAGAGTGATAAATATAAGTAATGAACCTTGGTTTGTAGGTAAAGATATAGTTAATAGTTTAGGATATGATTTGTCTACTGGAACAAGTTATACTCAATATATTAAAAAGTATTGTGATGAAAAAGATATTATTAATTACAATAAAGAAACTCAAGTGTATTATACACTCGAGTTAAATTATAAAGATTTAGGTCAGAGAGGTGGATTATTAATTAATGAATATGCATTATACGATTTAATTTTTGAATCACCTTTACCAAGTGCTAAAACATTTAAGTCTTGGATATCACATGAGGTATTACCAAGTATAAGAAAAACTGGTAAATATGAAATACAAGATTTTAATGAGTTTCCAGAATTATTAAATGATATGAATCAATTAGTTGAAGATATGAAATATAAGATTGAAGAACAAGATAAACAAATAGAAGAAATAAAACATTTAGTTGGTATAAGAGCAAAAGATGTATTTGATTATGGTAAAATAATTAAGGAACATTTAGGTATTAGTAAGGTTAATAAAGATTATAATATTATAAAAGAAATGTTTTTCTATGAGGTCGGAGTATCAAAATGGGAAGATTTAAATTATTCCAGAGAAAATGTGAAATTATTAATTGATATTTGTAATGATTACAAACCAAGTATTCAAGTCAATATGTTTGAGGATTAATTACTCTTTTAAATCGTAGAAAGGGCTTAGAATGGCATATATGAGTTAATATGGGTATACTGTAGCACTTTAATAAGGGTAGAGGAGTAGCGATTAAATAAAATTTTTACAATATTTGTGATGGTATGTAACATAATTTTTGTAAATACATAATATATATTAAAAAGGAGGTGAAATACGATGCAAAATTTGTAATGTAACATTTAAAAATCATTATTAATTTATATCGTATTTTTTATTATACAACCTATGTGAGTAGTGTTGTATGAAAATCAATATATTGGAGAGTGATATTATGAGTAAAAATACTTTAGTGAGTGTGGATTTAGGAAATATAACAACCGTTGGTATCGGTAATTCTGAAATCTTAATAGAGAGTAGAATAAAAGAATTTAACGAAATGGATTCCTTAAATAATAATGATACGTTTGAATTTGATGGAATTAAATATATATGTAACAGCGGAAAATATGAAAATAATAAATTAAAATATGAAAAAGAAAATTATTTAGCATTATTATATTACACAATAGCAAAATGCACTAATGATAATAATATTGATTTAGTATTAGCTATACCATCAAGTCAATATAAATCTAAAAAGCAAACTATGGAAAACTTTATAAAAGAAAATTCTAAAAAGACTATATTTGTTAATGATGAAAAAAGAACGATTAAAATAAATAATTTGTTTATTGTGCCAGAGGGTTATAGTTTAAAAACATTACCAAATATAATTAATAAAGTTAAGAAAAATGTTGATAGTTTAGTTGTAGACGTTGGTGGGAATACAGTTGATTTAGCTGAATTCGATGACAATTTTAATTTTAAAAGTGGCAATGGAATTGAATATGGTTTATTAGATTTATATAGAGAAACTAGAGATTATATAAATAATGAATATAATTTAAAAATCACAGTAGAAGATGGTAAAAAATATTTTGATGGTGATATGCAACTAATTGATGGAAATATAGAATACAAACAAATTTTAATGAAGAATTTTTTAAAGAATATATTAAATGAATTAAAAGGTATGTATCCAAATATATCAAATATGAATGTTATTTTATCGGGTGGAGGAGCTGATAAAATATTTAATACATTTAAAAAAGCATACCCTCAGACTATATTAGATAGCAATATAAAATCTCAAGCAAGAGGTTTATATAATATAGGGTTAAAATTTTTTAAATAGGTGATGTTATATGGTTAAGAAAATAATTAAAGAAGTCCGACTTACTTTTAATGAGAAAGATAAAGATATTGTAGAATATTTAAATAGAAAGACAAGTAAGGTTGGATTTATAAAAGATTTAATTAGACGTGAAATGTGGCACGATGAATGTTATATATCATGTGGTTATAGTGTTACAATGAATGAAACTTCACATGAAACTAATGAGTCGAAGGATAAAGCAAGTGATGAATTTGATTTTAATATAGACGATTTAATGTAAAAGATATAAGAGGGGATATTTTCTCCTCTTATAAATATAATAAAGGAGGAATATTAATGTGGAGTAAAATTGATAGAGTTGGTGAGGAAGGTATAAATACTTTTGGAAGTAAGATGGTTATAATGGAATATAGAATGAGGAGAGATATAGATGTATATTTCCCAGAATATGATTGGATTGTTAAAAATGTACAATATAATAATTTTAAAAATGGCAGTATAGTTTGTCCTTACGAAAAAAGAGTTTTTGGAGTTGGTTATTTGGGAGAAGGTGAGTATAAGGTAAAGGAGAATGGTAAAAAAACTAAATGTTATGGAATTTGGCATGGTATATTACAAAGATGTTATGACTCTAAATATCATGAAAAACGCCCTACATATATAGACTGTAAAGTTTGTGATGAATGGTTATGTTACACAAATTTTGGTGATTGGTTTACAGATAATTATTATGAAGCTGAAGGAGAGAGGACATGCTTAGACAAGGATATACTTCATAAAGGTAATAAAATTTATTCTCCAGAGAATTGTGTATTTGTGCCTGAAAGAATTAATACTTTATTTGTTAAAAGTGATAAAAAGAGAGGTGAATATCCTATAGGAGCATATTATAATAAAGAACATAAAAAATTTAGAGCGCAATGTAGTATATATGATTTTAAAGAAAATAAAAAGAAACAGATATATTTAGGATATTATGACACTCCAGAAAAGGCATTTGAAGTTTATAAAAAATATAAAGAAAATCATATAAAGAAAATAGCAGATTATTATAAAGAACAAATACCACAAAAATTATATGATGCTATGTATAAATATGAAGTAAATATAGATGATTAAAAAATAATTAATATATATAAAAGATTTGTTAAGATTGCATATGCAGATTGAACAAAGCTATTTGGCTAATGGTGTAAGTGTAAAGCAAGATAATGTTTCACATGAAACAATTAAAGAAGATAAAGAGAGTGATGAATTCGATTTTAATTTAGATGACTTGGGTTTATAATTTTATAAGGGGATTAATTTCCCCTAGATATTTTAAAGGAGGTAATGATTATGAATGAATTGTTTAATTTTGAAGGGAATAATGTAGAAGTTATAGTTGGTAAAAATGGAGAACCTTTATTCGAGATATATAGCACAGGTATGGCTTTAGGTCATGTGAAAATTGCAAAAGGAAAGGCTTATCCAAGAAAAGATAGGATTGATAAAAATATAAAAAATGCTGAAATTTCAACATATATGATTGATGATAAGAAATTTATAGATATTGAAGGTTTAAAAAATTTTATATCATTATGTCATACAGAAAACAAAACAAAGTTTTTAAATTGCCTAAAAGAGAAAGGTTATATAAATTATACTGATGTATCATTATATACGAAAAAAGAAATATTTTTTTTAAACCAATTAGAAGATGTTTTAAAACCTTTTGATATACAAGGAATTAGACAATACCATGTGTTGTCTTATAGAATAGATTACTATATACCTGATTTGAAAATAGCCATTGAGTACGATGAAAACAATCATAAAAATTATTCTTATGAGGCGCATGAAGGTAGACAACAAGAGATAGAAAAAGAATTAGGTTGCAGATTTATAAGAGTATCTGATAATAGCACCAATAGTTATAATATTGGTTTAGTTATAAAAGAAATGTTTAATTTATAATAATTAATAAAGGTGATTTTTAAGTTGTTTATGTTAATATATAAGTATAAAAATAATTAATAAAACCCGTTGACAAATTATGTAAAAGGAGTATAATATTTAATATAAGGAGGTAAATATGAAATATAGATTATGGAATAAATATAAAAAATGTTGGGAAACTGACTGTTATGTCATATCTCGTAATGGCGAAGTATATTTTATAGATTATGGTGAAATATGTGGTTGCTTTTCATCAAAAACTCACGTGTTACAAAGGAGTTTAGGGTTAAAAGATATTTATGGTAATGAAGTATTTGAGGGTGATATAGTGAAAATAGATTATGGAGATGAATTGTTAATAGGAACTATGGAATTTCATGATTTTGCATGGTGTATCAAATCGAAATATAAAAATAAAAATTTATATTATCCTATCTTTTGTGAAGATATTGATTTAATTGAAATATTAGGTAATATATTTGAGAATAAAAATTTATTAAATAATTAAATAGGAGGTTGGTAATATGAATAAAAATGAAATATTTGCTGAAAAGCTAGAGGAGTTTATAATAAACGAGGTGGAGGAAAAGGTTGAAAAATTAAAAGGGTTGGATGTATTGGAAGCAACATTAAAATTAACATCTAAAAATTTGTATGAATATATAAACACGAATATAGGAGATGCTAAACATTTCACATTGTTGGTTAAAATAAATGGAAATTATGAAATTGAAGTTTTATATTATTACAAAGGCAAATTAGTCCAAGCTACGACTATGGAAGGTAATACAGGAATGATTGATGTGTATACTCTTTTAAGAATCTGTCTTTTACAAAATACTAACATTCCTTCTATTGAATTTACTATTCATAAATGTGAAAAATTTGGAAAGGAAACTTTAAACTCAAATGAATTGTCAGAATTAAACAGCTTGGCAGATTGCAAATGCGAATCTTGTGAAAGTTGTAAATATTATAAGAAAGAAGAAGTCAACCTTCTTAAAAATAATTAATAAAAAATATTGACAATAGGAATAAAACTATAGTATAATGTGTATAAGGAGGAATAATTAGGTTGGGATATTATGATTAATGCAATAAAATATATGAAGAAAGAGCTAAATTTAAAATTGGTTGAAGATAACTATTTTATATCTATATTTAAGAATGAAAAACTAAGAGTTAGAATAATATATCGAGAAAGGAGTTTTTTCTCTAAGGGGATAATTGAAGTATATGTAAATGATTATGTGTTTTATTTACATAGTTGGAATGAATTATATAATTTAGTTGATAAAATAAAAATAATTAATAATAGTATTGATAAATAACGTATTTATAATATAATTATTAATAAAGGGAGAATATAAAGTGGAAGAACTTTTAGATAGAATAGATGAATGATTAATAAGGGGTGATGGTATGAATGGGTTATTAATATTGTTAGCAGTGATTATTATATTAACTATATTGGATGTAAGATTAAGTGATAAATAAGGAGGATTAATATATGAGAGAATTAAGAGAAATAAAAGAAATATTTGATGAAATTGCAAGTGAAAGTGGTAAGAAGGATAAAGAAAAAATAATTAAACAAAATAAGGATAATGAATTATTTTTAGAATGTCTAAAATTTTTATTAGATAGTAATATAACAACTGGATTAAGTAAGAAAAAAATAAATAAAAAAGTAAAAGTATATGAAAATACTTACAGTGATATACGAGATATGTTTGACTATGTTAGAATGAATAATACTGGTACAGATAGAGATATAGGTGTTGTGCAGGGATATATAAATTCATTAGATGAAGATATGCAAGATTTTGTGAGAGGATTATTTACTAAGAGTTTAAAATGTGGGGCTGATGCTAAGACAGTTAATAAAGTTATACCTGGACTGATTCATACGTTTGAAATAATGCTTGGCAGTAAAGCTGATTTAAATAAATTACCTAAAGGCGATAAATTTGTAACAGAGAAATATGATGGTTGTAGATGCTTTACGCAAATAAGAAACGGTAAAATAATAATGAAGAGTAGACAAAATAAGATGTTTGAAGGTTTAATTGACATAGAAAACAGCATTAAAGAATTAGGATTAAACAACATTTCTTTAGATGGTGAATTATTAGCGATAGATAGTAATTATGAAAATGTTTATAAGGATACGATGAAAATAGTGTCGACTAAAGAAAAAGAGAAACATGGTGTAAAATATATGATATTTGATATATTACCTATTGATGAATTTGATAATAAAAAAGGTGTACTTAACTATTCTGAAAGAAGAAAAATATTAGACAATATAAAACAAAATGAATTTATTAGTATAACACCTGTATTATATCATGGCACTGATAACGATAAGGTTTTAGAAATATTGTCCATATGCAGAGCTAATGGGGCTGAAGGAGCTATGATTAATCTTGATAAACCTTATGAATTCAAAAGAAGTAAAACATTGTTGAAATTAAAAGTTATGAATACTTGTGACTTAAAAATAATTGGATTTGAAGAAGGGGATGGGAAGTATAAAGGTACATTAGGTAATCTTATATGTGATTATAAAGGATTTAAACTTGGTGTTGGGAGTGGATACACAGATAGACAAAGAGAACAAATTTGGAATAATCAAGAAGAATATTTAAATCGTATAGCTGAAATACAATACTTTGAAGAAACATATAACGATAAAGGAGGGTTATCTTTAAGGTTTCCAGTTTTTAAATGTGTTAGAGAATTAGGTAAAGAAGTTAGTTATGAGTAATAAATAAAGGAGGTGCAAATATGAGCTTAGAAATTACTAAAAATGAAATTGTATCTTCAAGCGAATTAGTTAAAAACTTTTCAAAACTTAGAAACAAAGTAAAAGAGAACTCAAGATTAATCATTTTTGAAAATAATAAACCCGATTTAGTTTTAATTGATTTTAATCAATACGAAAAACTCTTAGAACAAATTGATACTATGGAAGATATTTTAATATCAAAAACTATTGAAGAACGTGATAAAGAGGATAACCAAGTTAGATATTCGTTTGATGATATAAAAGCATTGGCACAAAAGCGTATCAATAAATAAAATTATTGCTATAAGGAGGAGATATTATGGATAATATAAAAGAAATAAAATCGGTAACATTTGTTTGTGAAAATTGTGAAAGCATGAGTATACCTATTGAGAATTTTTCAAAATTGAATATATCAAAAGTAGATAATGAATATTATAATTTTGAATGTCTTATTGAGAAAATAGACAATATTGAATATCGTTCATTTACAAATGACTTGAGTCCTTTTAATAGATTGTCTATGTCTGATGATATAGTGAGAATTGAATTTGAACTTATAAATGGTACAGAACATTCAGTGCAACCCGTTTGGAAGGGAACAGATTTTATTAATTATTGTCAAATAAGTCATGTAATTAGCTGGAATGAAATTAGTATTAGCATTAATGAAGAGAATGTAATGAAAAGAATGAAAGCACAATGTGCTAATAAAGCAGATGAAATATTAGACATATTGTATCAAGATTTTGCAATAAACACTTGCAGTGACTGCTGTTATAAGCCAGATTGTGATAAATTACATGTTGATAACAATATAACTATATGCGATATTTTAGATTTAATGCAAAAATAATTAATAAAATGTATTGACAAATAATTACAATATGATATAATATTTAATATAAGGAGGAGATAATATGAAATATAAATTTGAAACATTTAACAATTATTCTGAAGTTATGAACTTTCTAAATAAAAACAGAATAAAAGTAAATATGATAGCGTGCATTAACGAAAGTAAAAATGGAATAACTTTGATTTACTTTGGGTAATAAAATTTTAAATCATAGGTAATTTTAATAACAATTTTGATAATACTTATAATAAGAAGGTGATTAAGATGTAGATTTATTGAAATACCTCGACAAAAATAGTAAGGGATTAAAAATAATTAATAAAGGGGAGTGATGAATATGGGTAATATAATTGATATAAATAAAGGAAAGAAAGTTGAAACAATTCCCAGTTATGAAGTAGCTAAGATGATGGGAAAAGAACATAAGGAAATAATGTGGATGATAGAAGGAAATAAAAAACGTGGGATAGTTGGTATAAAACCGACTATAGAGATAAGTGCAGAATTGCACCTATCTGATTACTTTATAAAATCAAGTTACAAAGATAGTATGAATAGAGAAAAATCTTCTTATGAATGTACTAAAATAGGTTGTGAAATGTTAGCGAATAAAATGACAGGTGAAAAAGGTATAATATTTACAGCAAAATATGTAAAAAGATTTAATGAAATGGAATTGACACAAATGCAAACAATAGACACAACAGAATTATCACCTAGTCTTCAGTCATTCAAAATGTTATTTGATAGTATGGTTGAACAAGAATTAAAACAGAAACAAATGGAAAAAGATATAAAAGGACTTCAAAATTCATTAGATAATATACAAGACTTAATATCATTGTCAAAAGATAATTGGAGAACAGATGTGAAAAATATGGTTAATAAGATAACATATAAAACTGGTATAAACCATAAGGTTGTATATGATGAAATATATAAAGAAATAGATAGTAGATTTGGAGTAAATTTAAATACTAGATTGAAAAATAGAAAAAATAACGCCATTCTTAATGGAACAAGCAAAACAAAAGCAGATAAAATAAGTAAACTAGACATAATAAACGAAGACAAGTTATTAATTGAGGCAATATTAATCGTAATAAAAGATTTAGCGATTAAATACGGTTTATATAAAGAAAATGATTTAACAATAAATATATAATTTAAAAATAATTAATAAACTTTAGGAGGATAGATGTTATGATAATTTTATTCGATGGTGAATTAAATGAAGTTTTAGGGAATGTAGTAATAGAACAACTTTTAGATGTATATACTAAAAATCAAGCAATAATGGAGGCAAATGATAGACTTAAATATAAATCAGATTACTTACCTTTATATTGTGATGAAATAGAATTTAGAATTAATTCAGAGGGAGGTGATTTGTTTAAATTCTTAGAAATATGGGACATAATAGAAAGAATGAAAGAGGAACAAGGTGTAATATTTAAAGGAAGAGTAAGTAGTCACGCTTATAGTGCAGGGTTTTATCTTCTGTGTGCTTGTGATTATAGAACAGTATCAAGATTTGCTAGTGTTATGTGTCATGAGATGAGCCTTGGAAATATGATGAAATTATCTGACTGGAGTTTAGAAGCAGATAGAAAGGCTAAAACACAACAATATTTAGATGATTTAGTTGTTAAAAACACAAAAATAACTCAAGAAATGTTAGACTCTTATAAAGGTAGAGATTTTTGGATGGATTACGGGGATTGTGTAAAATATGGAATAATAAAAGAAGAATCAACAGAAGAAGAGCGATTAGCAAAAGAATTAGAAGATTTTAAGGAAGATATGACAGAATCAGAATGGAACGCTTTTATAGAAGAAATGAAATCTTATGTGAATATCATACCCGACGAACCTAAACCTACAGAAGAAGAAATACAAGATAAAATAAAAGAAATAGAGGGAAACACAGAACCAGACATGACATTAGGGGAAGCTGTCAAAGAGGTATTAGGGGAAGACTTTAAATGTAATGGAGAAACTAAATGCAATGAGTTTGGAGATAGATGTTGTTATATGTGCGAGAACTTTGGTAAATGTGATTTATTATGCGAATGTGCAGAAAGAGCAGAGACATGCGAACATATAGAGAATAAATTGGATGAATTAGATAGTGAATGTGAATGTAAAGTACCTTGTGAAGATTGCATTTGTAAAGAAAATAAACAAGAAGATATAAAAGAATGTGAGGAATCTACTCAATGTGAATTACATCGTGGAACTAATACTTGTTGTTATTTCTGTGATGACGTTGATAAATGCGTACAGGCTGATAGATGTGGAGCTATTGAAGTATTCATGAATAGTGATAACAAAGAAGAATTTAATTGTGATTATTTTAGAACACCTTTAGATGAACAAGAATAATTAATAAACTTTATAAGACAAAAGAGGAGGACTTCCTCCTCAGAAAGGAGCAGTAATAATATGAGCGAGCATAGATGTATTCATTGTGGTGGAATCGTTGAAAATGAAGAGCTAAGTTATTGTAGTAGTTGTTATAATAAATTAAAAAAGAATGGATTATTTAAAGAAAATAAGAAAAAATATTGCAAAGTATGTGGTAGAGAATTAATGGATGGGGACAATATAAAAAAAGAATTATGTAATAAGCATTATCAGCAAATTAAACAATATGGTTTCCCGTTCGACAATAATAGAAGAACAGAACTGGATTTAAATGAATATGAGGAATATCCTAAACATTACGAAATGAAGTTATATGATGAGTTTCAAGAAGAGCTAGAGGATAGAGTTTTAATTGATAAAGACGATTATGAATTAATAAAAGATATTAGATGGGACAGAAATAGGATTTGTGTTACAGCAAAAATTAATGGTAAAATCATACCTTTGCAAAATTATATTTTAAATACAGACGAAAAAATAAATTTTGTATCTCAAGACACACTGGATTTTAGAAGAAATAATTTATATGTTAAAAAGAAAAAAGAGAAAAAACATAAACATTACGATATATCTAAAAAGAATAAAGATAAAATTATAATAGATTTTGCAGGAAGTAGTAAAAAACAGGTTACTGGGTCAGCGATAATTGTATCTTATCCGGTAGGTGATAATAAATATGAAAAATTATTAGTTGAATTTGGTCAGTCTCAAGGTAATGGTAGTTTATACGATGAATATAAAGCTAATAAGGGGGTGGTTGATGATGTGTTAAGTAGAATAGACAATCTACAAGCTTGTTTTATCCTACATACACATCTTTAACTAGACCATATTGGAAATATACCTACTTTAATAAGTAATCATATATCCGTACCTTTAATAACTACTAGAGAAAATAGATTACTATTAGAACCGTTATTACTTGATGGAGCATACATAATAGAAAGAAATATAAAAGCATTGCAAAAACAGAAATATAAAGTAGAACCTTTATATAATGAAAGTGATGTATATCTACTAATGAATAATGTAATAGATAAAGAGACACATCAAATCCATAAATTAAACGACAGAGTAAGTTACAAATTTATTAATTCTGGTCATATACTAGGTGGTTGTCAATTAATTCTTTATATAAAAACTCTATCTGGAAATACTAAAAAAATTCACATAACTTCAGATTTAGGAAGTAGTTACAATAAATCACCATTTGTATTAGAAAGAGACTATGTAAAATCTAGTAGTGTTTCTATAGTTGAAGGAACTTACAATGACTTAGACAGAGGTTTTAAATCTAAGAAACAAGTAGAAAAGGAAAGAATCAAATTAAAAGAAATAATTAAAAAAGAATTAAGTAAAAACAAAAGAATACTATTTGGGGCATTTGCACAATCAAGAACTCAAAATCTGATGATGTATTTGTATGAATGTTTTAAAGACGACCCTAATTTTGATACAAAGATATACGTAGATGGAAAGTTATGTCATTCTATTACTAATGCTTATTTAGAAATATTACAAGGTGAAGAAAAAGAATATTTTAGAGAAGTGTTGAATTGGAAAAACTTCATTTATGTAAAAGATTATCAAGACAGCTTAAGTGTCGCAACTAATAATGGAAAGAAAATTGTTATTAGTGGAGGTGGAATGTATACACAAGGGCGAATATTAAATCATTTAAAAACTATGGTAGAAGATAAAGATTCTACTATCGTGATGATTGGATATTGTGGTGAAGGAACTATAGGAAGAGAGCTTCAAAGGAAAGATAACAAGACTATAAAAATAGAAGGATTAGAATATAAGAAAAAATGTAAGATATATGAAATGAATACTTGGTCATCTCATATAATGGCTAACGAGAATATAGATTTTATGTTTAATATAAATACACCATTAATATTAATACATCATAGTGATAAAGACGGTAAATATAAATTTAGAGATACTATAGAAGATGAATTAAGAGGTAAAGGAAATAGTGCTAAAATAATAGCCGTAGACGAAGATAATTCAGTATTTTTTATTTAGGAGATGATATAATGGGCAAAATAGATAGAATAGGCGAAAAGGGGATTAATAACTTTGGAAGCGAAATGGTTATAACAGAGTATAGAAAATGGAATGATATAGACGTATATTTTCCTCAATACGATTGGGTAGCTAGAAATAGACGATATGAGAATTTTAAAAGAGGAGAAATCAAATGTCCATATGAGAAACGTGTATTTGGTATGGGTTGTATTGGAGAAGGGAGATATAAAACAGGTAAAAACGGTAGACATACAAGATATTACAACACATGGATTTGTATGTTGGAAAGGTGTTATAATGAAGAACGCAGAGATAGAAACCCAACTTATATAGATTGTGAAGTATCGGAAGAATTTTTAAACTTTCAAAAGTTTGGAGAGTGGGATAGTGAAAATTATTATGAAATAGGAAATGAAAAAATGCATTTGGATAAAGATATTTTATGTAAAGGAAATAAAATATATTCTCCAGATACATGCATATATGTGCCTCAAACTATAAATAGTTTGTTTACTAAAAATGATAAAGCTAGAGGTGATTCACCTATAGGGTCGACACCTTGTAAAAATGGTAAATATCAAGTACGTTGTCGTGTTTATAATTTTGAAACAGGTAAATCAAAGAAAGAATATTTAGGATACTATGAAACTCAAGAGAAAGCTTTTAAGGTATACAAAGAATTTAAGGAGAGATATATTAAAGAGATTGCTGATTATTATAAAAAACAAATTCCCAAAGTCTTATATGATGCTTTATACAATTACGAAGTAGAAATAACAGACTAAAAAAAATTAATAAAACCTATTGACATATATTCTCTATATGATATAATTATATATAGAGGTGATAAATATGAAGAAAATAAAATTTACATTAAAAGGCGAAGAGTTTAATAAAACAGGTAAAATAGACGATATACACCAACATTTACAAGAAATTAATCGTGGTGTTGGTGTAAAGAAAAGTAAAAAAACTTATTCAAGAAAGGATAAACATAAAAAGAAATATTATTAGGAGGCGATTATTTTGACATTAGAAGAATTTAAAAAAACTATAAAATCTTTAGATGACAAAGATGTATGTAAAATACTGTCAGATAGCAATTGTGAACAATGCTTTTGTCAAACCAAAGATAAAGAATGTATTATCACTATTTTTAAAGAGGGTATCTTGAATGAGATAGGCAATAAATAAAAATAATTAATAAAATAAGGAGGAATATTTATGATACAATTATTAAAAATGGGAAATTTAAAAGTGGTTAAAACTTATAATGATTTAAACACTGCAAAATTAGATATAGTAAATAAAAATGCAGAAAAATATTTAATAAAATATAAAAACAATCTATATACAATTAATAGATTTTTAGAAATGAAAGAGGTGAGTGTTAAATGAATATAAAAGGGTTAATAACTAGATGTTTTATAATCTTATTATCCCTAGTATTAATATTTAAAGTAGAGTTTATAATACCATATGCAATAATTTTAACAGCAATAATAATAGGTGAAATAATATATAATATAAAATATAAAAAATAATTAATAAAGGTGATTTTTAATCAGTTTATGTTAATATATAAATGTGAGGTGATTAAAATGTAAAATGTATTATTGGTATAAAGTATTAATAAGGACAACAAATAAAAATAATTAATAAAGGAGAGATGTGTATATGAGTAAATTTACTATGGTCGGAAAATTAGAATTAGCAAAGGATAGAGATAATAGATTGGCATTTTCAGATAATTTATTAGATAGTGGGTGTAATATAAGACAATTAAATTTGCAAATGAAATGTAACAAAGATAATTTTAACCTTCAAATTAAATCTTTTATGAATAATGCTAAAAGAGATTCAGATGGAATATTAAATGTAAATAACTCAACAATTTATACTATATTAAATAAAGATGGTAAATATGAGTCAGTAAATTTTAAATATAAAGATAAAGATAAATATGAAGATAAAGTTGCCAATTTTAGAAAATTAGTATTTGTAAATGGCGAAGAGAGAATGGAATGTATAGATACTTTTGATTATGCTATGTTTGTACATACAATGTTAAAATCTGGAGATTACAAAGATAAAATATTTCAAGTACAAGGGACTATAGAATTTTCAAACTATAAAAATCCTAAGACTGGAGTAGAAAATACATATACAAATTATAATGTTGAAAGAATATATGTTGTAGATAATGATTCAGAACAAAAAGCTACTGCTAATATGGAAATGTATATAACTGAAGATTGTATAGACGATAGCAGATTAGAGGAAGAAAATACGTTTAATTTAATGGGTTATATTCCTCAATATTTAAGTAAGAAAAAAGGTGATTTTGGATATTACAAAATGCTTGAATATCCTTTAAATGCTGAAGGAGATAAAGCTAAAAAGAAATATGAACTTATAAAAAGAGTTTTATTAGATAACTTCGAGGATAATGAATTATGTAAGATAGGCTTCAAAGTTAATTTGATAAGACAAAGAGAAGAAATACCATTCGATTTCGATAAATGTACTGACGAAGAAAAAGATTTAGTAGAATACGGATTAATGGAATTAAAAGATTTGGAAATGCAATATGGAGCTGGAATGGGAGAATTAAAAGACTGTATTCAAGTTTCTAGTATAGCTAGAGGATATTCTACAGGAGCCACACCTACTAATCTTACATTAGTTGAGTTGTTAAATAATGGTGAAGAAGAAAAAGCTAAACCAATATTAAATGACGATTTAACATCAGATGAAGACGGAGATTTAAATATATTTGATACTGAAGAGGGCGATGACTTTAGTTTTGATTTTTAAATATAATAAAAATAATTAATAAAGGAGAGGTAATATGAAAAGTGAATTAGTGAAGAAAATGAAAAGTGAATTTAATCTTAGAACAATAAATGGAAAGAAAGTAGAATTATACGATTTTTACAGTTTATGTGGAATATATAAAAAATTAAAATCTGGTGAATTAGTTAAATAATATTTCTTAATAAAATAATAAAATAGAAGGCTGATATCAGCCTTCTAAGAAAGGAGTAGATATGAGGGAAATAAAATTTAGAGCATTAAGTGAAAATATAGATGGAACATCAGATTGGGTATATGGATATTTGGGTAAATGTGATGGTTGTTTTACAATAAATGATGATAATGGTAATGGTTTATTTATTAATGAAGATACCATAGGTCAATATACAGGTTTTAAAGATAAAAATGGAAAAGAAATATATGAAGGTGATATATTAAAATGTGAATTATACGATAAAACTTATGATAATTATGTTGTGTACTATGATGAAACACAAGGTTACTATGTTGCTGAAAATGAAGAAGGAGGTAAAATGTGTTATCAAACATGGAAGGGGCAAAGTGTGATAGGTAATAAATTTGAAAAAATAAAAAGGAGTAATAATATGTACAAATGTTTTATAGATAACATTGAAACCGTTAACAAATATATTATATCTCTTTTTGAAGTCGATGAAGAAGATAATGTATTGAAATTTTTAGAAAAATATGAGAGTAATAATATAAATAGTGTTATTAATAAAGTAAAAGATATTGAGAGTAGATATGTTGATGTTGAAGTAATTAGTGAAGACAGAAAATTTAATTTATTATATAGTGCCAATAAAGGTGATTTTTAAGTTGTTAATGTTAATATATAACTATGGAGGTGATTAAAATATGTAGGATGAATTGATATAGAATATTGATAAAAATAACAAATAAAAATAATTAATAAAAAGGAGTGTATAGCTGTGAAAAAGAAAAAATTATGGTTAGTATATGTTGAATTTGGTGGAGGCATGGAATGTTATGAATGTCTATATATAATGCACCGATTATGTAGAGGTAACACAAGGGAAGAAGTTTTAGAGGCTTATCAAGAGTATTTTGACGGTGATATATCAGACGGCACTATGAATGGTAGACAAATTAGCATGATAGAAGTTCCCGAAGTTGCAAAAGGTGATTGGGGAGAATTAGAAATAATAAAAAAATAAAATTATAAGATATAAATAAGAATAACAAATAAAAATAATTAATAAAAAGGAGAGATGTGTAATGAGTATAAAAATAAAAATGAATAAAAGTACAAATGATATAAATAAATTAAGAATATATTTGAGAGCTGTGCCTAAATGGGGAAAAACAACTCTATTTAGAAATGTAGTTTTAGAAAAATATAACGGAGACGCAACAAAAGGTTTATTAATTGGTATAAAAGATGAAATAGGATATACATTACTAGACGAATTACAAACAACACATTGTAATACTTGGAAAGAATTAAAAGAATTAGAAAATTGGTTAATAAAAGAAAAAGGCAAAGAACATAATATAGAATTCATAGCTTTCGACTGCGTGGATGAACTTTTACCGATAGCAGAGAAAGAAGTAATGAGATTATCACAAATACAAACTGGTAAACCATGTGACTCAATTAATAAAGCACTAGGTGGCTACGGAAAAGGTCAAGAAAAAGTAAAAGAAATATTAAAGGAATACTTCACAACATTATATAAAGCAGGATTTGGAATATTTTGTATAGCACATACTAAGATGAAGACAATAATTGAAAAAGGAAAAAATGAGGATGAAGGTTATAACATATTAACATCTAATTTGGCTAATACATATGAAAGCATATTTGCAGATATATTCGATTGTGTCTTAACAGGATTAATAGACAGAAGTATTAATGATGGTAAACTAGAAGATACAGAAAGAAGATTATATTTTAGAGGGACAACAGCTGTTGAAGCAGGTACAAGATTTTCGTCAAATTCAGTACCCGAGTATATAGTTGTCGATGATAACCCAAAAGAGTTTGCTAAAAATTTCTTGGAAACAATAGAAGAAGGTATGAGAAATTCAGCAACCAAACCAATAGATAAAGAACAAGTAAAAAAAGAACTTAAAGAAGAAAAGAAACAAGCTGAAAAAGATTTAAAACAAGTACAACAAGAAGTTGAACAACAAGAAAAAGAAGAAGAACAAAAATCAGTAGATGAATTAAAATCTCAACTAAAAGATAAACTTAAAGATACAAATGCTAAGAATATAGTAAAAGAATTTATGAAAGAAAAAGGTGTTAAATCTGTTGCATCATTAGACTCTGAACAATTAACTGAAGTATTAGCTAAATTACAATAATAAATAGTGGAGATTAATTCTCCACTCCCTTTATGGAGGTGATTGAATGGGAAGAAATAAAATTGACAGAACAGGAGAAAGAGGGATAAACAATTTTGGAAGTGAAATGGTTATTATAAATTATAGGAAAGCAATAGATATTGACATTTATTTTCCAGAATATAATTATGTAACTAAAAATAAAACATATAGCGATTTCAAAAATGGCGAAATTAAATGTCCTTATGAGAGAAGAATATTTGGAGTAGGATGTGTCGGAGAGGGAAAATATAAAGTTTTAGAAAATGGTAAAGCTACTAGGGTTTATAGTACATGGCATTGTATGTTAAGAAGATGTTATGACAAGGAATTTCACAAAAAGAATCCCACTTATAAAGATTGTAATGTTAATGAAGAATGGCACAATTTTCAAAATTTTGGCAAATGGTTTGATAATAATTATTACGAAATAGAAGGAGAAAAGATGTGTTTAGATAAAGATATACTTGTAAAACATAATAAAGTATATTCCCCAGAAACTTGTATATTTGTACCAGAAAGAATTAATACTCTATTTATTAAATGTGATAAATCAAGAGGAGAATCAGTTATAGGGACAACTCCTAAAGATGGTAAATATCAAGTGAGTTGCAATTTGATTAATCCAGTAACTGGAGAATCAAAAAAGGAGTATTTAGGCTTTTACGATACTCAAGAAAAAGGTTTTGAAACTTATAAATACTATAAAGAAAAGAACATTAAAGAAGTAGCTGAATATTTTAAAAGATATATACCGATTGAATTATATCAAGTATTGTATTCTTATAAAGTTGAAATTGATGATTAAAAAAAAAGGATGTTAAATTAAATAATTTTATAAATGATATTTTTGATATAAAGGAAGTGATTAAATGTCAAAAGTAACTTGTCGATATTGTAAAAATAAAATAGATAAAAAAGACGCTTTCATAGAAGAATATCTTAATGATAACTTAGAAATTAAAAATAGATATTATTGTAATAAAGAATGTTTTGATAAAAAGAATGAAGAAATAATTAGAAAGCAATGGTTAAAACAAGTAAAAAAATTAGCAAGAGATAAAGTGAGAGAATTGTGTGATTTAAAAGAAAAAGAGAAATCCATATATTTTTCTTCTACATATAAAATAATTACTGATAAATTTGAAGATGAATTAATATATGAATTTATTAATAAATATGAAAAAGATATGTTAGACATATTAAACAATATAGATTTTAAAACTGTTAACTCAAGAATTAAATATTGTTTATCAATGTTAGAAAATCAATTACAACATTATATAGCCGAGAATCAATTAGATAAACAAAAATCTAAAGAAAAAACAGAAGAGGTTAAAGAAGTAGAACCAAGTTTTGCAGATGATTTCGATATAGTAGTTAATGTAAAGAAAAAAGAACGTAGAAGAGGTATTGATGACATATTAGGATTATAAGGGGGAATTCACTAATGGAAAATAATTTAGTTATTACGTCAACAAATAATAAAGAAAATACTTATTATACTGGTGAATGGGATTCAATAGATATTAATTTAAAAAGAATTAATATATTATTAAACGATAATGTGATAGATAGCTATTTATATAATCGTGTTAAAGGAATAAATTTAAATGGGTATATGATAAATATAAAATAGGGGGTGATATTATGGATGAAAAAAATAGAAAAAGATATTTTCTTGTGAACGACGATTTATATCAATTAACAGTAGATTTTGAATGTTTATTATTTGCTTTTGAAAAGTTAAGTTTTCTAACTTCTACAAAACTAAAACCAGACCTTGAAGAATCTATTTTAATTAGTGATTTTAGTGCTTATCAATTCACAGATTATGAAGAATTAGAAACTTCCAATAAAGATACTTTAACACGAATAGCAATATTATTATGCAAACAAATATTAAAATTTAAATATGGAGAATCAATGTGTATACCTATTATTGAAAATTATGAAAAAGCTTATACTAGATGGAAGGAAAATAACAACAAGAAGAAAGAACCCAAAGAATATAAAATAGACGATGTAATACTTGAAGACGAAGTAAAAGAGGACGTGCTTAGTACAATAAACTTTGTAAAAAATATGGAAAAATATAAAGAAATTGGATGTGAATTACCTTCTGGAATATTATTAGAAGGGTTACCAGGTACTGGTAAAACATTATTAGCTAAATCAATAGCTAGTGAATCTAATATGAATTTTAAATCAATGGTAGCTTCAGATTTTCTGGATAAATATGTAGGAGAAAGTAGCAAAAGAGTACAGGAAGTATTTGACAATTTAAAAAATAAAGGTGGAGGTTTATTATTCATAGATGAAATTGACGCTATAGGTATAAATCGTGAAGGAGACGATAATAAGGAATATAGAAGTGCAATGAACAAACTATTATCTTGTATGAATGATGCATCAGAGAATAAGATTATAGTTATAGGAGCAACGAATTTAGTAGAACAATTAGACCCAGCATTAATTAGAGAAGGGAGATTCGATAAGGTTATAACTATTCCTTTGCCTTCTTACGAATTAAGAATTGAATTGTTTAAATTATACGTTGATAAACTTAAACATGAAAAGGATATAAATTACGAATTATTAGCTGAAATAACAGAAGGACAAACTGGAGCATTTATTCATACAGTTTGTAATCATAGTGGTATATATGCAGTAGATAAAGGTTTACGTAAAGTTAATCAAGGTTGTTTATTACATATAATAGAAAGAATGATTAGAGATAAAAAAGTAAAAAAATCAACTATTGGATTTAAATAACATTAGGAATAAAATAAATATAATATAAGAGGTGATTATTATAAAGAATAAAAGAAGAATAATTTATGAAATATATTTCCCTGCCTTCTGTAAAGACTTTAAAGATTTAACTAATAAAATATCATATTTCAAGGAACTAGGAGTTACTACCTTGTGGCTGACTCCTATCTTCCCTAGTTTTACAGAACATGGTTATGACACCACTGATTATTTTAATATCAAAAAAGAGTACGGAACTCTTGAAGATTTCGATAATTTTGTTAAAAAAGCACATGAAAATGGGTTAGAAATTCTATTAGATTTAGTTTTATGTCACACAAGTTCTGAACATAAAATGTTTAAGGACTCTATTCAAGGTAAAAACGATTGTTACTTTTGGAGTGATAAAAAATTAGATGATACATGGAAAATTTGTAATGATAATGGACAATATTATCTAGCTAAATGGTATTACACAATGCCACAACTGAATAATCAATCAGAACACGTTAGACAGTTAATAAAGGATGTAATAAAGTTTTGGTTAATAGAACATAATGTAGATGGATTTAGACTGGATGCTATTAAATACGCTAGTGGAGACTCACTAGCATATTGGAAATGGTTCTGCGATGAAGTTTACAAAATAAAACCAAATTCGTATTTAATCGGTGAATGTTGGACGGAATTTGAAATAAGCAATAAATATGCCAAAACAGGTATGAAGACGTTCAATTTTGAGCAAGCTGGTTGGATGAAAAATAAAGTATTACATAATGGTGAGTTCAAAGTTGTAAACGATGTAGATAATGCAGTTATCTTTTTGGATAATCATGATATGACTAGGATATCAGTTGACTGTAATTTCGATACCAATAAAATTAAGAAATTACTGGACTTAATGTTCATGTTTAAGAACAACGATATCTGCATATATTATGGTGATGAAATCGCAATGGGTGTTCCTAATGGTTACGTAAAATGTGGTGGTCATGGAGATTTTTACTCCCGTACTAAAATGGATTGGCATGAAGTAGAAAGACAGAGAAAAGACCCAAACTCCTTATTTAATTATATGAAAAAATTAATAAAAGAGTTTAAAAATAATTAATAAAATCTATTGATAAATAATTTGGTTATGATATAATAATTTATATAAAGGGGGATTGATAATCATGGGGAGTAAAATTGATAGAACAGGGGAGATAAATTATAACACTTTTGGAAGTAAAATGATTATAACTAAATATAGAACAAACAGAGACATGGATATATATTTTCCAGAATACGATTGGACAGCTAAAAATGTAAAATATGACCATTTTAAAAATGGCAACATTAAATGTCCATATGAAAGAAGAACTTGTGGAATAGGGTATTTAGGTGAAAGTAAATATAAAGTAAAAGAAAATGGGAGAACAACTAGTTGTTACGAAACATGGCATAATATGTTATTAAGATGTTATGATGAAAAATATCATGAAAAATATCCTACATATATAGGTTGTGAAGTTTGTAATGAATGGCATGATTATACAAATTTTGGTGATTGGTTTGTAGATAATTATTATGAAATTGAAGGTCAAAAGATGTGTTTAGATAAGGATATATTACATAAAGGAAATAAAGTTTATTCACCAAATACTTGTGTTTTTGTACCTAATAATATAAATGTCTTATTTATAAAAGGCAATAAAATGAGAGGAGATTATCCTATAGGAGTTGATTATAATAAAATTAATGGAAAATTTAGAGCAAGATGTAGTATTTATGATTTTAAAGAAAATAAAAATAAATCAAAACATTTAGGATATTATAACACACCAGAAGATGCATTTGAAACATATAAGCAATTCAAAGAACAAAATATTAAAGAAGTAGCAGAATATTATAAAGACCAAATACCATCTAAATTATATGATGTATTATACAATTATAAGGTAGAAATAACAGATTAATAATAATTAATAAAATGGAGGAAATGTAATAGGATTCATTAATAACTAATAAAATTTGAGTCTTTATATGGCTTTCTAAGGGGTTTTAAATATCTCCTTGAGTAATTAATCATTGAATTTCTTAGAAAGTCAAATTAAGGGTTTAAATTTAAAAGTTTTTAGAGAGGGGTTGGATATATGTTGTGTAAAATAATTAATAAAGGAGGAGTTGTATGTTAAATTATAATGATTTACCAGAACATCTTCAAAAGGGAAGAAAACAAGTAGAGGGTACAGTCTTAGGTGTATTATTCCAAGATATAATGTCTGTAAAAGAATATAAGTTAGATGATATGTTTATAACTAATGAAGGCATGATTTTATATAGAATAGTTAAAATTCTTTCAGATAATAATGTATTTAAAGCTACAGACTTAGACATAAAACTTCAATGTGATGATTCTTTAATACAAGAGTATAATAATTTAGGTGGCTTTAAAATTATAGAAATATTAATGAAAACAACATCTTTAGAAAATGCTAATTCTTATATTGATGAATTATTAAAACATAATATGTTAGTATCTTTTTATGAAGATGGACTAGATTTACAAAAGGAGATAACTATTAATACTAAAAAGGGTGATATGTCAATATCTTGGATGAAACTTGCAGAAAAAATGACAACTGACGAATTATTGAATTTCAAGGAAAGTAGAGATACAAGTTATTTACCTATCACTATTAACTCTGATGTAAAAGAGCATGTAGGTGAAATAAGTTTAGATTTTATAGAAGATTTAGAAAGTGGTAGCCAAGTAGGAATGTTATTTGATAATGTATTATCTTCTAAATTTTTACCATCAATAAGTAGAGATATTTTGGGTTTACAAAAGAGAACCGTAAATATGATATGTAGTAGCGTTAATGTAGGTAAATCGACTGTATTAAGTAATCTAGCTATGTCTTTAGCAGGAAATGGAAATAGAGTACTTCTTATAACGAACGAAGAAGAAATATCTGCCTTTTTAACTAAGTTTTTAGTTTATTTAATAAATAATGAGGTTGGATATAATAAAATAAATCAAAAAAGAATAAAATCTGGTGCATTAAATGAAGAAGACAGAGAGGCTGTAAGAAAAGCAAGAGATATATATAATGAGAAAATAGCACCTAATTTAATTATATGTAGTACTAATACAATGAATGTTGCAACATTAAAAAAATTAGTAAGAAAGTATGCGTTATCGAGTAAAGGACTGGATATTTTGCTCTTTGATACTTTTAAGATGTCTACGTCAGACAATGATGATAGTTGGAAAGTATTAGTAAAACAATCAAGAGAAATCCATGAATTGACAAAAATTTATGATATATGTGCCGTATTAACATATCAGTTAGCTATGGCGAATAATGGTGCTTTATTCCTTGATATGAGTATGATTTCCAACAGTAAACAAATTGCGGAAATCATGTCGGAAATGTTTTTGATGAGAACCTTATATAAAGAAGAATTAGATAAAAATTCAAAAGTATACTGTAAACCATTTAGAAGAGTAAAAAATGAAAAAACTGGAACATGGGAGGAACAAAGAATAGAATTGAATCCAGATTCAAATTATAGAGTTTTATTCATTGGGAAGTCGAGAAGTACTACTGTGTCATCAGATTCCAACACAGCTTACATATTACATATGAATACATATTCTACTAAAGTTTCTGAGGTTGCTATGTGTCACCCTGTACGTGGAAACATTAATGATGCTAATAGACAAAATAATAAATTTAATAAAAAGTAGGTGTTTAGCCTATGGAAGAATTAAAACAATATTTAAAAAATAATCCAAATGAAATAGAAAAAATATTAAAATATTATAAATATTATAGTATTTCAATTAACAATGAAGAGATTAGATGTGCTAAACCAGAAGGAAATAATCCATCTACAGTTAGAATTAAATTAAATGATAATCTATCTAGTTGTGACTTTTCAACGTCTTATACTGGTGATTTATTCGGTTTAATATCTACTCATGTAGGTTTAAAGTATGGAGTGATATTAAAGTCAGTTAAGACAATGTTGGGTGGTAAAATAGAAGGTAGTTATCAACCAGAGGAAGAGGTATTATTTGATGGTTTCTTCGATAGCTTATATATACCTTATGAATTAGAAGAAGAGGAGGTGACTTATGACGAAAGTATCTTAGATAGATATAATAATGGATATAAGTGGTTTAAACGTTTCACAGATGACGGCATATTACCTTCGAGTCAAGTTAAATTCAAAATAGGATTTGATGAAGATAGTAATAGAATTACAATACCTTGGTTTGACGAACGTGGAGAGTTAATAGGGGTAATTTCTAGAATAGATTCAGACGAAATGACAAACTTCAAATACCTCCCACTTATACCATTTCCTAAACATAAATATCTTTATGGTCTATATCAGAATAAAGAATACATCAAAGAAAGTAAAGAGGTATATATCTTCGAGGCAGAGAAATCTGTAATGTTAGGCGATTCTTTAGGATATAGAAACTTTTTATCTTTAGGTGGAAATAATGTATCTGAATTGCAAGTAGAACAAATACTTAAATTAGGTGTAAATAAAATAATTTTATGTTTAGATGAGGGACTAGATGTGTCTGCAATTAAAAGAGATATAAAAGTAATAAAATCTATGTCATTTATGAGAGATATAAAAATAGGGTTTATATTGGATAGAGAAAATAAATTTTTACCTAAAGGTAGTAAATCGTCACCTATAGATTTAGGGCGTGAAATATTTGAAAAATTATGTGACGAATGTTTGATAATAAATCAATGATGGGGGGTAGTACTATATGTATTATAATAAAAAACATGAGGAAATAGTAAATAATAGAGGGGACAGTTATAAATATATTGGTAGTTATAAATGGAACGAAGAGACCATAGATGATAAAAATAATAAGGGCGGTTTTATTAGAGTAAAATGTCCTTATTGTGGAGCCGAGTACGATGTTATGATTGAAGGTTTTAAAAAGGGAAATAAATGTGGGAAATGTTGTCAAACTTACGAAAATTCTTTTGCTTATCATATTCAACAAGAATTAAAAGAACCTTTAAATAAATATTGGGATTGGGAGAAAAATACAATAAATCCTTATTGTATAACTCCTCAAAGTGGTAAAAAAATATATATAAAATGTACTAAAACTGATTATCATGGAAGTTATTTGATTAGTCCACATACTTTTCATAATGGTAGGAGATGTCCGTATTGTGTTAATCGAAAAATACACCCAAAAGATTCATTTGGTCAATATTTAATTGATGAATTTGGTAAAAATGCCATAGAAAAATATTGGTCTCCAAAAAATACTTTAGACCCTTTTAATATAGCACCAAAAAGTAGCATTAAAAAGGTTTGGATTCTTTGTCAAGAAAAAGATTATCATAATGATGAAGGAGGATATGAAATAACCCTTGCTAATTTTTATAAGGGTAATAGATGTCCTTATTGCTCTAGTAAAAAAGTTCATCCTAAAGACAGTTTTGGACAATATTTAATAAATACTTATGGAGAAGACGCAATAGAGAGGTATTGGAGTAATAAAAACACTACAGACCCATTTAACATATCTTGTGGTAGTGAAAAAAAGGTTTGGTTATTATGTCAAGATAAAGAATATCATAATGATAATGGAGGCTATTTGACAAATTTAAACAACTTTAAAAAAGGAAAAAGATGTACCTATTGTGGTAATCATAAAACACATTATAGAGATTCATTTGGATATTTATATCCAGAAAAAGTTAAATATTGGTCACTTAATAATAAAAAATCACCATTTGAAGTTGCTCCTATGAGTGATAAAAAATATAAATTTATATGTGAAAAATGTGGGAGAGAATTTGAAAGGAATTTAAGTAAATTAAACAGAACAAATACAGGTGTAGTTTGTAGGGAGTGTAAGTCCTCATCTTTAGAACAAACCGCAAAGGAAGTACTGGAAAAATATAATATTGAATATTATAGAGAATACATGTTTAATGATTTAATTGGTGTTGGAAGTGGATTATTGAGATTTGACTTCTATTTGCCAGATTATAATACAATGATAGAATGTCAAGGTAAACAACATGAGGAGATTCAAACTGATTGGCAAACAGAGGAACAATTTAAAATATTACAGGAACATGATAAGCGAAAAAAAGAATATTGTAAAAGAAATGGTATTGAATTAATAGAAATTTGGTATTATGAGGTAGATAATATTGAAGAAATATTAATAAATAAATTAAATTTATAATTGAAAATAATTAATAAATAAGAGGAGTGATTATATGAGTAAAAAAGAGAAATATAGTTTTTCAAAACTTAGTTGTTATGGTAACTGTCCTAAGAACTATTATCTAACTTACATAGAACACGTTAAAAGGAGTCAAAATATTTATGGGAGCGCAGGTGGTGATGCTCACGAATTGGTACAAGCCCTAGAAATAGGGGAAATGACAAATAAACAAGCCGTTGAAGAATGGAAACTTAGGATGGATATGTACGAATTCTGTGGTGAAGCTAATTTTCCGACAATCAAAAGTAAGAAAAATTATATAACAGATGTAACAGCTTATTTCAGAAATTTTAAACCAATACTTATAAATGGTAGGGAAGTATTAATAGAGAAGGAGTTTGAAGTTGAGATTGAAGGAATTGTTATTCGTGGATTCATCGATTTAACATTGATTGACCACAACAAAAAAGAAATTGAAGTGATAGACTATAAAACCTCAAGTAAGAATGGGTTTACGAGTAAAAATTTAATTAAAAAATGTTATCAATTGATTTTATATTCATTAGCATTACAAAAGTTATATCCAGATTATAAAATAGTTAGAAATGCCTTTGATATGTTGAAGTATGGAAAACACAAAGAGACAGGTAAGGTTAAAGAAAGAATAGAAATTCCAATTGATAAAGAAAAAGAGTATGAAAGATATTTCATTGAAATACCATTCAACGAGGAGAACATAGATTTATTTAAAGAGTTTGTAAATAAATCAATGGAAGATATTAATAAAGCTAAAGAGGAGGATTTATGGAGTGTAAATAAAACTAATTTTAGTTTTTTCTGTAAGAACCTTTGCTCAACAGCAGAACATTGTGTTGAATATCAAAAATATAAAAATAAATACAATAAAAGAAAATAATTAATAATTTATAGGTAATTTTCTGTGTACTAATGTTAATACGTTAATATAGGAGGTGGTAATAGATGGAATATAGATATAATAATTACCATAAACATGATTATTATACAAATGTAAGACAACTTGATGTTGTTTGTAGCCCAATGGAATATATCCAGAGGGCTAAGGAATTAGATGGTGATAAAGCGATATTCTTCAGTACCAATCATGGATATCAAGGAAATATACATGAATATTACACAATATGTAAAGAAAATAATATAAAACTTATAGCAGGTGTAGAGGCATATTATGTGTCTAATAGATTAGAAAAAGACAAATCAAATTATCATTTAGTAATAATAGCTAAAAATAAAAATGGATATAAACAAATTAACAAAATAATGTCAGAAGCAAATGCAAGTGGATTTTATTATAAACCCAGAATAGATGATGAATTATTATTTAGTTTAAATCCTAATGACGTAATAATTACAACGGCTTGTGTTGCTTCAAGATTAAGAGATATTGAAGGTGCAGAAGATTGGATAATTAAAATGAAGAATTATTTTGGTAATAACTTTTATTTAGAAGTGCAAAATCATAACACTAATATTCAAAAAGAATATAATAAAAGACTTCTTAATTATGCTAAAAAATATAATATAGAGATAATTCATGCAAATGACTCACATTATATTAAACCCGAAGATTCAAAATATCGAGACTTATTTTTAAAAGCAAAAGGAATAATATATGAGGATGAAAATGATTGTATATTAGATTATCCAGATTATCAAACTATTGTTGAGAGATATAAAAAACAAGGAGTTTTAATAGACGAGGAAATTAAACAAGCTTTAGACAATACATTAATATTTGATTCTTTTGAAGGAATAAAATTAGACGATGATATTAAATTACCTTCTATATCTGATAATCCAAATAAGGAATTAAAACAAATATTAAATAATGAATTAAAAAAAATACCAAAAGAAGAAAGGCAAAAATATATAAATGCTGTAAAATACGAATTGAATATAATAGAAAAAACTCATATGGAAGATTATTTTATTCTTGATTATCATATTGTTAAAAAAGGTATGAAAGACTATAACGGACTATTAACTAAAACTGGAAGAGGGTCTGCACCTTCATTTATCATAACTAAGTTTTTAGGATTAACAGAAATAGACAGACTAAAAGCACCTGTGCCATTATTCCCTACCAGATTCATGTCTATAGAACGTATATTACAAGCAAAATCTTTACCAGATATAGATTTAAACTGTTGTAATCCAGAACCATTTATTAAAGCTACAGAAGATTTATTGGGAGCTGAAAATTGTGCATGGATGCTTAGTTTTAAGCCTTTACAAAGAGCATCTGCATTTAGATTATACTGTAAATCTTTAGATATGAAAGTATCTGAATATGACGAAGTAGCTAAGAATTTAGACGATTATATTGATGATATTAACTGGAAAAATATAATAGAAGAATCAAAACATTTTGTAGGAGTAATTGAAAGCATTTCTCCTTCACCTTGTTCAATGTTACTCTATACAAAACCAGTTGATGAAGAAATAGGTCTTATAAAAACTAAAGATGGAATATGTGCTAATTTAGACGGCTATAATTGTGATAAATATAAATATTTAAAAAATGATTATCTAACCGTCAGCGTTTGGGATATAATAAGGAAAACTTGTAAATTGGCTAATATAGATATACCATCAATAACCGAAATTAATAATCTTTTAGATGATAAAACATGGGACATTTATGAGAAAGGATTAACTTCAACTATCAATCAAGCAGATTCCAAATTTGCTACGGATTTAATTAAAAAATATAAACCTAAAAGTGTGGCTGAAATGAGTGGTTTCGTAGCTTCTATAAGACCTGGTTTTGCATCTTTATTAGATACATTTATAGATAGGAAAGAATATACGACAAATGTAAAAGAATTGGATGAATTATTATCTGAAAGTTATCATTTTATGTTATATCAAGAGTCAATCATGAAGTATTTAATATGGTTAGATATTCCAGAGTCAGAAAGTTATACGATAATTAAGAAAATAGCGAAAAAGAAATTTAAAGAAAAAGAATTAATTGAATTAAAAGAGAAATTAAAAAAAGGTTGGTTAAATGTTGTTGGCAAAGAAAAAGGATTTGAAGAAACGTGGAAAGTAGTAAATGACTCCAGTAAGTACGCTTTTAATGCTAGTCATTCACTATCTTATGCTTATGATAGTTTATATGGAGCTTATTTAAAATCTCATTATCCATTAGAATATTATACTGTTGCTATGAATAATTATACTGGTGACGAAGAAAGAACAACTAGATTAACAGGAGAAATGAAACATTTTAACATTAAATTAAAAAATCCTAAATTCCGTTATTCTAAAGGTGAATATTTCATGGATAAAGAAACAAATTCTATCTACAAAGGTATATCTTCAATTAAATTTGTATCTAAAAATGCTGGTGAAATATTGTATAATTTAAAAGATAGAAGTTACGACACATTCATAGACTTATTAATAGATATAGGAAATAAAATAAACAATAAAAATATAGATATACTGATTAGATTAAATTACTTTGAAGAATTTGGTACAATACCTAAATTATTAAAGGCGCATGAATTATATCAAGAATTTAATGGTAAGAAACAAATATCTAAAGATAAATATCCTAAATTAAATAATGTTTTTAGTAAATTCGCAATAAAGGAGACTGATAAAAGATTTACATTTGATAATACATTATCTATGCTTAAATTCATGGAGAAACATATAGAAAATAAAAAGAATGATATTACACAACTTGTACAAGATTATTTTAAATTTACTGGTACCTGTGATATTAAAGATAAAACATTTGGAAATAAAAATCTTGTAATTAATATAGATACAAAATATGCACCTAAAGTAACTCTATATTCTTTATCTCAAGGAAAGACTATTATTATTAAAATATATAAAAAGAACTTTAGTTTAAATCCATTAGAGGTGGGAGATATAATAGGTATAAAATCGGCTGAATGGAAATACAAAAAGAAAAAAGTTGATAATAAATGGATTCAAACAGATGAAAAAGAGTTAATTGTAGAAAGTTATAAAAAATATAATTTAAAAGGTGACTTTTAAGTTGCTTATGTTAATATATAAGTATAAAAATAATTAATAAAAAGGAGGTGATAAAATGTATTGTATCCGAAATATAGACAATATAAAAATAAATGACTTGTATTTAAGGACTATAAATGGTTATAAAATTTATAAAAAAGGAAGAGACGTATTATTATATATAGATAATGAAGTATTTACAAACGAAATCAGAGAATTTTTATTAAGTGTTATTGTAAATAGTAATAATTTATATAATATATCTATAACAGAAACAACAATAGACGATATGGGTCTTACAAATAAGCTAAAAACAACTTTTCTATGTGGAATAGCAGAAGGTAAAATATATGAGGAAAAATATGATAAGACATCAAGTACATTACCAATATTCAAAATAATAAATGTTTATGAAAGTGAGGTAGAATAAATGTTATTAAAAATATATGGAGCAGTTACAATATTAAATATAATATTAGGAGAAAAACTTAGATTTGATTTAAAGAAAAACACAGAATTTGTTGAAGAATTAGTAACATATCAATTAGGAAGAGTAATATATGACAGACACATTAAACGAAGTAAATTAATAATAAATTCTATATTACCTATTTATAATTTATTTACTGTATTTGAAAATTCTATGTTTTTTATATTTAATATATTTAAAGACAAAGATGGAAATAAGGCAATGTTAGAAGCATTAAGTGTTTTTGAAAATGAAAATAATTAATAAAGGAGATGATTATATGGCAGAGAAAGAAGTCAGTCCTTTTTCTGTGTTATACAATGTAGGTAGCCATAAAAAACAAATGAATATAACAGAAAAAAAAGAAAATATAATAATTAATGGAAAAGTGATTAAATCTAAGCAATATAAATTTGAAAATATAGAAAAACCAAAAAAAGGCGACGTACTCGTGTTAACGTATAAAACAATTAATGGTGAACCAATAGTTACGGACGAAGAACTTGTAAATATTCATAATTGTGTAAAGGAGATTTTTAACGGAGACGTAATTACTTTACCAGATTATATAAACATAGATTTGGTAGATAAAAAATTCTTAGAAGATTCAATAAAAGCTATACAAAAAATACTAGATAGAATGGAATAAAAATAATTAATAAAAAAGGAGAATGATAATATGATGAAAGTAAAATTAATTGGGAAATATGGAAACGTAGAAGAAGTTATAGCTATGGCAGGTAAATTATGTTATAGCCCTATAGGTATAGACGAATTAGAAGAAGGTTTAACAGAAGATAAAATACAAGGTTTTATAAAAAGATTAATAGATATGAGACATGAGTCTCCATTAGAACATTGTAGTTTTTCATTTGCTGTGGAAGGTGTTAGTAGAGTTTTAACACATCAATTAGTAAGACATAGAATAGCATCTTATAGTCAACAATCTCAAAGATATGTTAAGGAAGAAGAAGGTAAATTTGAATTTATAACTCCTAGCATAATTAAAGAAATGGGAGAAGATTATGTCAAAGAATATGAAAATGATATGCACTCAATTCATGCTATGTACTTAAAATGGCAAAAAAATATAAAACAATATGTTGAAGAAAATGATTATCCTACTTATGGTATGAATTCAACTAAAGTGGCTAATGAAAATGCAAGATATGTTTTACCTAATGCTTCAGAAACTAAAATAATAGTTACAATGAATGTTAGAAGTTTGTATAATTTCTTTAGTAAAAGATGTTGTAATAGAGCACAAGAAGAAATTAGAGAACTTGCAGAGAAAATGTTAGAAATATGTAGAGAAGAAGCACCATTATTATTCAGTAAAATAGGAGCACCTTGTCAATATGGGTCTTGTCCAGAAGGTAAAATGAATTGTGGAAGTCCAAAAGAGAGATTGATATAAAAGGAGAATAATTTAATATGAAAACATATAATTTTGATAAGCATTTTCATCTTGAAGACGGTAAATATAGAATTAATAATAATGTTAAACAAACTGAATTAAATAAAATGTTAAAGGTCATGGGGATGAAATCCCTTCCTTTAAATAAAAAACAAATTATAGAACATTATTTTAATATGCTGATAATATATAAATATTATTAATTAATAAGCTCAATAGAAAGGAGGTGGTTTTTTGATTGAAACAGGTAAAATATATAATGAAGATTGTTTCACCACAATGAATAAAATGATAGAAAGTAATTATCAAGTAAATAATATAATAACCCAGCCACCAGAAAGTGTGAATTTTATTAATTTATTTGTATGTTTTGATAAAATTCTAAAAAAAAATGGTATCATATTAATTTCATTGATATACAATAAAGATTCCCCTATTAGAACTTATGAAACAATAGTTAATATAGAAAAACATACAAATTTTAAATTAGCTGATATTATCACTTGGATTAAATCCCCAGTGTTGCCTAATAATATGAGTAAAAATAGAACAACTAGACAACATGAAGAAATATATGTATTCTGTAGAAAAGATGAATTTAAAACATTTAAAACGAACAAAAAAGTTGTTTCAGTTAGAGAGAGTGGACAACCTAATTATAGCAATTTAAATAATGTTATTTATGCACCACTCAGGGATAAAAGAATAAAAACATTTAAACATAATGTATTTAGTACTGATTTAGTATTGGAACTATTGAATATGTATGTTAAAAAAAGTTATATTGTTTATAATCCGTTTAGTGGAACTGGCACAACCTTCAATGCTTGTGTAATTTATAAGTGTAAATTCATAGGGAGCGAAATAGACAAAGAACAAGTAGAATATGCAAGAAAAAGAATAATTAATACAAGAAGAGAATTAAGAAAAAAATAATAAAATAATTAATAAAATATAAAAAGTATTGACAATCATCTTTATATACGATATACTGTGTATAGAGGTGATTGTATGAAAATTTTAAATAAAAATAATATATATAAAAAGAATGAAAAAGAATATGTAGTTTTTAAAACATTTCACAATGTTGTTGATTTGGGTAATAATAATTTTTTAACATATTTAAATGCTGAAGAAATTGGCAGAATGTGGGAAAAAGAAGAATTATGTTACTATGTTCCGACACAAAGAGGAATCAAATTTAGAAAAGTTAATAATAAAATAAAAGAAGATGTTATTGTAAAACAAAGCAATATAAATGAAATGCAGAACTTAATTTTAAAAGGCGAATTAGGAACGACTCAATTAACATTAAATGTATTAAATAGTGATAAAGTATTATTGAATTACAATAAAGACAAAAAAGAATTATTCGTTAAAGGAAGTATAGCGTTGTTAGATGGCATGCATAGAGTTAAATCTTGTTATAAGGCTTATAAAGCTAGTCAAATACTTGGTGATAAAGAATTAATTAAGAATGTGAATAACACAATATTCCCCGTATTGTTAACTCATTATGAAGATTCTAAAGCTAAAATTGTATTTAGTCAGATGTCTAAAGGGCTAAAAATTAGTAAATCGCTTGCTGAAAGCTTTGATTCAACTAAAGCTAGCAATAGAATTATATCAAGACTTAATGAAAATTCCGTACTTAAAGGATTAGTAGAGGTAAGAAAAAATAGTATAAATAAAAATGATATGAATCATATTGTAACTTTTAATACCCTAAAAATTGCTATGGATGAATTTTTCCCAGCAATTAAAGATGCTAATGAGGAACAAGAAATATACATGTTTTTATCTTCATTTTTTAATGAATTATTCAATTTATTCCCCTTCATGAAAAACGAAGAAGAACGTGTGTTAATTAGAGAGGAATCTCTTGAATGTGAAAATGTTATGTTTTATGGATATATATCTATAGCTAGTGATTTATATTTAAAAAGAAAATCTAGTAAATGGAAAGAAGAATTGAAAGCATTAGAAAAAATAAATTTTGATAAATCTAATGAAATTTGGGATTGCATAATCAAAGAAGGAAAAGAATCTTATATTACAATTAATACAAAATCATCAAGAGCTTTGATGGTTAGAACTTTAAAACAAGAATTTTATAATAACTTATAATTTTATCACCATCTTTTAGGTGGTGAATTTTTTATAAAAAGTATTTTAAAAAGCATTGACAAATTTTGTTAATGTGGTATACTTATTTATATACGGTGATAAAAATAATTAATAAAGGAGAGCGATATTCATGATAAAAACAGATAAATATGAATTATATAATGGAGATTGTTTAGAAGTAATGGATGAGTTAATAGAACAAGGAGTTAAAATTGATTTAACAGTTACTTCTCCACCATATGATAATTTAAGAAGTTATGAAAAATCTTTAATGTGGAATTTTGATATATTTAAACAGGTAGCAAATAAATTATATGACATTACAAAAGATGGCGGAGTTGTGGTCTGGATAGTTGGTGACAGTGTGAAAAACGGTGGTAAAACTCTTATATCTTATGAACAGGCATTATATTTTAAAAGTATTGGATTTAATGTATATGATGTGATTATATATGAAAAAACAAGTCCATCTCCACCACACAAAAATAGATATTTCAACGCTTTTGAATATCAATTTATATTATCAAAAGGTAAGCCTAAGACTGTAAATTTATTAAAAGATAGACCAAATAAGTCTGCTGGTACGAAAAGTGGAGTTATTACTAAAAGAGAAAGCGACGGAAGTTTAACTAAAAAGAAGTCAATTCTTATTGGTGAATTTGGAATCAGAACAAATATATGGACTTATGATGTAGGGAATAATAAATCTACAACAGATAAATTTGCTTTTCAACATCCTGCTATATTTCCTGAAAAATTAGCAAAAGACCACATATTAAGTTGGAGTAATGAAAATGATTTAGTATTTGACCCTTTTATGGGTGCTAACACAACAGGAAAAATGGCTTTATTGAATAATAGAAGATTTATAGGAATAGAAAAAGTAGAAGAATATTTTGAAATTAGTAAACAAAGAATTGAAAATGTAGATAAAAATAATTAAAAAGGAGGAACAAAAATGAGTAAATTAATATTTTGTTATGGTACAATGGGGTCCGGTAAAAGTTTACAACTTCTCACTTGGAAATATAATTATGAAAAAGCAGGGTATAAAGTAATAGTATATAAACCTTCGCTAGATACTAGAAAGAGCTTTAAAACTAATAAAAAAGGAAATACAATTTCTTCAAGGATAGGCTTGGAAACAGAATGTGAATTAATTGATAAAGATTTTAATTTTACAGATAGTTTTCAACAACAAACTATAATAATGGTCGACGAAGCTCAATTTTTAACACAAAAACAAGTAAGAGAATTATACGAAATCTCTCTTAAATATACAGTAGTTTGCTTCGGATTAAAAACAGACTTTAGACAATGCTTCTTTGAAGGAAGTAAAGCATTATTTGAATTAGCTGACGATATTATGGAATTAAAAACTATTTGTGAATGTGGTAAAAAGGCTACAATTAATGCTCGCTTAAATGAAAATGGTGAAATTATATTAGATGGAAAACAAATTGAAATAGGTGGGAATGAAAAATATAAGTCTATGTGTAAGTATTGTTTTGAAAAAGAAAAAATAATTAATAAAGGAGAGTGATGTTATGGAAAATCAATGCAAAGTTACTGTGGTAGATAGTATATGTGGCTCAGGAAAGACGAGTTGGGCTATAAATTACATGAATGATAATATAAATAAAAAGTTTATTTATATTACGCCTTATCTTGATGAGATTCAAAGAGTTTTAGATTCATGCGATAATAGAGCCTTCTTTGAACCCAAAACTACACGAGGTGAAGGCAGTAAATTAAAAGATTTTAATAAATTATTATCACAAGGAAAGAATATAATAAGCACACATGCTTTGTTCTCTATGGTTAACGATGATACATTAAAATATTTAAAAGAAAATAATTATATTTTAATTTTAGATGAAGTCTTTTCAGTATGTGAACAAATTCAAATAACAAAAAGTGATAGAGAAATATTATTGAGAGATAAAATATCAGTAGATGAAAAAGGAAAATTAACATGGATTGATAAAAATTATAAAGGTACTTTAACTAAATATAAAAATGCAATAGAACAAGGAGATGTGTATATTTTTGATGAAATATTTATGTTATGGACGTTTCCTTGTAGAATTATGGAAACATTAGAGCATACGTATATATTGACTTATTTATTTAAAGGACAAATGCAAAGAAATTATTACGATATGAATGAAATACAATATGAGTATAAAGCCGTAAAAAGGATTAATGAAACATATAAAATAGTTGAATATAATGAATATGAGGATTTAACTTATCTTCAAAATTTAATACATATATGTGATGACAAGAAATTAAATAAAATAGGGGAATCAAGTGACAAGAGAGTTAATCCCTTATCTAAATCATGGTACGAAAAACAACTAGACGAGAATACTGATGCATTCGATGTGCTTAGTAAAAATATGGTGAATTATTTTAGAAACATATGCAAAGGGAAATCTAAAGATAATATGTGGACTACATTCAAGGATTTTAAAAATAAATGCAAAGGCGAAGGTTATACTAAAGGATTTGTTAGTTGTAATGCCAGAGCTACCAATGAGTATAGACATAAGAAAAATTTAGCATATATTATAAATGCATTTTATAACCCCATGATAATTAGATTCTTCAAAGAAAAAGGCGTAGAAGTGGATGTGGATTCTTGGAGTTTATCAGAGTTAATTCAATGGATGTTTAGGTCACAATTAAGGGATAATAAAGAAATCAATTTATATATTCCCTCAAGTAGAATGAGAGATTTATTAAAGAAGTGGTTATATAAGTTTTAACATTCATAAAACTGATAAATTGAAAAATACAACATGAAAATATATCGAATTTTATATGCTAAAATGAATTTTAAAAATAAAGTTTCTTAATAAAAGATATATAGAAACTGTTAATAATTGTTAATATTGTGCTACGGAGTTATCTCGTCAGAGTTTGAGAAATTCATTCAAACTCTTCCTCACCATTTTTCATTTATTCACAAGTTCATAAATTCAAAATGATTATATAAATGTTTCAAAAAATAATTTTAAATAAAGGTGATTTTTAGATAAGTTATGTTAAATATATAATATAACAAATAATTAATAAAAAGGAGAGAATAATATGAAAGGTTATAAAGTATTTAATTCAGATTGGACTTGTAGAGGTTTTCAATATAAAGTAGGAGAAACATATAAACATGAAGGAGAAATAAAAATATGTAGAGCAGGATTTCATTTCTGTAAAAAACTAGTTGATTGTTTTAATTATTACACTTTTAACCCAAAAAATAAAGTAGCTATAGTAGAAGCTATTGGTGGAGTTATAAAAGAAGAAAGTAATTATTCAAATAGTAAATGTGTAACAGATGAAATAAAAATAGTAAAAGAATTAAGCTGGCATGAAGTATTAGATATAATTAATACTGGTGAAGGAAATACAGGATTTAATAATACTGGAAATTATAATAGTGGTTATTATAATACTGGAGACCATAATAGCGGTAACTATAATACTGGAAATTATAATAGTGGTTATTATAATAATGGTAGATGTAATTCTGGCATCGGTAATTTAGGCGATTATAATAGCGGTGATTGTAATACCGATAATTCTAATAGAGGATATTGGAATACTGGAACTAATAATGTTGGTAACTATAATACAGGAAATTATAACATAGGCTATTATAATATTGGAGATTGTAATTTAAGTGATAGAAATGTAGGATGCTTTTGTACTAATGATAATAAACATGAAACAATTAAACTATTTAACAAAGAAAGTGATTGGACATTAGATACATGGAAGAATAGTCGTGCATATGGAATAATAGATAATTATTTTAAATTAACTATATGGATTAATAAATATGATATGACAGATGAAGAAAAAGAACACCATCCAGATTATAAAGTTACTAGAGGTTATTTAAAAGAATTAAGTTATATAGAGGCATGGAAAAATATGTGGAATTGTATAAATGATACAGAAAAAGAAGCGTTTACTTCATTACCTAACTTTGATAAAGATATATTTAAAACGATAACTGGTATAGATATAGAAGAGGATACAAATGACAAATAATATATTTAAATAAAGGTGATTTTTAAGTTGTTTATGTTAATATATAACTATAACAAAAATAATTAATAAAAAGGAGGAATTATTATGGATATATATCAAGCAAAAGCAAATTATGAAAGATTAGAGGATAAGGTAGCAAAAGCATTAGGTAGTGATAGATATTTTATAAAAAATGGTAGAGTCGTTAAGATTGACGATGCTTTTGATTTATTTATAGATTTAATTGTCATAAGAGATGCTACAAAAGAAGAAATTGAATTATATGAAGAATATTCAAAAGCTAGAGATATTTATAATGAAATAAAATATAGATAAAAATAATTAAGAAATAGGAGGAATATTATAAATGAAATACATAAGTGGATTTACATAAGTAGCTGTTGTATTGGATTAAATATTTTATTCTTTGTATTAGAAATAATTTTATAAAAATAATTAATAAAAGGAGTTGTGTTATGGATATAAAACAATGGTTAGGTGAAGAAAATAAATTAGGACAAGATATTTGGGAAAGAAAATATCAATATAAAGGAGAATCATTTGACGAATGGTTGGATAGGGTTTCTAATGGTAATGAAGAATTAAAGCAATTAATAATAGATAAGAAATTTTTATTTGGAGGAAGAATATTATCTAATAGAGGTCTACATAAAAAAGGGAAAAAAGTAACATATAGTAATTGTTATGTTATACCACAAGTTGAAGATAATATAGAATCAATATATGATAGTTGTAGCAAATTAGCTAGAACATTCTCTTATGGTGGAGGTTGCGGATTAGATATAAGTAAACTAAGACCTAAAGGAGCTAGAGTTGATAATGCTTCCGAATTTACTACAGGAGCTTGCAGTTTTATGGAAACATTTAGTCAAGTTACGGAAACAATTGGTCAAAATGGAAGACGTGGTTAGTCTAATAGCCACCTTTATATAGTGATATATAATGAAAAACTTGGTGAACTTAGAAATCTAAGGTGTATATCTAACGAATAGTAACCGTAGGAAATGACGGTTAATAGATATGCTAACAGGGGAAGTTCTAATGCAAAGTCAAGGATAATCCTGTGTGAAGTATTTATTTTTATAATCTTTCAATTTTAAATTGGAGGATGATGTGTATGAGAGATATAGAATGTTTTGGAATTAAAAAAGGGTATTATAAAATAACTGAAGATGGTAAAGTTTGGTCTAATATTTATAATAAATTTCTATCGTGCAAATATGACAAAGATGGGTATTTAGATTTATTATTGGTATGTGAAGATGGTAAGCGTAGGCATTTTAGAATTCATAGATTAGTAGCTGAAATTTATATTGGTAATCCAAATAACTATCCAATAGTTTTACATTTAGATAATAATAAATCTAATAATCATTATACTAATTTAAAATGGGGAACAATACAAGAAAATACTCAACAAGCTTATGATGATGGGTGTTGTACTTGGAATAAACCAGTATTTTTATATGATAGAAAAAATAAATATTTAATAAAAAAATTCAATTCAATATCTGACTTAGCAAAACATTTCAATTATTCAAAAGGCAACGAAACAGTTTTAGGTAAAATGTGTAAAGGTGAATTGCCACAAGCTAAGAAGGGTAAGTTAAAGAATTATATTATAACACATGAAAGATTATAAAATATAAATAAACATTAAACGACTATCGAAACCATAGTACAAGAGAAATACTTGTATGAAGAAGGGAGTAGAGTACATTCAAGGTGAAATTCCTTGTTTGGAAGTGCCAAGCAACTTATATTTGGTAATAGAATATAAGTTGAAGATATAGTCTAGTCCGTATAAATATCTCGAAAGAGACGGTGTAAACGGCATTGATGTTATCAATAGATTGCAACCATCCAGATTTAGAAGAATTTATAAATATAAAAACAGATTTAAATAAAGTAACTAAAGCAAATATATCAGTAAAAATAACAGACGATTTTATGAAAACAGTAGAATCAGATGGTGATTGGAAATTAACTTTTATAACTGAACGTGACGAAGTAATTGAAAAAACAGTAAAAGCTAAAGAGATATTTATGAACTTATGTGAAAATAACTGGAATTTTGCTGAACCTGGCATTCTATATTGGGATAGAATTGAAAATTACAATATAGTAAGTGAAGATTCAGATTTTAAATATAGTGGAGTAAATCCATGTGCCGAAGAGCCACTTCCAGCAGGTGGGAGCTGTCTTCTAGGAAGTTTTAATTTGAGTGCTTATGTAAAAAATGGAGGGTTTGATTATAATGAGTTTAAACATGATATACCAATAGTTGTCAAAGCTATGAATGACGTTTTAGACGAAGGATTACCATTACATCCATTACAAATACAAAAAGATACAGTAAGAGATTGGAGACAAATAGGAATAGGTATAATGGGTCTAGGGGATATGTTAATTAAAATGGGATTAACATATGGTGAAGAAGATTCAATCAAAGAATGTGATAAAATAGGTTTTACATTAGCAAATGAATCGTTAAAATCTTCGGCTTTATTAGCTAAAGAATTAGGTAGTTATCTTAAATATAATATATCAGTATTAAATTCTCAATTTGTATTGAATAATACGGATAGTAATACTTATGAACTTATAACTCAATATGGATTAAGAAATTCTCAAATATTAACTACAGCACCGACAGGTACTTTAAGTACAATGTTAGGTATAACAGGAGGAATAGAACCCATATTTGAAAAATTCTACACAAGAAAAACTGAATCTTTACATGGTGAAGATGTTTATTATAAAGTTTATACACCAATAGTAAAGAAATATATAGAGAAACACGATTGTTTAGAAGAGGATTTGCCAAAATACTTTGTTACAGCAATGGATTTAAATCCTATAAATAGAGTTAAAATGCAAAGTGTATGGCAAAAACATATCGACGCAAGTATATCAAGTACAGTAAATCTGCCTAAAGAATCTACAGTACAAGATGTATATGAGGTGTATATGGAGGCATGGAAACAAGGTTGTAAAGGAATGACAATTTATCGTAGTGGATGTGCAAGAGAAGGGATATTAACTACAACAGAAAAAGAAGAGGTAAAAGAATTGCAAAGAGGGAAATGGAAATCTTTAGCAAAAGATACTTATTATATTAAAAAGAATTTAACCATAGGTTGTGGTAAGTTAAAATTATTTATAGGATATTCTCCAAGTGAAGAGGCTATACAAGACTTATATATTATAAAAAATGGCAATGGTGGATGTACTAGAAATTTACAAGCATTAGCAATTAGTATGAGTGCCGTATTAAGATTAGGAGGAACTTTAGATAATTTAGAAAAAGCATTTAGAGGAATAGACCCTTGTAATTCATTTGTATCAGCTAGAGCAAAAGGTAAAGAATTAAGCAAAGGTACTTATTGTGGTAGCGCAATATTAAATTGTGTTAAAGACCTTTTAAAAGAAATAAGTAATGAAAATAAAAAAGAAATCAAAATAGTCAAAGAAGAAGAGAATACAAAAAAGGTAAATATAAAAGATACTTTAACAGAACAAGAGAAATTAGATAAAGGATTATGTCCAACTTGTGGAGATAAACTAGAAAGAATAGGTGGATGTATGCAGTGTAAAACTTGTGGATTCAGTCGCTGTGATTAAAAGGAGGTGATAATATGTATGGTATATTAGAAACATTAGAAAAACAATTATCAAAATTAATGATGATTAAATTATTTGGATAATATACTATATAGGTTAAGGGTTAAAAATAATTAATAAATATAGGTAATTTTTATATCAGTTTTGTTAATACAGTAATATAAGAAAAGGAGGTGATAATAAAAATGTAAAATACATTCTAAATAAAATATTAATAAAAATAACAAATTTTAAGGAGATGATGTTATGATAATGATTTTTATAGATTGTAAAATAAACCACATGCAAGAAATCGTAGGACAAAGAATTAGTTTGGATTTTGATAGTATGACAGGTGAATTATATATTAATGCATTACAAACAGGAAAATATATCAAATTATCATCTAATATAAATATAAATAACGAAGGTAGATATGTAATAATTTCAGATAATGATAATAATAGTTTATTTATAATGAAAGATTTAAATGAGGAGCAAATATAATATGAATATAAAAGTAGAAGATAAAGTAAGAATAAAAGAAGATTTGAGTAAATGTGAATTTGGATATACTCCTTATATGGATGCTTATAAAGGTAAAAATGCAATTGTAGTTAAAGTTTGTAGTGGAGGCCAGATAGAATTAGACATAGATAAACAATTCTGGGATTGGTCAGAAAATGTATTAGAAAAAATAGAGGAGAATGATAACATGAATACAAAAATAGAAAAAGGGAATAAAGTAAATGAATCAGATTTAAAAGATTCTGATATAGAATCAATAACAATAGGGCAAGCATTACAATCTATATATGATATACCACCTCAAATTAAAGAAGTAAATGTCGATGATAAAAATGACCCAGTTAATCCATTTATGGAAGAATATGAAAAAATAGTAACTGAAACTGTTAAGTTATGTAAGCGTAAAAATGCCGATTATGGTTCAAGCGTACAAGACACATATGAAAAATTTGGAGATATAAGTTATTTAGTGAGAATAACAGATAAGTATAATAGAATATGTTCTTTATTGCAAAACGGAAAAGCAGAAGTTGAAGATGAGTCTATAACAGATACAATAGTAGACCTTGCTAATTATTGTTTCCTATGGGCAAGTAGTAGAAATTTAAAGGTTGAAGAAAAAAATAATGAATAAGTTTTATTATTTTAAACAAAAAGGAGGTGATTATTATAGCAAATAAAAGTAATAAAATAGGTGCTAAATTTGAAAATAGATTAACAAAACAATTTGAAAAATATAGAAAAGAAGGAAAGGCTTATATATTTAAGATACCTGTTGAATTTGTTGTATTAAGAAAAGGAGCTAAAATTGTATCGGCTTTTCCTAAGAAACAATCACCTTGTCTAGATTACATAGGAATATTACCTAATGGGAAAAGCATAGTATTTGAAGCCAAAACAACAGCTAACAAAACTTCATTTCCTCTTTCAAATATAAAAGACTATCAATATGATTTAATTGATGAGATTCAAAACTATGCAAATAATGTATTCTTTGTAATAGAATTTAGAGAATACAATGAAGTGTATTTAGTGAGTGGACTAGCAATCAGAGAGTTTAAAGAAAATAACTTGCGTAAAAGCATACCATATAAAGAGTTTAAAAATATAGGTATATTAATGAACGATTTAGATGTATTAAAATATATAAATTATTAATAAAGGAGAGATGTAATGAGTAAATTTAAAATTGGTGATAAAGTAAGAATAAGAGAAGATTTAAATGAGTATGATTTTTATGATATAATCCCAGAGATGTTAAAATATAGAGGGAAGGAATTTGAAATAGCAGATTTACGTTATAACACTATCTTTGGTGAGTTTTATATGTTAAATAACGTTGATTATTTTTGGCATGAAGATGCGTTAGAAGTAGTAAATGAATCGGAAATTAAAATATTAGGTGTCGATTATGAAACAAACACATTAAAAATAGAGGAAAGTGTCTCACAAAAGGTGAGGGGATTTGAAATTGTGTCTGATGAATTTAGAAAACATCCAAATGTAGATATAAAAATACCTACACGTGCTACTAGTGAATCAGCAGGATATGATATATCGACTCCAGTAGATATTAAAATACCACCTCATGGTATATCCGAAGCAATACAAACAGATATCAAAGCATATATGTTATATGATGAATATTTGGAAATAGTACCTAGAAGTAGCATTGGATTTAAAAAAGGATTAATGTTAGTAAATACATGTGGAATTATAGATAGTGATTATTATAGTAATCCAGATAATGATGGGAATATAGGGTTTAAATTTAAAAATTTAACAAATAAAACAGTAGAATTAAAAGCAGGAGAAAGAATTTTACAAGGGATATTTAAGAAATATTTATTAGTAGATGAAGATAATTGTAATATAATTAGAAAGAGTGGGATTGGGTCGACTGATGACTAACTATGAAAAAATAATTAATAGTAATGTGGATGAATTAAGTAAATTCTTTTCTCAACAATTTACATGTGACATATGTGTTTATCAAGGTGAGCAAGAATGTAAAAGTTTAACTCATGAAAAAGAGAATTGCATAATTGGAATTAAAAAGTTTTTAGAAAAAGAATATAAGGAGGATTAATATGTTTAGTATAGGTGATTCTGTTGAAATAACAATTGATAAATCTCAATTAAATGAAATATTAAAAAATAATAATGAATTAAGAGATGATATTATGAAATGTTACAACACTAAAATTGGAACTATAACAGATAAATTTTTACCCAATAATATAATCAATGAACCATATTATTGCTTAGATATTGCAGATAATGTATGCTGGAAAGAATCAGAGTTAAAGTTAGTGAATGGAGAGTAATCTTATGAATCTTTTAATTAATTTTATATTATTAATTATACTTAGTTATGTTTTAGAGAAATCTTTTCAATTAACTAAATTTTATAAACATATAATGATTAGCATTGTGATGTTATCAGTTATATTAATTATTTTTAATAGTTTTGATTTATTATTTTAAGGAGGATATATTATGAAAATGAATAAAAAAGAACAAGAACAATTTGAAAATTATGCAATAAAATTTGCACGTGACCTTAAAAATATCTTTACATTTGAAAGCAGTGAAAGATATTTAAAACAGCAATCTATGTGGAAATGGAGTGCGTTTTGTGTTGAATATTTGGCAAGATACAATGTGTTTGGAGATATGGAAGCTGATGAACTAATAGAAAATCAATCTTTATATAGAAAATATGAGAAAATAGTAATTCCCGTTTTCAGAGAATGTATACAAGAACTTGGAATAGAAAGAGAAGAAAAAATAAAGGAAGAAAGAAAAAGAGCAAGAGAAGAATCTAAAAAAGGTAAAACTAAACGTAAAAAGAAATAGTTAATATGAGGTGATGTTATGGGGAGTAAAATAGACAGAACTGGTGAGAAAAATATTAATAACTTTGGTAGTGAGATGATTATTGTGGAATATAATGGGAGTAGAGACGTAGATATTTATTTTCCAGAGTATGACTGGACTGCTAAAGGTGTAAGGTATGCTCATTTTAAAGACGGTGGAATTAAATGTCCTTATGAAAAAACCGTATTTGGAATGGGTTGTTTAGGGGAAGGTAAGTATAATCCTTATAAAAATAAAAGAGCTACTAAGGTGTATGCTACTTGGAAAGATATGTTAAAAAGATGTTATTATGAAAAGTATCAAGAAAAACATCCTACCTATAAAGATTGTAAAGTGTGTGATGAGTGGTTAAATTTTGAAAACTACGAAAGATGGTTTGAAGAAAATTATTATGAAGTTAATGGGGAATCAATGTGCTTAGACAAAGATATTTTAGTTAAACATAATAAAATTTATAGTCCAGAAACTTGTATTTATGTTCCTCAAGCTATAAATAAATTATTTACTAAATCTGATAAAACGAGAGGTAAGTCAGTTATAGGTGTGCATCGTTATATAAATGGAAAATATCAAGTAAGTTGTAATTTAATCAACTTAGAAACAGGTAAGTCAAAACAAAAAACATTGGGTTATTATGATACGCAAGAAAAAGCATTTGAAGTGTATAAATATTACAAAGAAAAGAATATAAAAGACGTTGCCGATTATTTTAAAGGGCAAATACCCGATAAATTATATCAATCTTTATACAACTATATCGTTGAAATAGATGATTAACTCAAAAAATAGAAAAAGTTAGGAGTAGAAATTAATCTACTCCTTTTATTTTGTAGGTGTAAACTATCAATGAAGTATTTCAAACGCCTTAGAATTGATTCTACGAAGTCGTTATTTCTTAAATACTAGGAAATTTTATATAATTTCTAAATACTTTTTATTGACGAACCCATATCCTTGAGTTGTATATACACTTACCCATCCATTAAGACTATACCCAATAGTTACAATGTCATCTTTCTTTAATGTGAATTTAACTTTACCCAAATTACCATTTGAATCTGGTCTAGTTGCTCTAACATTTAAAGTTGTGCATCCGATTACTTTTGCTCGTATGTTATATGCTTTTTTGTCTTCTATTATTTTATTTGCAACTGTAGTTTCATTTGAAGTTTTTACTTCTTCTCCATATTTATATGCTTTTAATAATGGATAGAAATTATTTTCAAACGCTTTTTTGGTATTTCCAAATCCCATAAAATTAGTACCAGGACAACTCTTACGAGATTTAGTAGGATAATAATCCCATAAACAAGTGCCACCAGAAGTAAACCATGAATGTGGTCTGATATAACTTGAACTTTTAGGTATATTAAATTTCTCTGCTAACAAAGAAAATACAAATATTACAGCTTTTCTTTGTTCTGCAGTCATTATATCGTAACCTTTATCGAAGTTACCATATATTTCTACACACACTGCGTTAGTGTTCCATCCTGCTATTCCTATTGGTGTAGAGTTTAAGTTTCTACCTGTTGTTACTTTACCGTTAGGAAATATGTTAAAGTGTTGTGCTATGTAATGACCATGACCATCAGAACTATGCCATGTTTGTTTACCATATGCATCTAACGATTGTGTTCTTCCTAACTCTTTATTGTTACCGTATACTCTTTGGTCGGTTCCACTCCATGTAGAATAATCAGGTAATCCCATGTGGTGTACTTGTAATCTTGTTATTTTTCTCGTTGGATGTTGTTTATCTAACCATTCTTTAAATTCTTTTTCGTTTTCTAATAATGTAAAACCATTTTGTGTTTTCATAACTTTATCATCTCCTATAGAAATAAAAAGAGAGCAGATAAAATCCACTCTCTTTTGGGTTGGTTTATATTTAAAATATAAGGAACTATAAATTAATCTCACTTATAATTTAAATAGTAGTATTATAAAATAATTAATAAAGTTTTTGGGATATGATTTTGATAAAATTTATCCTTACTTTATTATAATATTTTACATTTCATTTTACAATACTTATTTATTGTTTTGTATTAAATTCCTAAATGCTTCATATAGACCTGTTGAAGCTAATCCTGTTATTAATCCACCTAAAATTATATTAAAATCAATATGTTGTGCGTTAAATATAGCTACTATTACACCTACTAACGCCATAATTAACGGTATGTATTTATTGTCTATTTTAGGCACTGAAGTTTTAATTATATAACCTATAGCTAAACAAAATAACATTACTCCACCATTTATTAAACTCATATATAAATCTAAATCAATCATTATTCATCTTCTCCTTTTCATGTTCTTTCATATCTCTAATATCATGTTTTAAATCGCTCATATCATGTTTTAAATCGTCTATCTTTTCATTAGTATCTCTTACTTCATTACTTATTTCTTTAATTGTTAAAGAGAATTCATTTACAGTCTTATGAAATTCTTCTACTGAAGTTTTATATAAGTCTCTATTTTGATTGGATTCATTTAAAACTTGTTGTATTAAAATCCATACCAACATCACAAACACGCCCATTGCACCATAATTACTAAGAACCTCCAATAAATCCATTATTAGCACCACCTTTCTTTATTAATTATTTTATTTATTATAAAGTTACAGTTATTTCAATATATGGTCTTGTTGTTCCAGTACCACTAAAATATCCATAATCTGTAATTGCAAACCCAGATGGTGCTAATAATCTAAATCCATCAATAGTACCATTTTGTATAGATTGTATTGCTGTATCATTTAAAGTTAATGTTAATGTCCCACCTTTGTTAAAATGAGTACTACTGCAATATTGAGTAGAATTAACATTACTCATTGAGAAACTTGTAGGTCTATAATTACTCATATTAGTAGCCCCACTGATTATTGTATTTAATCCAGCATAATAATATGAATGTAAATTTATCAATTTCAATTTTACACTTGTTATAGTTCCTAATTGTCGTGCTTGTTCAAATAAACTTTTAAAACATATTACTCCTAAATAATTGAAATTAGGATAATATCCTTGATATATTCTATCTCTTCTATCATCATTGAAATTATCTGTAAATGTACCTGTTGTACTAGAACTACGATAACTTCCACTCCAATCAGCATAACCTTTTATTATATTAGAAGAAGGAGATGGTTGTGTCCCACCTCCCGTAGAGCCTCCTTCTAAATCTATTCTTTCCATGCCAGTTGAAGTTTTTCTATATATTGGACAAGATACATAACCTGTACTTGTTTTTTTGTATATACTCACATTATTTAAAGAGTTGCCTTTTTTGATGTATATTCCACTCATAAGGCACCTCCTAAATCATAGTAGAAACTTGAGTATCAGTTAATACAGAATCATATATTCTTATATATTCATAATCATTAGCTGTATTTGTTGCGTTGTATAAGAATTTTAATGTAGATGCACAAGTTTTGTATGTTCCTTCGTATTTATTAGTTCCTACATTTAATGTGATTTTCTTTTGCGTTGCATTATGTCTCAATATTATAGTTGTATCACCTGTTGCTTGTTTTCCAGTAATATTATCTCCGTTTCCTTTTGCAAAGAATGTAGTATTACTTTGAGTAGGAATTATATTACATATCATATTATCTTGCCATGTACTCGTTCCTGAACCTAAAGTTATAACATTATTTCCTGAGCTTAGTATAGTTGCTCCAGTAGGATTTACAGATAATTTAATTACCATTGTATAATCAGTTAAATTTAATGCTCCAACATTACATACAAAATATTTATCTTTATCAAATCTAACTCTACCATTAACTTTTTGAACACTACCATTTATTGTTGCTTTTTTATCTCCAATTAAATCAGTCCAAGAAGTAGATTTTGATGTAAAGTTAGATGCATTTAATTCAAATACAGGATTTACAGTAGGAGTTACTGTTGTTGATGTTGCATTAGCAGTTATAACCACATTACCTGTTACACTTGATATTGTTATTTTGTTATTTGCTACAGTAGTACTTGTGACATTTACTCCACCCATAGTTACTATTATAGTATTCATTGTATATCCAGAGTAAGGTGAAAGTGTTGCTGAATATGAAGATTTAGCTGTTACAGTTTGTGTTGAATTATTAGTACTGACATTGGTTAAATTATTTGTTATTGTGTATTTAGTTGTTATTCCAGAATCTCCACTTGCAGTCCCATCTATTTTAATTAATATATCGTTCTCTCTAGCATCACTAGGAAATTCAGAACCAGTATAAACTCTAATTCCATTTATTTCAATACAACCTAATGCTAATCTACTATCGTTTACATTACTATTTTTTCTCATTTCAAATTGAGACTTACTGACGTTATAATCTATTTTTCCTTCAACTGAAACATTTATATCTCCGTTAACATCTAATCTATCTGTTACATTTTTAATTGTATTGATTTCATTTATATCAGCTTTATTAACATAAGCTTTATCAAATCTATAATCTTCAGCACCTAGATTTGAACTTATACCTTTACCATAAGGTATAATACCATCTTTAGTTGTACGAATAGCTCTTGTTTCATTACCATCTTCAGTAATCATACCTTTATAGCCGTCTATCTCTTTAAGTAATAGACCTTTTGTATCTTTTGTTTTTTCTATATAATTATCATGTGTATGATTTATATCAGCGTACTTTTTATCACAATTAGATTTAAATTCAGTTAATGTAGTTTTAACACTGTCTTGTAAATCTTTAATATCTTTTTCACTAGCAAAGCCGTCAAAATCAATATTGTTATTGTCCATTATGATTTCAACTAACCACGTTCCTATATAACTTAATCTACATTTATAATACCCTCGAGCTAATCTATAAGCATAATCTTTTTCTGTGCTTCTAAATGTAGCATATATAACTTCGGAGGTGTTTATATATAATATAAATTCATTATGGAAGTTTATAGTAGGAAGTTTTATTATTAAATCATTATCTGTAGAAACACTTTGATATTTATCTAGTGATAAATTTATTTCACCATCTACTGGAAGTTTGTTTACAACTAAATTATCCAAAGCATAATACATTGCATCTTCTAATTTGTTCATTTTTTGAGCTGTTATAGTGGTTTTATCTTTCCATGTAGTTTTATTATATCTTTTATTTTTATCAAACACATCTACTTCGTCACCAATAGTTATATGAGAGTTTCCTATTCCTCCTTTATCTATTTCACTAGATGTATCTTCTGAATAATCTATTATAGGATTAACATGAAATTGATTGTAAATTATAGGCAAACTAATTTCACTATTATCTTCTCCAAACAATTTAATTTGAAAATTATAATCTCCTACTTCAACTACTTCATCAACTATATCTTCTGTAACTTTTAAAATTATTTCATCTATATCTACTGCTGTTTTTGGAAGAGCTACCCTAGTTCCATTTGGTTTTTCCAATGTTATTTGTGAATAACTTGCTCCCTCAATACCTTTCCCATTAGAAAATTTATAAGGGAATCCTTCAATAGTAAAATAAATTACTACATCTTTATCTTTTTTACTTAAAAATATGTCATTATCTAATGTTGCTTTGCCACTTTTAATTCTCATATTAAATTTACCATACATAAAATCACCTCCTATTTACCAAAACAAGTTAAAAATACTGTAAAGCTACCTTCTAATTTTATCTTTGAATCCAAATGTCTTAATCCTATTTTTACTTTATCTTTTCCAGACGGAATAGCTACAACATTTAGATTGCTATAAATATATTTTGTAGATTCACAACTACAAGCTACTGTGAGAATCACATTAGGAAATGATTTTTTTAATGTGATTTCCTGCGTTATATTTTCCGAACTACCATCAGCAGTTAATGAAATAGTCATACATTCTACTATCATTCCATTTATGTTATTATAAATATAATCATCACCTAATGTAACTGAACTTGAATTATCTCCAATTGTAGTTGTTCCTAATGATTGCCATGCACCATCAATTTTTCCTAATATTGATAAATTCATTAAACCACCTCCTAAAATCCATTTTTGTGATTAGCTCTTACATATGTTGGATAATCAAAATAACAAGTATCGAAGTCTACATCTACTCCACCGTAACCACTTAATTTCTTATATCCACCTTGCCACAACTTAACATCAGTTCTAGTCCAAGTACAAGCTGAACTCCATTGAGCCACCCATATGTGGTCAGTATATTTTACATTACTCCAATTTACATAACTTGTTGCCCATGAGTTATTAGTGTAAATTCCTGCCATATATCCTGCATCATTTATTATTTGACAAAAAGCGTTCATACAATTTGTCAATACAGTCTTACCGGGATTGCCTAATTTATTAACTAAATCATTTTCTTGGTCGAAGAATATTGGGAATTCAAATGTTTGAGAATATTTATTTAATTGTTGAACCACCCAATTTGCCTCTACTTTAACTTTTTCAACTGTATTTGCATATGAGAAAAAATACACACCTACAGGTATTTTATTTTCAACACATCCTTTTAAATATTCTTCAAATTTAGGGTCTATTATAGGTTGTCCACCTTTTCTGCTACCATAACCTATTCTAAGTATTGCAAAGTTAGTTTCACCATAAGTTTTAATTTTAGCAAAGTCAAGATTTCCTTGATATTTAGATATATCTACACCCATACAAGGTACTGTAAATCCTGTATTACCACCTACTTCCCCTGTTCCTCCTGCATCAACTGTTATAGTAGATATAGTTACATATGAGGAATTAGCATTTATATATCCTATACTATTATTGTAACTTACTTTAACCCATGAAGTATTTGTATAAGTTTCAAGTATTGGTAATGTATATCCGTTAGGTATAGCACCTAATACTGGATATTTTACTCCCATACCACTTCTAACATTTAAAGCATTACAAATTACTTTTGCAACTTTAGTAGTAGAAGATAATAATAATCCCACATACGCTTTACCTGTATTTTCTCCTATTGCAGTAGCAGTAGGTTGGTCTTTGCAGTTTACAGCGAATACGGGAAGACTGTGTGAAGAACTCAATCCTAAAGCATCATTACTTATTGTTCCTGTTATTTGGAACACCTTACCATCTATATCTTTTCCAGTGTCTGCAAATTTAACATATTGTCCAACATATCTTTGGTCAGTAGTTAAACATATGTTTTTATCTGGATATTTATCACTTGTAAATTCTGAATCTATATAATAACCCATTATAGTTGAGTCTAAAGTTAAATTAGATACCCATACGGTTTTATCTTCAGCAGGTGGTTTTACAGGTGTTGGATTACTCGGAACATCTTTTCCGTCGTCATCATCGTCTTTAGGTTCTTCATATATTCTTATCCATAATTTATATTTTGGGTCACTAGGAATATCTTTACCAATATATATTTCTTCTTCTGTGAAATGTTCAAACATATATTTAAAAACTGAATTTAAATTATCAAACTTTGTACCTTCAACTAAACCCTCTTTATAACTACATAATTCTTTTCTCATTGTTTCTATGAGTTCATCTTTACTCATATCTGTATTCTCTAATAAAGCTCCTATACCTTTTACTTCATAATCTACTTTTATTTCATCTGTTAATTCTTCAAAAGATTTAACTATAATACATTCCTTATCTTCATCGTATTCTGGCTTTATTCCGTTTATTTTTTTAAATCCATATTTAATCATTAAATCTTCATTTGTATTAAAATTAGTAATTAAAACACCATCAGAAGTTTTATAATTTACTGGTGCAAAAACTAATTCTCCATTAATAATTTTACCGTACATATTATACCTCCTTTATTAACTTTTTTACAAAAATAAAAGAAGAGGAAAATAGTCCTCTTCTTAAAATAGAAATAATTAAACTTTTGAATAACAACATGGTTGATTTCATGTACATTAATATTATGTATTATTATTTAAAATTATATACGCAATATTTTTAAATTGTGAACTAACTTATAGTTATATATCCCAATGATATCAATTTAGATTTAAATGCATTTTTTACAGATTCAAGCCCATATGTATTGTAATGTGTATCATCCACACCATCTCCACCAGCTTTGCCCGCATTTAAATCAGATGCTCCCATTAATATACTTGCAGGTACTTGCCCTAATGCAATTCTTGATTTATCCACATCTGTAGCTGTTATATTATTTTCAGTAAGAGAATTGTCTATTAAATATTGTCTTAAACTGAAATAATGTTCACCAAAAGTATTAGTAAATAAAGTTTCAACTTCTGTTGTTATAGTTCTAGTTGATTCATTTCTTAATCTATAACCTGTTGCTCCAGTTGCTATTATATATTTTGTTCCTTGATAATAATCAACCATACTCTGTACTTGTGCTAATAATTTGGAAGGAGTATCATCCCAACCACTATTTGTTCCTAAATAAATTATCATTACATCATCATTTTTTCGTACTTCTGATGTTTTTGATATAACCTCTGTATTTGCATTAACTTGAACTGCATCACCTTCTTCATATCTTGTAAAATAATACTTATTATTTTTGTATGAAATAGAACCTTCTATATTAGATATAGTAACTGGATTATAATTACATCCTGTTGATAAAACAGGACTATTACTAAATGTTTGATTGTCTTTACTCTCCAACGCGACTTCTACCTCTGTACAAGTAGCAGGTATTGTAAATGCAGTTTTTACATGGGCTTGATTTCCTCCTTGTCTGCATGATGTAGAAGTTGTATATTCCCCACTAATAGCCATATTTTTAACATTGTGAGTTGTTATTTCATTTTGTAATCTTGAAGGCCACGCAAGCCCATCTGTTCCAGTACTTGTAGTAGAATCTCCCCATGTTGATATAACTGGAATAGAAGTAGAGCCTAAATATGCTAAGGTTACATTCGCACTTGAACCATATAGTTTTGATATATTTGTATATGTTGTAGAATCTTTAACCATATACACAGATACTGTTCCACAATTTTGCAACATTTGGTCTGCCCTAGTTACACCTTTTGATAATATTTCTATTTTTTTCAATGCTATATCTCCACTAAAACAGTATGGTAAATTCGTTACATTTTCGGGAACAACTATACTTTCTAATGCTGAACATTTATATAACGCCATATTCATATCTGTTGTGCCACTTGGTAACCCGTATATTTTTTTTAATTTCGTACATTCTTTAAATGTTTGATTTAAATTTGTGCATAATGTTAATTTGCTTAAATCTTGTATATATTCTAATTCTGAACAATTTGCAAATGCTTGAGACATTCCCGAACATTTCACATATTTATCTAATCCCACTACAAATTTTAATTTAGAGCATCCATTCCAGGTATTTGATAAATTATCAACTCTATCACAATCGTATTTAAACCCAATTAGAGAAGTACAGTTCGCAAATGCAGAAGTTAATGATGATGTAGCTATTTGATTTATTGTCCCATACTGATTTACTACTGTAGCACTATCTATTTGTATATATTGTATAGTGGTATTTGCATTAAATGTAGCTGACTTAACGATAACCTTTTTATTTACTCCGTCAACTTCCATAGTTGCAGGAACTATAATGTTTGATTTTGCCCCACTGTATGCTCCTAGAATAACGTAATCACCATTTACAGTATTATCTGTAAAATCGGCACTTGTTACGGTGTAAGCTCCTGTAGGGAACGTTGTATCTACACTATACTCACTACCTTCTGCAACGGCATAAATACTCACATTTGATTCTGTTAATAACTCATCACTATTCATAAATTTTACATTTACTGTTTCACTTGTGTCTATACTACCAACAGTAATAGTAACATATTGATAAGTGTTATAATTATTAGGTGTGAAAGTTAATGAAGTTTTATTTACACTCAAAATATCACTATCCTCTATTATGGTAATTGTTTGATTTTGATTTGGTTTAGTGTCTAATTTTACCCCTATAGTAGCAGAACCATTTTCTTTTATTTTTACAAAACTATTATCAAATACAAGATTTCCATATACAGGTTTTTCTACAGTTCCACCACTTATTACTAACCTAGATAACTCTATATTTCCCAACATTAATTTTATAGTGTTATTATCTCCTGCTACTAATTTTAAACTTTTTAAATCCTTCGCAATATCTTTACATTGTGCATCAATTTCATTTAAATTTTCTCTTAATACCTTACCATCTTCACACAATACATTATCATCAGTAGACCAAAATGACACAACATTCCCATTTTCATCACTATATTTATTCTTCATATACTTCATTATTTCATACCTCCTAATTTATATAACACTCTTCAGAAGAAATTTTATTAAAAGGAATTTTTGTAATAGTTCCTGTTTCTCCTCCCGATGCGTCGCCTTTAACTATTGGCACATTTTCATCATGTATTAAAGTATCTCCATACCAAATTTCATTTAAATAATTTAATTTTATTTGACATAATACATCTTTTTTTAATATTGGTTGTGTTCTCCATGCTATACTCGGAAATATTAAAACTAAATCATCCACTGTTGGTCTAATAAATAAATTCAATTCCACAAATTCATCCATATCTGGTAACACAATAGTTGATAATGTTTCTGTTTTTAAATATTGATATTTATCTGATGTCAAATTTAATTTATCTTCATCATCTGAAACAACTATATTTAAATAATCTACTATTTGTTCTTTTTTATTTTTTATTTTATTGAATTTATATAATTTGAAATAATCTTCATCTAAACATAATAATCCATATGTGTTTTCTTCAGTGTTACTAGTAATATATACGTAATTTTTATTACCTTCTAAATATACTATTTCAGTACTTGAATTAAAATCTTTTACCCAACCTTTTAATATATAAGAACCTTTAGATAATTCAGAAATAATCACTGGTGTATCTTCTGTTCCTTTTTTAATTGTATATCCTTTTGTTTCTTCTAATTCTAATAATTTGTTTTTATGTTTTATTATTTCATCTGTAAGTTCACTTGTTGCTTGTTCTAATTTATTCAATTTTGTATCAGTTATTATATCTCCAGATATCCAAACAGTTCTATTATAAGAACCATCAACGTTAAAAGTTCTTAATTCTTTACCGTACTTAGCTGTTTTATAATTATCTATCGTTGCTACATTTGTTGTCCCATATGATAAATCGTCATCTTCTACTTCACATTCCAATACAGACATAATAAAATAAGGGAGTTTCATTCTCCCTCCCTTATCATCGTAAAGTCTAATATGAACATGATAATTACCAATTTCATCAATTTGATTCATTATCTCATTGTTTATGGTGAATAATATTTTATTATCAATTATAGGTACTATATCTGATTTGATTTGTTTTTTTAACGGACTTACCAAAACTACATCAGATAATAAATAATTAGAACTTAAATCTAAATAATCAGTATCCATCAATTTAAAATAAACATCTATTCCTTTATCGTGCGAAAATATTGATAATTCACGATTTAAAACACTTTTTTGTTTATTGATAATTATTGAATATTCTTTTTTCATTTATTTACTCCTTTCTAAGTAGTTGTATTATTTTCAAGAGCATCTAATCTTGATTCTATATTAGATAATTTTGAATTTATTGTATCTATTTTAGTAGATAAGGTGTTTACTTGATTTTGAACTTCTAAGATTTTATCATTTAATCTTTTTTCAATTTGTTGTAAATTAACTTCACTTGTTGCTGAATTAATTAAATTTATACAGTTTAACATTTGTGAATTTAATTTATTTCTAGCCTCCCTATATAATGCTATTCTTATATTGAATTCTTTTCTTTCATTTTTATCAAAAATTAAATCTTTCATATCTACTCGTATTGAATTAATGAAATTTGTATGTTTTGCTTTAAAATCATCAAAATATTCTTTTAATAATTGTTTATTATTATCTCCTAATTTCTCATTATTATAGTAAGATTGATAACTAGCTTCTATTTTAGAAACATAATTAACCATTGCATTTGCTAAAGCGTCTAATGAATTATATTGTGCTACCGTTAATTTTCCATCTGTATTTAATAATGAATTAGTTATAGGGAGCATATCATTTGAGTATTTTTGATTTGCATCAAAATATTCTTGAATAGTTTGTTGTTCTTTAGCAAATGAATTAATTAGTGAAGCCTGTAATTCATTCATATTGTTAGATAAATCGTCTATTCTAGTATTTGTATTATATACTTCATCTGATATAGTACTTGAAGCTCCTAATGTTTTTTCACCTTCTGAACCTATGGACAATATTGTACTACATGAATCTTTAAAAGAAGATAATGTTATCAATATCGTAGTTATATTAGATGTTATAGACGAAATATCTACTAATGTTATATTTTCTCTATTATCTTCTGTAATAATTTTAATTTCTACAATTAAATCAGCCAGCATTTTTTGCAAAGATAGTTGATATTCTAAAAAAGATGTTGTATCTACGTCATTAGAATTTTCTGCCATCATATCAATTAAAGCATCACTATATCCAAGCATTTCTTGAAATTTATTATTGATTATATCTAATCTATAATTAACATCTGCTTTTTCAGCTGAATTAAATGTCTCGTCGGAAAGTCTATCGGTTAATGTAGTTTTTAAATCTATCATTAAAGAATTGGAATTTATTATAGACGTATTTAATCTTTCTTTAATTTGTTCAAATGATAAGTTTTCTTGATATTCTTTTGATAAACTTTCAATATTATCTTGAGTGATTTCAAGTTGTTTTTTATAAAATTTGTTGTTCTCATTGACATCCTTTAATTTCTCTGCTATTGACTTTTTATTATATCCATCAAATAGCATTTCTAATAAATCTGTTGTAGTTGTTACTCCTATGCCATCTATATTTTTAATTATAAATATCAAGTCTTCTTTGTCATCTAATTTATTATTTGTGGGTATTAATTCTGATGATTTTATTTTCCAATAAATATATTTATTGTTAGTATATATATTATTTATATTATATATTATATTGTCATATAATATTGTCATATCCTTGATATAAATGTATCCTTGATTAGGTGTGTTATTAATTATTGCCATTTACATCACCTCCTAATAAAAATAACACCTATGTTTTATAGGTGTTTATACTAAATTTATTAATTATTTTTAATCTGTAATTTCAACTATATAATTATACATACCATTATATAATTTTTCTGGTATTTTATTTTTATAGTAATCTGCAACTTCTTTAATATTCTTTTCTTTGTAGTATCTATAAATTTCAAACGCCTTCTCTTGACTATCATAATAGCCTAAGTGTTTCCATTCACTTTTATTCTTTTCAAAATTATACAAGCTGTAATAAGCTCGATATTTATTTTTAAATGGGCTTACACCTATAGGGCATTTTCCCCTATCATTATCACGTTTAGTAAATAACTTATTTATTGTTTGTGGTACAAATATACAGGTTTCTGGTGAATAAACTTTATTTCCTTTGCACAAAATATCTTTATCCAGACACATTGTTTCTCCTTCAATCTCATAATAATTTTCCTCATACCATTTACCAAAGTTCTGGAAATTATGCCATTTTTCACTTACTTTACAATTCTTATAAGTCAAGTGTTTTTCATGAAGTTTTTCATCATAACATCTTCTTAACATATCACACCAAGCAGAATAAACTTTAGTTAGTTTTCCATTTTCTCTACATTTATATTTACCTTCATCTAAATAACCAACTCCATAATATCTTCTTTCATATGGACATTTTATATTACCATTTTTAAACACGTCATATCTTGTGTTTTTCGCAATCCAATTATATTGAGGAAAATACACATCTATACTATTTGCTTTTCTATACTCTACTATAATCATCTCACTACCAAACGTATTATAATTCTTTTCACCTATTCTATCTGTTTTATTCATAAATATCTCCCCTTTATTAATTATTTTTGTTTCCCTTTTTATTCTTTCCAATTGCAACTTCAATTAAACCTTTTGAAACGCTAACTATTTAATATTGTCCAATAAATAGTATTTCTAATGTTTTTGTCTGTATCATAGAATTTAGTGAAATTAATTAATACGCCATCTCCATTATTCATATAATTTTTAAATGCTGTTTTAAATCTTGACAAACTACCATTATTGTATGCTATTTTGTAAGTGTCAGTAAAACTGTAATTTTTGATATTACTTGTACCCCATTCGATTACATATCCATCTAAACGTTTTGGATTAGTCCAGTTTGAAGTACAAGCTTGTATAGTAGAACCTGCCACGATATCGCAATCTGTCATGAGGATACCACTATCTGTTGCCATAAGTATACCATCTAATTTAATTTGACTACCATCTGCATTTCTCCATATTTTACCATCCAACTCTGGGAAATACACTAATGTTCCATATGGTAAATTTCCACAACCAAAAGTTTTACCCATATGAGTACCTAATCCAGAACGTCCACCTTTATCGTTTTCGGTTGCATTATAGCAAGTACATCTCAATCCTTTAAATTTATAAATGTATTCATGTCCATTTATAATACCTTGTTCATTGAAACAGTTCTTATATTCTTCTACGCCATTACCAATATTCGTATTTCCGTTAGAACTGTTTTTATCAGCTTCAGCTACCTGTGGTAATCTAAAGAATATCCATTGATTTTTATCAAAAGTTCTTTTTCCTTTTCTTATACCACTTGAATAACCAGATGCCTCATACATTTCGTAATCTGAATATCCGTAAATCATAACATGATGAGTTCTACAAGTAAATACATTATTTCTACTAAAACTTACTCCATCATTAACACAAAGAACAATATCCCCTGGTTTTGCATCTTTTAATCCTTCTTCTTTATATAACCAATATTCAGCACCTAATTGTTTTAATTTAGCTTGTAAAGAACCAGCACTGCATGACAATGCACGAAGTTCTGGTATACCTGCGTAATCATAACAACATCCAACATAGCTCGAACAATCCCATCCATATGTTTGATATGGAGTTACCCAAGAAGGTTGGTAATAGCGTGTTGAACCTAAAACTTCACTCATAGCTTTTATTGTATTAGGCTTTCTGAAATCCACTGTTCTATAAAATTGGCTATAGTTTGCTTGATGGTTTACACACATTCTTACTATTTCTTCAGCCTTTTCCATAATCTTTTCTCTATATGGATTTACATTTGTAGTTGTATTATCATTATCATCTGGAACAATAGTAGAACCAACGTTATTCTTGATTTGATATTTGATATTATTTAACAATATTTTACAACCAGCAACATTTAAATCTATGCCATTATAAGTATAATATGAAGATAAAATATTATTTTCTACCATTCCACCTTGCACTGTTATAGATTTTAATCCTAATTCTGTTGCCGTTTTTTGTAATGTACTATTATAACTTTTTATTTGTGAATTCAATTGTGAATAACTATAATCTGTAGTAACATAATTCACACCCACTGGTATTTCGTTTACAACAAATATATATTTACCTGTGTATTTATTTTTTACACTTTCTAAGAATAATTTAACTTTACTCACATCACATATCGAAGTATTATTTAATCCCAACATAATAACTATCGCTTGAGGATTAGAAGGATAAACTGTAACATCAAAATCTTCTACATTTTCACCAATATAAGTCATTTTAGGATTTAAATTATAGTCTTGTAAATTTTGAATTCTCTTCGTACCAATTATTAAAACATTATCTAAATCATCTATATTTATTTCTGCTTCTTTTGCACTTACCGTTACCACACAAGATGCTTTTATATTTGTGTTCTTATTTGATATTACTGTTATCTCACATTTACCTTGCCCTACACCTGTAATTAATCCTTCATTAGACACTTTAGCTATATTACCATTGGAACTAATATATGTTACTGATTGATTTGCATTTGTAGGTATTACTGTAGGTAAAATATAAACTGATTCATGTTTGTCTATTTCTACGAGATTATTATTTAGTCTTATACCTGTAACTTTTACATTATCGCTATCTCCCATATCCATTTCTACTACAACTTTACAAGTGTCGGTTTTATTTCCATCTTCTGTTATAACAGTTATTATACAAGCCCCATATCCGTTACCTACAATAACACCATCTGTAACACTTGCAATGTTTTCATCTGATGATATCCAAATTATATTTTTGTTTTTAGCGGTATCTGGTAAAACAGTAGCTTTAAGAATATACTCTTCGTCAAGATTAATTTCTATTGTATGTTGATTTAAATCTACACTAGAAACGCTATCAATATACGCTTTATCGGGAGAAAAATCTAAATCTAAATTTATATCAGTAACTAAAGAACTACTTACTTTATTATACTTTTGTTTATTCCATAACCATTTATTTACAGAAATTATTTTTTTAGTTTCTTTAGATTTCTTTAATAAATCAGCTATAACTCTTGTATTCTCTTTATTTGTCTTTTTATTTGAGAATGTTAGATTTAAAGTATTATCATTATAATTCATAGACCAACCGGTAAAGAAAACTAAATCTTCTTTATTTCTTTCTTTATCATAAGTAGATATTACATCACCCAAACCTAGTTGAACGTTTGGAATTAATCTAGTTTTATCACCTAATAATCTACTGATAAAATTTACTGAATCTATTGTAAATTCTACTGTAGGTTTACATTTTGACTCTAGTATATGTTGTCCAGTTTTAATTAACTCATTTGCATCTAAAAAACTATCATCTGAATATGTATCATAATAAATATAATCTTTTAATTCATTTAATAATTTTTCATTAAACAACAAATTACCAGCTTCATCTTCTGAAGTTTCTCTTCTACATAATTTGTTTAATTTATTTATTTTAACTTCCAATTCTTTTGTTTCTTTTTCTAATATGCGTATTTGATTCGAAACATCTTGTAGTTCTAAGCGTGATATATCTAGTTCACTTTTTATATCATCTAATAAATAATATTCTTCTTCGGTTTCCATATCATTATATCCATCAATTATATTTTGTAATTGATTACATTTAGTCATTAATATGTTTTCCGAAGAGTCTAACTTTGATAATTCTGAATTTTTTTGAGTCTTTAAACTTACATATTCTTTCCACTTATCTATTCTTTTAGGTGTCAATTCTTCAAATAATTTTAAAGCTCTAATTAATTCTTTACTCATATCTTCGTTTTCTATGAAATAAGAATAATTTTCAATATAATTTAATCCAGTTGGATTTGCCTCTTCAACTATACATTCTTCTTCATTTCCTTCGAGAATTAATCTTGTAACAATGTCTGAAGAATTGTAAGTTTTTTCTAGTGATTTTAAATAATTATCTTTATGCAATATTAATTTTAAATCATTTCCAAAACCATCAATATCGTATAAATTTATTTTTTTATTCACTCTATCGAATATAGGAACACAACAGAATTGCTCAGCTATAGTTTCGGTTATAAATGAATAAAATGAAGTATTAGTTTCTTCTTGCATACGAACTTTAGGTTCACCATTATCCATATATCTAACCTCATCATCTATGTGTCCTAATTTCCAACCTGTCTGTTGATATAAATACTCATCAAAAGAATATATATTTGTTTCCTCATCTTTATCCTTTAACATTAATCCACAATCAGATAATGCTATTGTATTCTTTTCTAACTTATTTTCTAATCCATATGCTGTAATTGATTTCGTATGATTAGATTGATTTTCTGTTATTTCTTTTATAACAAAATACTCACCATCAACACAGATTAATCTTTCGGCTATAACTTCATCATATACATAATAATCTTGCATTTCTTTACTGAAATTGTTTCTATATTTAAGAGGTATTGTAAAACTAATAGTGTCCACTTCATCAATACTTCTTGTTTCTTCATCTAAATAAAACAAAGGTATTTCAGCTATAACATCACCATTTAATTTAGTTAATGTAATATGTTTTATAGGTTTTAATTCTTTTATAATTATTTCGTTCATAATCATCACCTATATTATTTCTGGAAAATTACAATAAATAATAATAGTACATTCGCCTTCAATTACTAACTGATTATCACCTTGTTTTAATTTAATCCAATTTCTATTACAGTCTGATATAGGATAATATCGCTTATCACTTTCAACTAAATACATCTTATTATCTATTTTAATAGTTTCTTCTTCAATTAAATTGTTTATCACAAAATCATTTATTTTTACAACTTGATTCTTTTTACAATTACTTTCTATAACAATTAGTGGCTCATAATCTAAATCTCCACTATTATATATATTTATTAATTCTTTTCCTTTTACTTCTTTTTCTATTATTACCTTTCTATAAGCATATTGATTTAATGGTTTAAAAGTGACTTCTATACAGCCCATAGGTTCTCCATATGTAAATTTCTTTTGTATTTTTATGCATTTAAAATAATATACAAAATCTAAATTATCATATGAAATAAATTCTTCAAAATCATCACTAATTAACCATCTTCTAATTTCTTTATAATTTTCATAAGTCCAGATTAAGGGAGTCCCATTTTTTTCTAAATATAATTGTAAGACTACATCTTCTGGTTCTTCATTTTTTTCATTATACAAATCTAAATTATCTTCTTTTTCCAAACTTTTATTATAAGGTACTCCAAAATCATTTAGAACATCATTATCAGTGGTTAATATACTTAAAAATTTATCCTTAGATTGTTTTCCTTTCCATATAAAATATTGACTTTTAAACAACTGTATCACCCTCCTTTTAAAAAGAGGGCTAAATGTATTAACCCTCTATAATGATTTGTTAACAATATCTTGTAAAGTTTTATTTATCATATCTTGCATATCATCTAAAGTATTATCATCAACGTTTCCATCAATATTTATTACTATATCCCCTACGTTTAATGTTTTATTTCCTGTATTTTTATTTAGATTATCTTTATAACTTATATTTCCTAGTTGCTTAAATCCTAATTGGTCAAATATTTCAGAATAATCTTTTAAATAATCTAGTGCAACAGAAAGATTGTCACACAATTCTGTTTTAATAGAATCTCCTAAAATACCTACAGCATCACCACTTGTTTCAGCAAAATCAATTAACTTATCTTGTAGGTTAGTTATGTTACCATTTAAATCAGTGAATGTATTAGTCATCATTGCATCTTGTACCATTTGTGCGATTTTTTGTTGAGTATAAGTATCATCTATATCTTGTGTCATATCTTCTTTCTTTTTATCTAATGCATCTAATTGTGATTGGAACATATCATCTATATCACTGTCTGTTTTGCTTTGTATTTTATCATTTAAGTCATCTTGTGCTTCTTTTAATTCGTCTAATAATTCTTTTAATTTAGATTTTCCGCTCATAGAATTATCTTTTTTTGCCAATTCTATTTTCTTATTAATTTCATCTATTTTATCTTGTTGTTCTTTTAAATCTTTAGCATAATCATCTTCGTCACGCTGTTTCTTATAAGCATCTCTTTTCTTTTCTATTAATTCTTTTTCTTTATCGTATTGTTTTTCTATAGAATCTTTTCTTTTGTCTATTTCGTCTTTTATTACATCAGTTATTTTATCCTCTATATCTTTAACTTTATTCAACTTATCTTTTTGTAAATCAACTATATCTTTTTGTAAATCAGCATATTTTTTTTCTGCATCAGCTAAATCACCGTTAATCAAATCTGTATATTCTTCCAATAAATCATTTACCTTTTCTAAATCTTCATTATTTTGAAAGCTATTTAAAATATCATCTATATTATTAACATTACCTTCAATATCAAATGTAAAACCGTACTTAGATAAATTTTCTTGATAGACTGGAATTTTATTTTTCATATTATTTATCAAATCCATTTGTTTAGATAATTGTTCATTCATTAATTTTAATTTTTCTTCGGTTAATTTGATTGTATCTAAACCATTTGAATTTTCTAATTTTACATCTATTATGTCTATTTTATTTCCTAGTATATCAAATTGATTGTTTATTTTAGTTATTGCATTGTTAAATCTATATAATTTGTCTTCTCTAGTTAATTTTTCAATTTCGTCATTGTTTTCTTTAATTGTGGCTTTCATTTCTGACCATTGTTCTTCACAACTAAATAATTCACTTTGTTGAATATCATAATATTTATTAGCTAAATTTGTAAGTTTATCTAATTCTTCTTTGTATTTACTAGCCTTATCACTAGCACTTTGACTAGCCGAAGAATTTGAAGAAGATTTTGAAGAGCTATTTTTAGATGCTTTATCAGCTATATCTTGAAGTCGTTTATATTCCTTCTGCATAGCTAATAATTTTTCTTCATAGTTAGTCATATTTCCATCTTCATTAAAATTAAATCCTTCTTTTTGAAGTTTTTGTTGAAGTGTATCTCTTTCAGAAATTAAATCATCATAATATTCTTTTTGAAGTTTAGCTTGTTCTTCTAATAATTTATTTTTTTGTTCAAGATATTTGATTTTTTCAGTACCTATAGCTTTCTCCATTTGTTTATCTAATAATGAAGTTTTCTTAGTAACTGTTTCAATTCTATATTGTAATTCTTTAAACAATTCTACAGAATATTCTATCATATCTAATACATCTTGATATTTAAGGCTTATAGGAGTTAAAGCTGTTTCTATATCACCTATACTATTAAAATCTCTCGTAGCATATGTACTTATTCCACCAGAACTATCTGAAGTAGAAGTTGCTGTATTTACATCATTTGCAGTTACTACAGGTTGTGAAGTCACCATTGGTGTAGCACTCAACTGCTCTACAGAATAAGGATTATCTTCTATATTAGAAAATTCACCTATAGAATCTCCCCACATTACCGATTTTCCCTTTCCACTATGGGGAACTTTTGATTTACCTTTTTCTGTATAAGTTAAAGTAGCCATTATTGATATACTTCGTGGTATTTCTTTTATTTGTTGTTTTAAACTATCTAATTTACTTGCTACATCGGCACTATTACTAATTATTTTAATATATTTCTCTGGAATTTTTAATCCTTGAAGTGCATAAAGTTGCTGTAATGCTTGAAAAGCCATTACGGTAACATCTACGACTTTATTTTTTAACTGTATAGCATCTACAGTTCCAAGTTCATCTAATGCGTTAGATAATGCTACTCCAACTTCAATTTGTTTTTCTGCTGGTAGTTGCCCTATTAAGTCCATTACGGTTGCTATGTCACCTTGAGCTAAAGCTTTATCTATTTTTACTTTTATGTCTTTTTCATCTTTTTCATTTAATAGACTATCTATTTCAGCTTTAGCAGTTTTTATTGTATCTTCACCTAAAACATTTATATGACATTTTGTTACTGCTTCTGGATGGTCAAATACCCATTGAATCATGTCTTCATAAGATTCTAATTTAGATAAATCTTGAATGTTATTTTTAAAGAATGTTTCAATGTCTTTGTCTTTACCTCTTAAATTATCCATTAATTTGGCATAATTTTCAACTTGGTCGGTATTTTCTACTTGTGTTCTTAAAGTTTTTACTATTTCATCTTTTCCGTCAAATTGTTTAAAACTTGCAAAAGCATCATCTATTTTCTTTTTATCGTCGTCAGATACAGCGTATTCTCCTGTAACAAACAATTTACCTACGTCTATTTTGCCTTTTCCAAATTGTTTATCTACAAGATTTTGAACGTCTTGAATTAAATTATTTCTAGTTTCTTCATCATCTTCTACATAAATTTGAGATAATTTAGCTGTTAATTCCATATCGTCTAAAGAAAATTCATTGTCGTCCATCAATCGATTAACTAAGTCTTTTACTTTGTCTGGCAAATTACTATCTTCTAAAGTGGCTTTAACTTCTTTGATATTATAAACCATTTTTCCGTCTTTTTCTACTGTATCAAGACCACTTAAATCTTGAAGAAAATTATTGTAAGCGTCCCATGTTGCCATTAAATCTTTAGTTTCTTTATCTGTCATGTTTATATTTTTACCAAAAGAACGTAAATAAGCATCCATAGCATTTTGAGCCATTTTAGCACTTTCTGGTAATTCCACCATACTTCTAGCTACATCTTCATTTACTCCCCATAATTTGGCTAAAGAAGGGATTAATTTTTCAATTCCTTGTTCATAAGCAGTAATGTCGCTTGTATCTGCATATGCTTGTTGCAAATCATATAATTTTCTTATTGATTTATCTATTGTTCCAGAATCAAACATTTTCTTCATATTTGATTCAAATAAACTTTGTTGTCCACTTGTTAATTGAGAAAAATCTAATCCATTTATAACTTCTATCATTTCAGATTGAACGTCACTTTTTAATCTACTAAAACCATCACCTATAGACAAAGAGTTTACTATACTTTTATTTATTTTTTGAGATTCGGTACTTATTTTTGCTTCAGCATCTACAACTGCCTCTTTAGCACTAGCATAAGTATCACTTAATTTAGCAAGCCTTTCTGAATAATCTTCTAGCCACGCTGAATCACCTGTTTGAGTAAATGTATTATTAAGTTCAGTTTTCTTTTTTCTGATGTTTTCTATTTGTCTATTATATTCCTTGATTGCTTGTTTATTAAAAGCTCCATCTTTACCAGCAAATCCTTGCCCCTCATTCATTTTGTCTGTGGCGTTTCTTTGTTGGTCTTTATATTCTTGATTCAAAGCCTCTTGTTGTTTCTTGATTAGTTTATCATATTTTGCAATTAATTTATCAATATCTCCACCCATTGATAAAATTGGATTATTATCTTTGTCATACAATATCTTCACATAAGGTCGTTAATCTTATGCAGTTCTCTTATGAACTTCTCTAGTTTTCACTAGACGTTGAGACTATATCTTTACCTATTACTAGGTACATACCACTTCCACTCACTTGAGTGTACTCTCTTTCGAGATAGTCGTTGAAGTTTAAATATTTTATTAATTATTTATTAATTATTTTATCTAAAATTTTTTCTATATTATCATATTCCCAATATGGGATTCTAATTAAATTCCAATTATTTTCTTTTGCATATTCATTTTTCATTTCATCATGCTTTTGAAGTTTTTCATATCCACCATCTTTATATGAATCTTTATAATGAAATTCTCCATCATATTCAATCCATATTCTTTCATTAGGTAATATAAAGTCTGGTCTTAATGGGTTATTAGAGTCAGATAACAAATCATCAAAATACGGTTCATCATAAATATAATCTATATTATTATTTTTCAAATAAGACATTATTTTATATTCGCCTTTTGAAATATTACATATAGGACACTTTTGACCATTTTGTAATTTATTCCAACTTTTATAAAAAATATGTCCTTTTTTACATTGTATTTTTAATTTTGTTTTTGCATTTTCATATTCAGATAATAATTTAAACCCATCATTGTTTAATTTGTTTTCTATGTCTTTTATACTTGGTTGTTTCATTCCAAAGCAAGCAGGACATCTCGTGCCTTTTAATGCTTTGTTACCTTTAAAATTTTTAAAACAAACCACAAAAATATGTCCATGTTCACATTGTATTAATATCCTAGAATTTAACGCCTTGAATTTTAATATTCCTATAAATTTATAATTTTGAGATTCTACATATTTTTTTATTTCATTTTCATCCCATTTTAATCTCATAATTTTACCCCCATTATATTATTTCCTAAATATGCAAAATTTAAATCTTTTTTAAAATAATTAATAAAATATTTCTTACCTGCTGATTACCCAATCCTTAAACTTTTTAAAACCATCACGTTTACCATTGCTAGTTCCGTTGTGGTATTAAGGCTCTAAGGGTTTTCCAGCAATTCAATATGTTTTCTAACAATGATTACTCATTGTAGGGGCTATTTCTAACCCAAGACAATATCTTCTCCACAAATATCAATTATTTGTTGCTGTAACTCTTTAAATCTTTCTTGTTGTTCAGAAGTTTTATCTACCGTATCATATAATTTTTTATATTCATCTCTAATATCCGAAAGATTCGTTCTTGCTTTTGTTGAGCTATTGACTTTATTGTTTAAAGTGGTTATCTTTTCAGCATTTTTTTCTAAAGCGTCATTAAGTTTATTTGCTTCGTCTGTAAAATGTTGGATAACTTTACTTATCCCTAACGATATAAGCACACCTATACCTATATTTACAGCGCTCATAGCTAAATTCATAGCTCCTAAAGCTACTTTTGTTCCTAATGCTTTAGCCTCTACACCTGTTAAAGCACTTCTAACTGCTGTTAATCCAGAAGCAAATACTCCAGAACTTTGACGTGCTTCTTTAAAACTTTCATTTAGACTTTTACCAAATTTAACTATACCTAATGAATTCCAGCCCTCTTTGATTGTAGCTATAAATCCAGGATTGGTTTGTCCTATTGTTCTAGCTCCAGAAGCCCTACTTGTTGCACTTGCCTGACGATTCAATGCATTTGTAGTGTTTATTGCTTCTGCTTGCAATCTTCTTTCTTGGTTTATTAATTCTTCAAATCCACCATTTGCATTAAATTTTAATCCATTTTTTAATCCAACTATAAGTCCTATAACAGTTGGTAATGCAATCCCCATATCATCTAAGCCTTTCACAATGTTGTCTATCGCACCGACTATATTTATTGCTATATCTAATACTTGCTTGGCAGTGTTACCATCTACAAGTGTATTTATTAAATCTCTCCATTTTTCTTGTAATAATGTAAGTTTCCCTTGTACGGAGTCTATATATCTTGCATTCATTATCTTCATATAGATTCGCTACATCTATACAGTTCTCTTATGAACTTCTCTATGTTTCCATAGACGTTGAGACTATTTCTTCATCTTCAGCATCACCTGTTAAGAGCAAAGTTTTTCCACTATCAATAGCTTATAGTGTACGGTTTCGCAACCTAGTCGTTGAAAGCATAATCTAATTTATTAATTATTTTTACTAGATTAATACTTGCATGAATATCCATTATTTTTGATTACTTAGGATTTAACCATATAATCATCCTTACGTTCTTTCTACTTTCGTACCATACCATTTAACATTACTGTTTCTGTTTTGGTGTAAGGCTTTAGGAGTTACCTGCTTTTAACTTTGTGTCCTATGCAGATTTCTCTACATACGGAGAATGTTGTTTCTCTTTCATAGAACTTCCGATAGTTTTACCTGCATCATATTCACTTAAAAACTTTTGTGCTTGACTCCAGTTACTCATTATAGCAGTGAAAACATTAAGCTGGTTTTTCGGTTTGTTATCGTAAAGGCTTTTTATCCTCTACTTCTAGGAGTTTCCCCCATTATACCATGTTAATTCATGACTAGCCCAGCATATATTTTCGCCCTCGTTTAACGTTAGGTTTGATGGTTGCAAACCCATCTCAAATATTACTATATAATATTGCGGAGGAGGCTCGTGGTAGGATTATTGCTAACAATAACGCTCACCTACTATGCGTTACGGATATTCTTTGTTGAGATACCCTCGGTATTATCATATCCTTTAAGGACTTAGACTCTCTTACCACCTTAATCTTACGATTTAGTTGACCGATACACTCCTCTAATCTACATAACATTTCTGTTATGAGTGGCATATTAAATTTATATACCTGCAATCGCTTCTGATAAAGCTGATTTATCTTTTTTAGATAATGAATCCCATTTTTTGCTTATTTCATCCATTATAGTATAAAAATCTTTAACTTGTCCTGTAGTATCATGTATGTCTATTTTTGCTATATTTTCTATTGCTAATGCCGTTTTATTCATTGAAATACTCGAATTGTTATTATCATGTAGTTTTTTATCTACATCTCTGGAAGTTTCCTTCATTTTCATCGGTTAGTCAATTCTAACCCAGTCTGGCGTACATTTTAATCTCCCACTAAATAGTGGTTCAAACGATTTCGGAGACTCTTGGAGGAATTATATTCTTTTTAAGTTTCATCCTCTACGCTCTACAGTGATTAAGACTTTTTAATTTCTTAATTTACCTCGGTATCAACTTATCTTTTATTAATTATTTTAAAGACTTAGTCTTTCTTACTATGTATGTTACCACACATATAACCGATTTTCCCCGAACCGGCAATATTATTTACCGTCTTTTGCACTTGTTTTCCAACCTGCCATATTCTGCATAATAGTTTTTAAACCATTACCTAATTTAGATGCATTTTGTAATGGTTCTTGACCAGCTATGATTATACCAACTAATTCTTCCATACTAACACCTAATGTATTAGCAACCGAAGCTGAACGTTTCATTGCTTCAGCAACATCTGCACCTGTTAAAGCATAGTTATTGTTGGCATAGTTTATCATATCCATCATTTTCATCATATTAGAATAACCTTTAGTTACTCCTGGAATTTTTTCTTGTACATCGTCTAATGCTTTAGTTATCCCACCATATGATGCTAAAACTGATTTTAAATATATATCTGCTTTATTTTGGTCTACATCTATAACATTAGCGAACATTGATGAATTCTTAGCGAATTCAACTGCTTTATTTACATTATGAAAACCAGATTGTAAAGCATTTGCTGTAGAATTAATTATGTCTATACTACTTCTAGCAACTTCTTGACCTGCTTCAGTGGCCTTTTTCATCAAGCCATCTAACTGTGCTTCAGTTCCTGTGAAATCAGCAGGTGCGACTTTTAAAACTTTTTTGATAGCAGTATCTGTGTCAAGTATTGTACTACCTACTGATGAGATTGCTTTAGTTAATTGTCTGGCAATTAAATTTCCCATTGTATACATACTTAATGTTGAATATAAATTGGTAGCAAATCCATTAGTTCTTTTAGTTGTAGTTCCTAAAATGTTTACAGCTTTAGCAGTATTATTTATTGCTCTTGTTGCATTATTAGCACTATTAGTTGTTCCGTTATTTAATGTGTTGTTAACATTATTTAATTCATTTGCTACGGTAGAAGCATTAGTTTTTAAATTAATTTGTTTGTTATTTAATTTATTAATAAGATTATTAATCTCTTGTTCAGCACCACTACCGTCTACAGAAGTTTTTAATCTAATTGTTAAATCTGCCATATATTATAATTTCACCTACCTTTCTATATAACATCTAAACCTTGTCCTATTAAATAAGATTTTAATTCTTGAGGAATTTTCATTGCTATATTTACTTGTGAATCAGGTATTATTGTTGTAGGTGGATAATATGTTACAGCAGTATCACTTTTGAATTGCCAAACTCTACCTGCTTCCCAACCTATAATTGGAAAGAAATGTTCTCCAGTTAATACGCTTGTCCAATCACCATCATCTTTAAATTCAACTACTGCACTATCCATATCTATACTATGTATCTGAGCTATTTCACCCATTTGTCCAGTACGTTCATAGACAGAAGGTTCATGGTCAGCATATATTTGTTCATTTACTTCTAACTGCATTATATCTACCATTTTATTAGCCATAGTGGGCATTGCCGTAGAAACAATAGATTTAATATAATTAACTGCACTTTGTACATCATTAACAACCATCATTAATCACCTTTTTTCATTTCTTTAATTTCTCCTTCCAATTTTTCACAATCCTTATTTATTAAGTCTAATTTCTCTGTTCCTAATAATATTTTTTTTGTCAAAGCTAATGATTGCATTTGTTCTATTAAAAGTTGTTTTTCTAATAAAACCTCCATAACTATTTCTCCCACGATTTCTTCTACATCTTGTGCTATAAGCATTAACTCTTTATTCCCTTTGTTTATACTATCAATTAATTCATCATCTATTTCAATATCTGTTGCTAAATTAAAAGCTTTTTCATATATTAAATTCATTAAATCTTTTCCTGTCGTATCTTCTCCCATTTCTTTTGTAATAATGTCTTTTAATTGTTGTCTTTCTTCTCCAAACAAATTATATACTGTTATTTCTTCTATATTTCCTTCTATTTCTACATAATATATTTTCCTAATTTCTGATAATCTTAATTTACTTAATTTCATATAAATTCTCCTTTCTTTATTAATTATTTTTTTCATATACAAATAAAAATAGGAGGAAATTAATCCTCCTATTCACACACCATTATACAAATAGCAACTAGAGTTACACAGCTGGTTTTGTGTACATCTATATTATATGTTAATTTTGAATTTATATACGCAATATTTTTAAATTGTGTATATAATATTAAGAACAGTTAATTTTATCCCCTGTCACTTCATTTAATATTGAAAAACTGTCTGCATTTAAAGAAACCTTACTATCACCAATTACAAATCGTTGCTTCTCATCAAATTGGATTCTACAATAATTTTTATTAAATTTATAATATACTTCAACAATATTCTTACCTTCAATATTTTTAATTTTTGCAAAAAAGTTTTTATATGTTAGTACAGTATTCTCTTGTGTATTATCTTCAATATCGTTTTTACAAACCAAAACAACTTGAGGATTATTATTTACATCTAATTCTTGTCTAACTTTTATATATAAATCACATTGACATATTTCAGGTCTAGTGATATCAATAGCAGATATTTTACAGGTAGCATAATCATATTTTTTAGTTGTTATTATTTGACAAACTTTAATGTATCCTAGATTTGTTTCATTCCCTATAGTTTCAAATGTATTTTTTGATATATCGCTAGAAGTTAATTTAGTATATCCAGTAACAGGAGTTTCTAATTTACCATAATTAATTTCAATTCCTCTTGCAAAGACTTTTTTTATTAAAAGTTTTGAATATGCTTTAGCTATTTTATAATATATTTTAATGTTTGTAATACCTTGTGCTCCCATCTTATAATACAATTCAAAATTCCTATTATCAATATAAATATTACTATTTCCATTTTGAGAGGAAAAATAGATTGAAGGTATTTTTTTGTCATCTGTAGACACCCTTACTTTTATAAGACCCATGTCTTCAAAGTTAACGGAATCATCTATTAAAGAATAAAAAAGTATAAGTTCTTTTCTTTCATAATTTTCAACTAAATTAAATTCACTAATAAGAATATAATCATTATTACTTGTAGAATCGAGAGAATCATATATTATGGTATCATTACTATTAATACTAGAGTTAAAAATTTTATTATTTCTATTAATATTTAATTCATCAATTAAAACACTTATTTTTTCATAGATATTATCATATACATTAAGTGAATTAGACTCCATAAACTTGGAATCATTCTCCTTATGATTTTGATTTATAAAATCATTTACTGTATTTAAATCAAAATCATAATTTAAAATTTTAGAATCTGAACTTAAATATATTTTATTGTTGTTTTGATTAATGTTTGTTTTATATGTATCTTTAGATGAAGTATTAACATAAACCAAACGTATTGGGTTATAAAAAATATTATTTTTTATTGAGATATCATTATATTTTAACTCCAAATTTTGTATCTCTATATCAGCAACTTTATCTTTATCAGGTCGAACATTTCCCCATCCTCGCCCTTGACCTATACATAAATTATTATAAAATTTAACATTCTTAAATCCTAAGTTATCTCCGTTGCTAGAAGAACCCTTTTTACTCCAAACTTCAAATGATTGACTATTATTTTTAAATATATTATTACACACACTTACATTTTCCCAATATCCGTCAATCCCTTGCACTGTAAATCCAGCATCATAACAATTTGATATCTTATTATTTCTAACAATTAAGTTTTTTGCATAAGATAGAAATTCTATTGCATTTCCATATCTCCTATAATAAGAATGATTAGTTAATATACCTCCACCTATGAAGTTGAATTCGTTATTTTGGATAACAACATTTTCTGGGGAGTTATAACCAACTACAGCGTGTCCACCAAGATACTCAAATCTAATATTCTGTAGAATCGTATTGCTTTCTAATTTAAAAAGTGAGGAATTAGACGCACAAACAAAACATATATTTTCAATAATATAGTTAGGATTAGTGTTACAATATACATATACGAAATCATCATCACAATAAAAATCAAAATTATTTTCAAGTTCCAATTTTGTTTCTTTTCTATTGCAATAAAGTGTATTTTTATTTGAATTATCAACTATAAAAGCCACATTATTAGCATCTGTAGTATTTTTTGTACCTGTGTGTTTTGTATTATCTTTTAAATCTATTTTGTATATATTTTCAGAATCTAAAGTCCAATAGTTGCTATTATTAACTATTCTACAATATGAAAATGTAGGAGGTTCAATATCTGTTCCATAAGCATCAAATAATATTTTAGCGTCTTTAGTTTTTGTATATTCAACTGTTTCATAAAAAACATCTCCTCTTTTGAAAAGTACAACGTCATCATCTCTTAACGTTATATTCTTTAAATCTGTTAAGCTCAAAGGGGAGTTTTCAGAAGTACCATTCCCATTAGCATTAGTCGAAACATAGTAAATCATTAAAAATCGCCTCCTAGTGTAGTTTTCAAAAATTGTGAAAAATTGAAAGATTTAATGTTTTTTTCATTCGCAATATCTTTACATTGCGAATTAACTTCATTAATTCCGCCTATTATAGTTTTATCATCTGTATTTAATTCATTATGTATAGTATCATCTACACCATCAAAAGAAGTGTCATCTTTTTCTAATGTTATTGTTTTGCTATTTATTTCGTTAACAGCTCCAACTATTGTTTTTTCTTCAGTAGCCAAATTATCATCTGTCTTCTTTTGATAATCTTTTAATTCTACTTTTCCACCAGAATTAACATCTTCTCTTAACTGATTTATAGCTCCAACTATACTTTTATTATCGCCAACTAAATTATCATCCTTTTTTAATTGAACTTGATTCATCTCTATACCTAAACCTATATCATTAACTTCTTTTATTAATTTTTCTAATATAGGTAAATTTTTATCTTGTTTTATTTGATTATTTAATTTAGCTGTTATATTTGGTCTTACAACGTAGTCAAAGGATTCAGAAGTAAAACATTTAGTTTCATTATCTATTGTTCCAGAAACTCTTATCTCACATTCATAAGTTCCTATTATATCAAGATAATCTGTTGTTAAATCAACTTGATATAATAAATCTTCTTTTGATATTAATGTTGCATCTAAAGGTTTAAATTCATTAGTTTCTGGTTTTAGTACTGCAAATTCTACAATCAAATCATCCGGTATAGTTTTATCTGAACCAGTGCAAACTAATTGTATAAATATATTACAAATATTTAAATCAGTATTATAAAAGAATAGAGTTTTATCTGATTTAATTTTTGTATTTTTTAAATTTACGGTGATTAAATAATCTTTATCTATATCAATCATTAAATCATCTCCTTTATTAATTTTTATATAAAAAGAGTGATTAAATTAATAATCACGCTTATAGTTTTATTACAATAGTTGTTACGCAATATTTTTAAATTGTGAACTAATTAAAATACACTATTAATCCAACTTGTAAAAGTATTAGACAATACATTATGCCCTTTTTGATTAAAGTGAGTACCTTTTTGAGTTTCACCATCAAAATAATAATCTAAATTTGATTGATTTGTCGGTCTGATAAAAGAATTATGATATAAATCTAACATTGGTATTCCATACTCATCACAAATATATTTATACGCAACTATCCATTCTTCAAAAAAACCATGTCCATAACATATATTTGTGTTAAAAATTCTTTTTCTTTGAGGAGAACAAATAAAACCAATTTTTGAAGTTGGATACAATTCTATAATTCTTTCTATGTATTGTCTAAATAAACCATATACAGAATCAGTTCCACTCACATCTTCTTTTGTTCCTAATGGTAAAGAAACATCTGGTTGGCCATCATTCATTGTCCCGAACACTAATACATAATCAGGAATTATTGTAGGGTGTCCTTCCGCAAAATTATTAAGCGTTGTTAAATAAGGTGTAGTGGCCTTTAACCCAGTATTGGATTTTGAAATATTATATAAATCAAATGCATAATATTCAGATGCTATTTCATTGAATGTTTTTTCTGCAAAACTATGTGAGTATGAATCCCCTCCACATAAAGAATCCCCTTGAAATAAAAGCTGTTTATTTCTAAATCTATCTTTATATGCATCAGCTTCAATAGAATAATTGATTTGTTTATTTATGATACTATTTAAGCCACTAACAACATTACAAGCATTGTTATCTAAATCGTAACCACAAACATTTATTTGCAGTTTTGTAATTTCAAAAGCTATAGGGAACATATTACCATTAGGATTGCTAACTGCGCAGTTGCCAAACATAATATTTATATGAGTTTTATCATTAACATTTGCAAACCCAGTATTTCCATTTGAGCTAAAAGAAACATCTAATTCATAATCGTTTATTTTTGTTATGGTAGGTGTTATATTACCAAATGCGGGCACTGTACCTGCATTTTGCCACGAACCAGTTGTAAATTGGATAAAAGCATTTGACATTGTGTCAATTTTCATGCTCGATTTTATATGAAAAGATACTGTAATTTTATCTGAATTTGATATGTTATGTATTTTTTCATTTTTCTTCAGAACTATTGCAAAATTATATAAGTTATTATACAAACCAGGAATTTTAAATTTAATGGATTCGATTATATCTCCTTTTTTAGATTCATTTACAGCATTAATAGTTGCATTTAAAACATCACCAGAAAGTGTTATTGTTTTCTTTGTTATAAACGGAGCAGTAGTTCCATAAACAACATCATCTTGCAAAGTTAATTCTGTGGTAGTTTTTCCCCAACCAACAACATCACAATCAGAGGTTATATTAACAACATAATATCCTTTGTTATTGATTGTTTCAGTTGAAAGATATTTTCCCACGGTTGATATGGTTTGTGAAGCAACATTTAACTTATATAAAACACTACTTGGTGCTTGATGCGAACTAATGTAATATTTTACATTAGCTTTAACATTTCTTATCGCATAAAAATATTCCTCACCTATTTTTATTATCTCCACAGGCGTACAATTAATTTTTTCTACATTGTAAAAAGATGTTTTTTCGGGAGTAACACTTTTATCTGTTATGGTTGCAGAACTTAACGTACCATCATCAATTTTGCTTTGAATTATACTTGTTAATTGTTTATCTGTAATAACTGCTGTAGGTATTTCAACACTTGTTACCTGTTCACCATTATTTAATAATTTTAACGTTTGCCCACTCATACTCATTGTTATTTTAGATAGGTCAACATCACTTCCGCCTATTTCAATCCCATCTCCTATAAGTGTTCCATCTTGTTTTTTAATATATACTTTCCCGTCTGTATGTTTTGTAAGAGATAAGTTCGCAATATCTTTAAATTGCGCATCTATCTCATCAAACTTTGTAGTGTTATTTTTACCATTGCTATCTATAACTAAATCAGGTGATGTATATGGATAAGAATAGCCATCTTTTCCTTCTCTTACTTTCATTTTATCACTCATTTAATCATCTCCTTTTATATATTTTATTGGAGCAATAATTTGCCTATATAATTTATACACTTTTTTGAACTACTCACCAATGAATTGGCAAGATTCTTGGTCAATATGCCTAACGGCACAAGTTTACCCAAGCTACCGAGGTAGTCCCGACCTCGTTTAATACTAAAATTATAGTGTTAATTTTAGTAGGTTTTTACTAGCATTTATATCTCTATCGTGATGTGTATTACATTTAGGGCAAGTCCATTCTCTTAGTCCTAGATTTTTCACATCACTATTTTTATATCCACATTCAGAACATAATTGAGAACTAGCATAGTTTGATGGTGCAATTACTATTTCTCTTCCATACCAATTAGCCTTATATTCTAACATTACTCTAAATTTATACCACGATACTTCTGATATAGTTCTTGCATTTTTATGATTTTTCACCATATTACCTATTCTTAAATCTTCTATTGCTATTACTTGGTTTTCGTTTATTAGCTTTGTAGAGATTTTTTGTAGATAATCAGTTCTTTGATTTTTAATCTTTTCATGCAATTTCGCAACTTTAATTCTCGCTTTATTCCAATTACTAGAGCCATATTGCTTTCTCGATAAATCTCTTTGTAATTTTTTTAATCTCTTAGTTTTATTTCTTAACCATTTAGGGTTTTTGAATTTAACTCCATCTGAGCATATTGCAAAATCTTTTAACCCAACATCTACTCCAACTTTCTTATTTATTTTAGGAAGCTCATTAATTTCTAGCTCACAAGTTAAAAATATGAAGTATTTCTCTGTGTTAGTTCTTCTTATAGTTGCAGTTTTAATTTTACCTTCTACTTCTCTCGACTTAGCAAACCTCACTTTCCCTAGTTTTGGTAGTTGAATATACTTATCTAACACTTTAATATTTCCATTTACCATTTTTGTCTTATAAGACTGTATTTCATTTTTCTTAGATTTAAATTTAGGTTTACCTCCTAAATGTTTGTAATATCTACTGTATGCATTATCTAAGTTCTCTACAGAAGATTGTAAAGCGATACTATCTACTTCTTTAAGAAAAGAATGTTGTAATTTCAACTCTTTTATATCATTAATAGAGTTATTCTTGTTAAAAAACTCACCCTTCCAATTATTACAAGGAAGTTGCCCACATTGATACATTTCTTCTACTATATACCACATCTTATCTTTCTCTTGTTGTTTATCTAAAAAATAGTTGAATACAAATCTAGCGCAACCAATAGTCTTATTAATGAGAGTTGTTTGTTCTTTATTTGGATAAATTCTGAATTTATATGCTTTCATTTTTACCATAATATCACCCCCTAAAGGAATATGTTTAATTATACAACATATGTTAAAAAAGAGCCGATTCATCTCATATCTAAAGATACGAGTGTTCTCGGTTGCATATAAAAAAATATGGGGACATTTCTGCCCCCATAAATTAAATTTTATTAATTATTTTATAATCTTTATACTTGTTTTTGTTCATCAAAAGTTAAGAAATCACCATTAGAATCTGTACCTACATCAAATGTTACAGAGTAAGTTTGTAAATCTAATGAACTTGTACCAAAATCTTCAGTTATTTGAGGAGTACAATTTGGTATTGTTGCATCTAATATTTTTCTACTTCCGTCTGGGAATTTTAATTTTAATTTTCCAGTGTAAGTATAAGTAGTTGATGGTGAATCCCCTATATGAACCTTACCTGCTTCATCTTTAGTAGCTCCTAAAGTAACTAAGAACATATCAAAATTCATAACTTCCATTTCTGCTGTAAAAGTCATTGCTTTATTAGCTTTTAATGTTATTTTATTTTTCCCATCTGCTCTTGCATTTAAAGTATCTTCTGATTGACCTAAATTAAATGCATTTACATAATCTAATGCTATATCTTTTTCAGCCCCTGTTTCGCCATTTGGATGAAGTTTACCTTGCATAGCACCTTCTATTACAAATAAAGTTTCAGCCATTTATATTACCTCCATTTTTATTAATTATTTTTATTAATCCCTCATAAGTTTATTATTAGTATACCATTGTGGGATTTCCTTACCTTTATAAGCACCAGCTAAAGCTAATTTCCAAGTTAATTGATAATCTTCCATAGCTTTTTCTGATTTATATGTGTCTTGTAATTGCCACACCGTCCAATTTTTTATTTCATCATACGTTGTTTTTCTCATATGAATCACTTGTCTTACAATTTCTTCAAAGTATATAGCATTTTTCTTTGCTTGTTTTTCTTTGTATTCTCTCTCATATTTTTCAAACAATGCTATATCTTCAGCAGAACCTTCTATTTTTTGTTTTTCTTCTTTTTTAGGTTCATCATAAGATAATATTTCTAAGATTATCTTAGACAATATATTAAAATTTGAATCATCAATAAATGATTCGATTCCATCTTTATTTTTTATATGTATTTTTACACCATCATCTCCACAATTTATTAATTTTATATCTTTGGTATCATATAATACAATCAAATATAAAATTAAATCTAACATCAAAGCATTGTTTTTTTGAGATAAACTATAATATATTGAAAAAGGTAATTCCTTTTCTTTAAAGGCATCGTTATTATTCCAATGCCTAACCATATAGAATGGTTTTAAAAAATCAATTATATCTAATTCACTCATAAAATTAGCTACTTTGGGTTGTTTTATTATACCTAAATTAAATTCTTTTAAATTAATATTCTCACCCGTAACAAGTTCCTTGGTATATTTCATTCTACCACCTACATTGTATTAAAATAATTTACCGTAATACTTGTAATATAAGCATTATATTCCACAGGAATTGAATAATTTTGTAATGTACTACCAATTATAGGTTTACCAATAGCTTCTAATCTTTCATCTTTTAATATTTCATTAATACGTTTATATATTATAACATCTCTTGACCCATTTAATGTATTAGCACAGCTATTGTGGCATACTACGCCTATATCTAATCTAAAAGAACTTATAAAGTTAGATGATTTACCATTTGACAATATTGCAGGTTGGTCTTTATACATATTTAAAAATATATAACATTCAGATTTGAATATTGCCTCAAAGAGTTGATTTACTCTTCTATCAATAAATATTTTTTTATTATTAAATTTTTTAATTGGTTCAGATACTTTTGGTAAAGATAAAATATCTTCATCTATTTTATCTGAATAATAAATCATTTTACCAATTGTTTCATCTAGCATTATTAAAGTTGCCACTTTATTTATATATCTATCGGGGAATGTAATTATTTTACTCATTTTAATAAGCCCCCAATCCTCTAACTACTATATTTAAAATATCTATAGTTTCATTATTATCTTTATCTTTAACTATTAAAGAAATTACTTCACCTATAACATCAAAATCCAAGTCTACAGATAATGTACAAGAATTGTTTTCATTTAAAGTGATTCTACAAAATTCATAATCATAATCTAATTCAAAAGTAACCTCTTTATCATATTTGATTGTATAAGTAGATTCTTCTCCAATGTGAATTCTATCATTACCATAAATTTTATTTTGTTCTCCATCACTTTCATTTATTGGATTATAAGCTACTAAATTCTCATTATCATCTTCTACTAATTGAGCTGTTTCAAGTATTAACCATTTAATTAGTCCATCTTTTTCATCTCTTCTTCTAGTGTATTCAAAATCATTTTTATGAGTAATTTTATATGCTTGTTTATCTTTACCCATCAATCTTGAACCAACAACTAGAGAAGAAGTTACTGGGTTCGCTCCAACTAAAATTGTTCTTTTTGCATCCAAATTAGAAATATATTTATAATCATGTATACCTTTAGAATACATAGTTAAGTTTGTTACATTTACTGGAATATGATAAATATTTCCTTTATAACCTATATTAAAATATTGATTACATCTTCTTAAAGTGTATTTTTTATGAGTCATAGTTGTTATTACTTCTTCAAACTCTAATATGTAATAAGAACCATTCCAATACACATAACTACCTACATCTATAGGACAATCTAGTCTACATACTAAATATTTTTCATCAAATGCTGTTTTATCATTATCAGCTACATCTTTTATAACCATTCTTTCAGTAGAATTAGTTTCCTTATTAATTAATTCATCTGGTTTAGTGTATTGTATTTCATATGCACTCAAAGCTTCATGAGTTAGATAATATTCAAAGTCGGTGATTAAATCACTTCTTTCTTTATCTAAAATTGTATCATATTGTTTTAAATTTCTTCTCTTATATTTCTCAAAATAATTACTCATTTATGTCAACTCCTCGAGTAGCATAATCTATTTTTAATTTTCTTAACTCTTTGGTATACATTTCTTTTGTTTTTAATAAATTATTTAATAATGTTGCAGGTGATTTTATACTATATTCACCATCAGTAATTCTCATAGTCAAAGCATCTCTGTTCATAATTTTAGCATCTACAAAAGGTAGTAACATACCTTTAGCTAAAATCATTTTTTCTTGAATATTTAATTCATTTTGAAAATATCCATCTTGAATACTTAAATCTTTTTTACATTGTGGAAAATTAGATATTGAGATATATAAATAAGATTCAAATAAATCTTCTGCAACATCTTGGTCTATTTCTAATAAATCATCTTTTCCTAAATGTTTTAAAAATAAATCATATATTTCAGTAATAGGTGTCATTCAATCACCTCTATTCATCAATATCTATTAATTGTTCTCTTCCTAATTTTCTGCATAAAACACGTTCTTTTTTTCTTGATAACTCATAGTCAGATTCTTCAGATTTAGTTAATAATATAGCTTTACAAGCTAAATTTCTTATAAATTTATTACTTCTTCCTTCAATTTCTCTTTCAAAAACATCATCAGAAAGATTTAATATTGAATCTATTTGCATAGCAAATTGATTTTCTTCACTATTATATATACTTGTTATACCTAAATAATCAATTATATTATCTATTGTATATTCCTCAGATAAAACATCTGTTATTGCCAACATATAATCTTTAAAATACGATTTATTTTTAGTTGCAACTTCATATAATTCTGATAGTGGTAATTCAGTATATTCATTTGGATATAAATCAAAATAAGTTTCTTCATTTTTATTCATGTATATTACACTCATAAAAGACATATTGCAAATTTCAACATATATTTCATCTTGTTTTTTTCTTAATTCCATATTTATCTGTCTTTTAGTTTTTTTTGCTTCTACTATCTTTTTGATTTCTTCCGTTTTATCTACAGTTTTCGTTTTAGTAGTTTTCTTTATTTTTTCCATTTTATTCTCCCTTCTTATAGAATTAAGCACTACTAATTAAAGTAGTGCTGTATTATTTAAGTATTAATTATTATGCAGTTATTTTTATCATTGCGTATGTAGAAGCTATAGCAACTCCTAAATGTATCATACGATTCATTTCCATTTCTATTTGATAGTCTCGTCTATCTCCTTCTGTATCTTCGTATAATTCGACATCACCTTCATATCCAAGTTTTACAAGTGATTCTCCAGCTGGAACTATTAATAACATATCGTCATCAACTTCAAAAGCACCAGTAGTTTTGTCATAATAATTTGGTAATGGAACTAAAGGAGTACCTTCAAATACTTGAGTATATCCGTAATTTCTTCTATCATCTTTTTCAGCATCTGATATAAAAGTAGCATCTGATTTTATATGAGCTAATGCAGTCTTAGTTCCTAGTATACGAACTTCTTGACCTGTAGAATCTGCAACCTTAGCTATCATTTCTTTTAAAGTAGCTGGCAAAGCGCTGTCATTAGGTGCTTTACATAAATTTGGATTTCCAACAGCATCATAAGCTCCAAATATAGTTTTTGTAACTAATGTACACACTCTTTTATCAAAAGATTTAGATACTCTATCTACAAATAAAGTCCAGTCTATATTTCCTGTTAAGAAATCAAACATTTCAGCATAGATTTTAACACCTAATCTGAAAGCTTTAGTATCTACCTTTTTATCATAGATTCTTTGTCTATGAACTGTTTTGGCACCAGTAGCCATTACACCAACTTTGAATAATTCGTCATTTTGAATTATGAATTCTTTTTTATCTCCTATATCGAAAGTTTCAACATCTACTAAATCTCCAAAAGATTCAACAGTTATTTCATTATGAGTTATAGTTATTAATTCTTCTAATAATTCAAATACTGTATTACCATTTCTTTTTAACCATCTTCTATAATTAGATTTCTTTTCTGGAAGTGGTTCTACTTGTTCAAATATCATATTTCTTATAACATCTGAAGCTTCTTTTCTTGAATAAGAACACATACCATTATGTAAGTCTATTACCATTTGTCTAACATCATTATCTATCATTCTTTTAACCTCCATTTTATTAATTATTTTATTCTTAATAGAATAATATTTGTACCATATCTTTACCCATTAATTTCGAAGTTCCTATAACTTCTCCTACTATTCTTTTTTCAGTTCCAGCAGTTTTAGCTAATTGATGAGTATCAGCTTTTGGAGATAATTGGTCTCCTTTAGCAACTTCATCAGCTATAAGTGATTTTTCTATTGAAACTACCATACCTTTGTGTAAGAAATAAATTCTTACTGGTTCACCAGCTGGTGTATTTGCATAATCACCAAAATTGTAAGCAGTTTCATTTTCATATCTATGACCATCAGATGCTACCATAGCTAATATTTTATTAGCATCATCTTCTAGGTCACCTACTTCATAACATTCACCGTCAACACCTATATCCCCAATTTTAGCTAAAGTTGAGTCAGCTAGTCCTTTTACTAATACTACTTCACCATTTTTTAATTCAGTAGAGCATATTGCTGATTTAACAAAATTATCTTCTACATAAGTTAATATTTGATACATAAATTTTACCTCCTGTTTTATTATTTTTTAGTTCTCCATTTTTCTAATCTACCACCATAAGGTGCTTTAGAATCTGAATATTTTTCGTTTGGATTTGAAATACCTATTTGATTTTCTTTTTTATCTTTAGGTTTGTTGAAAACTTGACTTTCTCTTATTTCATTAGCCCACATTATAGCAAGCTTACCTTCATATTCTTCTTTAGATATTTCATGTTTTAACACTTTACCCTTTAAAGCTTTAGAATCTTCTGTGTCTAAAGCATATTTTTCAGATATTTCATTTATTTCTAATTCAAATTGTTTACTATCAGATTCTTCTTTAAATTGTCTTAATTCTTCATAATCACTCATGCTTTCTAACTTAGCTTGCGATTCATTATATTTAGTTTCTAATTCAGAATACTTTTCTTGTAAATCTTGATAATCCTTTTGAAGTTGAGAATATTTTTCATCTTCTTCAGATTCTTCAACACTATTATTTTCTACATCTTCTATTTTGTTTTCTTCATTTTTATCTTTAGAACATTCTTCTTTATTTTCTTCTGGAGTAAAGTCATCTTTATCTTCTTCAACTTCAAAATTATCTTTTTGATTTTCTAATTTATTATCCATTACTTCACCTCCTTTTTCTAAAGAATAAATCTTCTTCATTTCTTCTAACTCAGTTTTTATATCTCCTACTGTAAACACAGATAAATTTGCACCTTCCATTGCAGGTTGTATACCAACACCTAGCATTGTTATTCCTAAAAATGTAAAATCAGATATTTCTATATATCCATCATCTCTAAAATCACAATCATTGACTTCTATCTCCATAGAAACTTCTAATGCTCCATCATTAGAATCTAATACTTTTAATAATTGTCCGGAATACTCTCTCCAAATTAAACCAGTGCAACTTAAATATTTCTTACCATTCTTTTCGACTTGTGTAATTATTGTATCTTCAGGAACAAAACCATAAGCCTTTTCTAAGTAAACATATTCCATATCAAAACCATCCGGAGTATCAGTCATTTCTAATCTTCCATCATGTCCACCTAAAACCCATTCATCATTTTCATTCTTGTATACATGGGCTAAAAGAGGAATACCTCTTATACTTTTTTCTGCACATTCCATTTGTTTTTCGGAATCGAACCAAGAACCATTCAAATTATCTTGGTCATGACATACGAGTATTCTACAAGGAACAAACCTACTGTCGTTAGAAGATTTAAAAACTTCTAATTCACTATATAATTGTACATGTTTATTTTCCAATTCTAATTCACACCCCCTTTCTTAGAAAAATAATTTATTAGAAAACATGAATTTTCTTTTATCTTCAGATGAAAATTTTACTTTAGAACTATTCATAAAAACATACATTGTTTTACCATCCATAACTCCCTCACATAAAAAAACTAATCCTTGACTTAATAATTCATGTTTATCTTCTTCATTAAATACATATATGAATTTTTCCATAATATATCACCTACTCATTTATATATAAAAATCCTTCACCTTGAAGTTTTGAACTTATACCTAAGTCTTTAGTATGTTTAATAAGTCTTGCATATAATTCTTCTTCTGAAGGAATTCTACCATATTTATTTATAAATTTTTCTCTTAATAATAATGCTGTCCCTGCGACTATAGGTGCGCTCATTGAAGTACCACTACTTTTACACCATTTATCATTAAAATATACTGAAACAATATCAGTCCCACAAGCTACCAAATCTACCCATTTATTTGAATTACTATACTTAGCTATAGATAGATTTTGATTTACTGCCCCAATATTCACACATTCTTGATAGGAGGCAGGATATGAATATTCATCTGTATCTGCATTTCCATCACCACTATTACCTGCTGAAGTACAAACTAAAATCCCACGTTTATTAGCCTCTTTTATTAAGTTATGTAATTCTTCATCACCTTTAGTTCCACCTAAACTCATAGATATAACATGAACATTTTGTTCTAAAGCATATTTAAAAGCCTCCATAATACTTTTCATGCTACCAGCACCTTCAGAATTTAATGCTTTGGCAACTACTATTTTACACTCTGGCGCTACTTGTATTACCTCACCTATACAAAAACTACCATGATTATTTTTATCAGTATAATCTTCTGAAGTTCCTTCATTTATAAAATTTTTACCTGCTACAATATTATCATTAATGAACGAATGCGAATATGCTCCTGTATCAACGACACAGATTCTTTGTCCTTTACCTTTGTATCCTTGTTCATGTAAAACTTGTATATTAGAAAGTTGTATTCCTTTACACATATAATTCTCATAAGGATTTGTTGATAAAATATTATAATCCATTATATCACCTCCTTATTTAATTCTTTTATTAATATTTCTTCTATATTGTCTATATCATAATACCAAATTTCAAGTAAATTAATGTTATGTTCTTTGGCATAATTTCTTTTTCTTTTATCATGTTCAAGTTGTTTTTTAAAGTCCTCTTTTGACATCCAAGTTTTCTGCCATTTTTCATGTTGAATTCCTTGACATTCTATCAATAAATTATAATCGGATAAATAAAAATCATAAGAAAGATTTCTTTTTCCTAGTCCTAATAAATCATCATATTTCACTTGTATTTCATATTTGACATTATATTTTTCTAACACATTTTTAGTTTTTATTTCTAATTGAGAAGAATTACATTCTCTACAAAACACACCTGTGTCAACTTGATTTAAATTTGCTAAATCCCTCTCAAATTCATTGCCACATTCTTCACATATAAATTTATATTTTCTATTAGTTCTAGGGGTTACTTTAAAAGGTGACTTCTTGTTATTAGGAGACCAATATTTAGCCTTTTCGGGATATAAAGCTCCAAAACTATCTCTAGGATGTATTTTGCCAGTTGTATGTGAACAATATGGGCATCTCTTACCTTCTAAAAAATGAGCAGGAGTCGTAATATAATTACCATGATAATCAGTTTTATCACATATTAAAATGATTTTATTATGACTTTTACAAGTTATACAGTAAGGATTTATACCTCTTCTTTCATTTTCTTCAAAGTCCCAATAATCCCCTAATTTTTCATTTAATTCTTTTTCAATATAATAAGCAAAACTATTTTCATAAGTATAACAACAATTAGGACATTTACTACCATTATTAAAATGATTAAATATAACATCATATTCCTTTTTACAATAAGGACATTTAACCCTTATATAAGTATTACTGTATTTTTTATTTTTCCCATCTATAGTTTCTTCATTTTTATGATAACTTCCTACATAAATGTAATCATCGCCACGATTTTCAACTCTTTCTTTATGCTTTTCATTAAAATACATATATATTCCTCCTAATATTTTATTAATTATTTTTTATTCCACTTATTTAATGCTAAATCTAAATCTTTATCTCTCATAAATACCCAAAATGTTTTGTGATTATTCGGATTTAAACCACAAACATAATATTTAAGTCCTTCATTTATTAAAAACTTCTTTTGTTTAGCATCATAACATATATATAATGGATTTTTATATTTCATATTTAATCCTCCTTATTTTTTTAATAATCACCTGCGTTCTCTGCCTCTGGCGCTCTATTTGGGTCACCAGATTGTTCACCAGCAGTAGGTCTGCCACCTTCACCTTGAATATCAGTTCCGGACATTGTGTGGGAATTCATTAATGGCATCATTAAATTACTAAAATCCAATATTGATTCTATTTGAAGTATATTCAATGCTTCTAATGGAGAATATCCACATAGTCCTAAATACTCCAACTTGCTTGCCCATGTAGTCAATCTATTACAAGAAGCTCCTATTTTTTCCTCTTTATTAAACTTGGTTGTATCGCAAAAACATAGTCGAAAGTTCTTTAATGCTGAATTTTTGCTAAAAGCATAATTTAACCATATTTTAATTCTATCTAATAAATTCAATGGTACTAAACTATCTACAATTGTTCCATAAATTACAGATTGAGTACTACTTCTATTGTCCCCATTAAATAAATTACTATCTATACCAGCTGTATCATATACATTTTTAGTTAAATTGTTTATTTCCTCATAATCAGAAACTTTATTAGTTTGTAATGAAACGGAATCTATTGGATAAGGTGAACTTACAACACCTATGCCGTCTCTGACATTTTTAACTAATGCTCTATGATAAAACGTTGCCGTTTCTGGCTCTATACTTAAATCACCATCATCGTCTGTAGGTAATAGTTGATGAATTAATTTAAAATTATTAGCCTCAATATTTTCCATACTAGCATCTGCTAAATCTTTTATTCTGCTTAAATCTAAAAGCAATCCAGAATAATATGGAATACCTTTACTTTCTATTACTTCTGGAAGAAAAGCTATTGCGTTTTCAAGTGGTAATTTATAATAGTTGTCTACGAAATTTTCATCATTCTTCAATGTACCTGCTTTATAACTTGCATATAAATCTTGAATGTCTGTTGGGTAATATCCTAATTGTTTAGTATTAATACCACTAAGTTTTATACTATAGCCTAACATAAAAGATTCAGTATAAGTGACTTTACATAAATCTTCTGGTAAAGAAACGAATGTAATACTATCGCTTGTTTCCTGTTTATATAGATATATTTCTCCTTTTCTAAATTCACTTTCTAAAATCCATGGACAAAGAGTTTTTAAATTATATTTTTCTAATTCTAAACACGCTTTTCTATAAGATTTAAAAAAATTATCTTGTCCTTTAGTCATAAACTTACTAGCATCTAATGGAACTAAATAATGGTCGTAAGTTAATAAATTCGATTTATAATTTATTATTTCTTTTAAATTACCATTAATAACCCTCATTAATTCGGCTTGCTGTTGTAATGTAGAAACATTAGAATAAGGATTTTCTAAAGCACTAGCTATAGTGTCGGTATCCACTTTACTTCTTCTTCTACCACTAGAAACTCTATCTATATTACTTATATCTAACATAGATACTGTTTGTGCAAATTTTAAATTCTTCTCTTTTTTATTTAATTCCTTTTCACTCAAATATCTCACCACCTTTAATTAGCAAGGAATATATATTTATTTTTCTTACTTCTATTCTTCTTTCTAATATCTTTTTCTATTAATTCAGCTAAATAATTACCATAAGTAATAGAAGAATATCTATCCTTACGATTTCTTCCTTTTTCTTTAAGAACTATATCACCATTCCCCATAGTTTCATAATCTAAGTTTATTGATTCAAATATAAAATTAGATGTTTGAATAAAAGGTGCTATTTTATTAGCATGATATTCTGAATCTTGATGATATTTTAAGTCTTTACTAAAATCTCCTCTTTTTTCATTTTCTTCTATTAATAATCTTATTTTCCTACTGCCAAAGGCATTTTTAAGATATACTGCACAATCATTATTAATTTTTTGATTACCTTTAATTACGTATATACAATTTATACCATTTTTCAAAGGTTGAAAATCTTTTGATTGTGTACTCATATCATAAATTCCAAAAGGTTCATAATGTTCATCAATATTTTCGTCATAAGATGATTTTTCCATCTCTTGTATTACTGCTATACCTAATCCACCACCATCTATAATGATTTTATCAGCTTTAAATTCTGTATATAATCTCTTAATTCTAGTGGCTTGTTTTTCAAACTTCATACCATTATGTGATTCCATATAAACAACTTCTCTAATAATATTATTTCCACTAGGCAGTAATCTCCATAAAGTAAAAATAGAGTTATCATTTTTATTTGATTTGTTAGCTTTTGCTGTAGCTACGTCGACTGAAATCATCCTTATTTCATCTTTCTTTTTAGGCATTTGCTTTAATTTCTTTTTCTTTTCATCTGGATTTTTATAATCATCATCTGTTAATGGATAATAACAGTTTTTCAAAACTCTTGCATTTAACATATCTGCTGTATTAAAGAAACAATCTCCGCTTTGTCCATGCCACATACAACCATATTCCATATTAAATATGAATTCACCCATATCCTCTTTGTCTTCTTCAATTTTATCTTTCAATACAAGTTTATGGTCTAAAGAAGCCAAATAAGGAATAGCACAAGCAAATGCTTTTCCACCTTCAAACATTCTATTAAGTATTCCAGTAAATTTTTCATAACTCCAATGTGATTTAAGCCAACTAGAACTTAAATATAGCTCCATGTTGCTTTCAAGAGGATAGTCTTTATATTCTTCTTTTTCTAAGAAAGGTGGTTTCCTAGGATTAGTTAAGAATTGTTTTAAAACCGAATTGATTACATCTAATTTTATAAGACGATACTCATCTGCAACTAATATATTGCATCTCTGTCCACGCGCCCCATCATTAGAAGCTATTGCTGTAATTACAGAACCATTTTTAAATATACATTTAACATTATCTTTATTGTTTTGAATTTTTTTAATCTCTTTTGCTAATGTAGGATAATTCCTTCGTAAATCTTCAATCTTTTCGGTTATGATTAATCCCGCCTGGTCTTTATTACCAGAGGCAACTATTATTTTAGAACCTGGATATAATATTGCTCTACAACATACAAATATTGCGGTAAGAAATGTCTTGCCTGAGACCCCTCGATGCCGTGAAGCAGAAGTTAGTGCTTATGTTCATCATGTAAAGTAATACTTGTTGGAACCAGTATAAATTAATTCCTAAAAAATCCATACAAAATCTATGTGGATTTTTTCTAAAATATTCAGTCCATACCTTAACTCCATCTAATAAATTTTCATATGAATCTTTTTTTAAATTCTTTCTTTGTTTATATTTTAAACTATTCTCCATATCCCTTTTCATCCTCCTCTGTATAAGGAGATGAATCATTATTCATTAACTTCTTAATTGGGTTTAAGAAATAACGATTTAACCACCACTTGATTTTATCCACATCATTATATTCTTCATGAACATCTGGAATAGGTTCATTTTTTTCTATTATAGCTATTAAATTTCCATAACTTAAATTATCATCTTCCCCATATTTACTCATTTTAGAAGGTAGGACATTTAACTCTTCCATACGTTTTGATATTTGGTCAGTTAAAGCTTTAAAATCCTTTTGGTCATTTTTAACTACAGCTCTTTCCCTTAAAACTTCTAACATGCAAATTGTTTTAATCAAATTAACTTCTTGCATGGTTTTTGATGGATAATTGTCAGTATATTCATCATATTTTTTTTGAAGTAATTTATATTCGTCATCTTGAAATCCCTTACCCCAAAATTCAACTATTTCAGTTGAGGTTATTGTTTCACCTGTGATTATATTACTTACTCCATCGTAAGTTAACATATTATCTAAAGCCGACAATCCTTTAAATGCTTTATCCCTATTGATAATTCTTGTATAATTACCTAAAAAATTTGCACCATATTTTTCAACACATTTTAAATAAGTTTCTTCATCATAATACATATCTAAAACCATACATAAATGTATAAATGCTAATCTATGGTCATTATCATAGTTTTTTATTAATTTTTTAAAATATTTATCTACAACTTCTTTAGACATAGGTAATTTTTTATCATATTCATAAAGCATTGATTGTGTAGAGTAGAAATCTCTAATTGTAGGCTTAAATTTACCTGTAGCTGAACATTGTTTTGTTTCTGCCATTATCATCACCCTCCTTTATAAGAAATGAAAAAATGGTACAATCAAGATGAAAGGAATGGACTTGATTGTACCTAAAAGGGGAGAATATATTATGAATTTCATAGAGTCCTTTTATTTTTAAGGACTCAAAAAATACCAATATAAAATATTAATATCGTTTCAATCTTTAAAAATAAAAAATACCACTCAAAAACATAGAGTGGTTTATATTATAAATTATTTAACCTTTATTACATAATTTGCTAAAACACCATCTTCATTTACAATTAATAATGTTTGAGAAGCTGGTGTATATAATTTTTTATTCATTGCATATTCATCAGTAGATATAAGTGAACCATTAACAAAAACATCTGTTTCATACAAAGAATAATATTGTGGATTATGAACATGTCCATAACATATTATATCCGGCTTAACTTTCGTAGCCATTTCTAATTCGGAATCAACCTTCATTTTATTAATTTTATCTCCATGACAACATATTAATGTTTTATTTTTAACATTTAGTACTCCAATTTCGTCATTGTTAATAGTATTATCTAACAAGATAACGTTTGTTAAATCTTGTATTCTAATCTTTACAAATTCTTTTGTTAATGAATTATAATTATTTTTATTAGTTCTATCATGTTTATTCATATCTACGGCATCGTGATTCCCTTGCACCATAGTCACAGTACAGTAAAAATGGTCAGACAATTTAGCTATAGCTTCAGATAATAATTCAGATACTTGTACTATTTGTCGTGATATTTCTTCTTGATTTGCTCTTTGTATCGTACTATGTATTATACCGCTTAGCATATCACCTAAACAAATTATATGCAGTTTATCTATATTATTATCTATTCCGTATTTTATTGATTTATTAATTATTTCATCAATTCTATTTTTACAAACATCTATATCATATTTATTAACTGAATTGTCACACGTCATTCCAAAATGCCAATCTCCAAATAATAAAACTCCATCATTTCCACTTACTTCTTCTTTTAAACGGAATTTATTAAATAAAGGTGATTGCTCATTCAATTTATTTATTTCATCTTTAATTAAAGCTATAACATTTTCTGTTCTTGCTAAATTTCTTATCTGCTTATTTGTTTCAATTCGTAAATCACTTAATTTTACCTTTTCTTTTCTTATCTCTAACAGAGTTTCATTATCAGAATCATTTCGTTTAACGTTATCATATCTTCTTATACCATAACTATCTTTTCTATAAGCTTCTGAACTACGACCGTCACCAACTAATTCAGCAATTTCACTCCAATCAATATCTATTCCCGATTGTTTTAATAAAGTCAATCTAACTTGATATTCATCATTAGTTTCATTATCTTTTCTTTTAAAATTACCATTCATAATAAAATCCTCCAATAAACAAAAAAATAAATGGGAGGATTTTACCCTCCCTTATTTAATTATCTTTCAATAACATTTTCTATCTTTAATTTAACATTTTTATCTCCTATAAAATCAGCAAATAAATCATTTATTGGAAAACGTTCTAAATCATACCCGTCTTTATCAGTTTCGATTAAATATAATTTACCATCTTCCTCAATAATTCTTCCTGTTTTAATTTCTAAATTTTTACTTTCTTTAAATATCATTACATTATTCTCCCTTTATTAATTATTCTTCTATTCTTTTTTTTACAGATTTTTTAAGTCTTACTTTTACAGTAACTTTATCTTCAGTTTCAAAAGGTTTTTCTTCTCCTGGTTTAGTTTTCATTATGCCTTTTCTACCTTTTTGTATTTTTTTATCTATTAAGAATAGTCCTAAGCTAACAGAATCATCAACTTCCATTTGGTCATATATTGAATCTATTGTATCTTCCAATGCTTTAAGAACCTCCTTAGTTTCAGCTTGAGATAATTTTAAACCTCTTTCTTCTAATGCTCCTTGTAATTCTTTTATTGCGTTTATTTCCATAAAACATACCCCCTTATAAAATATTAATAAAAATAACAAATATTGGGCTATTTCGCCCTTTCATAAATAATGCTATAAATACTAGGAAAAAATTGATATATTTTGCACACCATTAAAATATATTATATTTAACGACATTTTTTACATATAGATAAATAACCTTTCTTTCCATTCTTATCAAATTTATTAATTAATTTAATCTCACCACATTTATTACATTTTTTGTATTCTCCTTTATTAATGTTTAGATAATACCAATCTTCTATTTGTTCTTCATAAACTTTCACTATTTTTTCAACAATAGTATCTAACATTCTACTTATTACACTTGTATTTTTATTTAATTCTTTTGATATATTTTTAATAGTCATTCCCTTCATCCATAACCCTAATACTTCTCTTTGTTTATCCGTTAATTTAATTTTATTTAATACATTTTCTAAATCTTGAAATATACAACCTAAATCATCTTGAAAATCATATACTTCAGACTCTTTGTATAACTGTAATAATGATTTAATGTGACTATTATTTAATTCATCAAATTCATCCCAATCTGGTGAACCTTCATCTTTTAATGGCTGTTTCCATACTATCGGTCTTACTAATTCTATTTTACATTGTAGCATATCTTTTTTTAACAGTCCTATGTGATTTGTTAGAAAATATTTAGCTTGTTTTTCAGTTTTTATTTTCACATGACCCTTTGACTGCATATATTCTACAAATTCATCTAATCTATCTTCCTTAATATATGCAGATAATCTATCTATTTCCTTTTTATACTCTCTTAACTCTGGATATTTTTTTAAATCTTCACTTGTAACCACTTCATCTTTTGCTTTTTTATAATTTTTTTGATGTCTTAATAAAGCAACTCCTTCTTCTAAACTTTCGCCATATTTTTCTATATATTTTTTTTCTTTATATAAAGCATCCTTAAATTTTTTTTCATCATCATATATTTTTATATGTGACCTTTCTTTTTTATTAGGGTCACACCATAAAATATAATTACCTAACATTTCTAATGTTTTAGCTACATTACTATCACTATACAATTCAGTCTCTGTGTTAGGTATAAGGTCTATATAGCTTGTTTTATTATTTCTTTGAATGAAAATTTCATTCCAAAATTCATCATTACTAAATTCTATACCATATTCATCTTTCACTACATTTAACAAATTATATATGTACTCTAATCTACCCTCTAAATCTTTTATGTCGGTATTTACATCTTTATAATCATATATCCCTTTTCCATCTATTTTACTAAAAAATCTATTAAAATATATTCTGCTTCCCATTTCATTCACCCCTGTTTATTTTATTCTGCATTTCCTTCTAAATATTTTTTAATATTTTCTTCGCATCTTATATTACATCTGTCAACACGACTCACCCACACACAAAATCTACAGACTTCATTAGTTTCATTAATTAAATATTTAATAAATTCATCTATATTCATATCATTGAACACTTTCTTCATTTTTTCAAATTTATTCATTTAAAACCACTCCTTTATAATAACTCGTATTTATTAATTTTTAAAATTATAGTTTCTTGCCATACGTTTTCTAACTCAATTTCATCTTCTTTAAATTTTATCACTTTGAAATCACTATAATTTTCCTTATATTTTATTAATTCTTTTTTAGCAGTTTCTATATCTTTACAAGCACATATTATGTTTGTGATTATACGAAAATCTTCATCATAATATTTCTCAGTAATTATATAAACATACATAACACCATCTCCTTTTTATTAATTATTTTAATAAGAATAATTATCCATATTATCTAATTTATGTTCAATCTTTTCCAGACTCCATATTAATCTTCTTATTTCTTCATTTGATTTATTTTCTTTAATAGCTTGTTCGATTTTCTCTTCAATTTTTATTGCTCTGTCAATTCTATTGATTCTTTTACTCATTGTTTTTCACCTCCTACAATCAATTTTAAGGCTTCATTATTTTTAATGAACAACTTATCCTAATTTATAATAAAACTTCTTAGAATCCATTCTGTTAGATATTTTAACCATTCTTATCACATATATACATCGCTCCTTTTTATTAATTATTTTCTTGTTATATTATATATTTAACATAAATACATTAAAAATCACCTTTATTTAATATATTTTTTGAAATATTTATATAATCACTTTGAATTTGTAAGCGTAGCGAACAAATGAAAAAGTGTGAGGAAAGAGTTTGAATGAATTTCTCAAACTCTGACGAATAACTCCGTAGGACAATATTTAAGAATTATATATTCTTATCTTTTAACAAAGTCAAAATTTACAACTTAAAATAATACGATAAAACTATAATATTTTAAAACTAAAAAAATATTTTGTACGGTTTTAAACCGTACTCCTATTACCTATTTAACCAATCCTGTAATAAACTTCTCATTCTATTTGAAGGTATGTATAAATTTATTTCTTTGTTTTCTCTTATTGCACTTCTAAACAACCATTGTATTAATTCTGACAACGCCCATACATCCTCTTCTATTTTTACTCTTTTATCTGTAAAAAATCTATTTATCATTGGATTATAGTATCTGTTAATCAAATAAGCACAATTTATTTTATCTTTATAATCATTTGTTGCCCTACTATTACAAGGTACAAAACCTTTAGTGTATCCTTCACCTTTTACTTGAGATTTATAATCTTCAAAAGTTGTATACATATTATATTTTGATTTAGTATTAATAACTCTTTTGAAATAATAATATGTACTGTTTTTAAGTTTTTTCATAACTTCCTTTTTATTAGCTTTATCATACCACGATTTACTTAATGCGGTAGATTTTTCACCTATATCATTTAATTTACCTTCATAAATATGAATTAAATCTTTATATTTACTTCCATTAATTTCTTCATAATTACATAATTTATATCCATAATTACAAGTTGTTATTGATTTGTATTCATATTCAACATCATTCATATCAAAATAATATCTTTGTATTTGACCTTTAAACATATAAGTTAATATATAAACCTCTTTAAATGCTTTAAATATATCACAAGGAAATGTCCAAAGCATTAAAGCATTATTAAAGAAATAACAATCACCATTTTTAATTGGATTTTTCAATGTATTAAATTTGCCTTTGTAAGTATCATCAATCCAATATACTTTACCTTCTTCATTTATTTCTATTATTTTTTCATTAATTAAAATTTCAATATCTCTCTTAGATATATCGAGTTGTTCAACTACATCAGCTACTTCATCAAGAATTAAAATATATTCTCCTTCTTTTATATAATCTATTATTTCTTCATTTAATCCTCTGAATAATGAATGACTTGAAACAACATTGTATCCTTCTTTAACTAATTCGTAAAAATGATTTGTTTTACTTCCTTTCCCTAATTTTTCACTTGGCTTTCTAAATTCACGACAATCACAAGATTTTACAACTCTATCAATTTCACTTAAAAATGGTGTAATATAAATAAATCTTTCAAATATTTCATTATTCATATACTGTATTGCAAATGATGTTTTACCTGCTCCACATGGTGCATCAACTATTGTTATTTTACATTGGTTTTCCATAAATACCACTCTCCTTTATTAATTATCTTCTTCATAAGGGTCTCTACCTTTTGTAATCCAACCACAATCCTTGCAACATTCACCTTCCCATGTACTACCTCCACCATAAGAAGTATATAATTCAACTCCTTCTACATGTTCATGTTTACAATCAGGCTCTTTAGAAAATTCGCCTCTCCAATTATCGTTCATTTCTTTTTTAGTCTTATATGATAATGGATACATAAAATCACATGTTCCATTGTATTCCACATATCTTATTGTTCCATCTTTAAATCTTACTTCACCACTTGCATGACTCATAAATATACCTCCCGTTTTATTAATTATTTTAATTTAATTATAAATACCTTATTACCTATGATTTCAAACACTAGATTATTCTTAATGAACATATCTGAATATAAATAACTAATTACAATATCTTTGAATTTTATCTTTTGTTTCTCAAATAAATTCCTCTAATGTCAAAATAATCACCTCCCTATATTATACTTTATATTCACAAATAAAGCTTTTAAACGTTTTATTTATCACTTTCCTTATCATCTTTATCCCAATCAATTAATATTGTTGGTGCAAGGACAAGTAATATTAAACCTTCAGCTAATATAAACATTCCTCCCCAGGAACCAAATATATTAGATAGAAATGATATCAATGACATAAATCCTATGCCTATACCTAGAAGTGTTAAGCCGTAAGCTATAACACTTATTCCGCCTACAATTAATATCACTATTAACAATGCCATTTTTCTTCCTCCTTATTTTAAATTATTATTTTTTCTTTCTTTTCTTTTGTCTAACCATTCTTTAAGGCTTAATAACATTACAATGTTCGAAAAAATCATTATTGCTAATCCAACAAATACTCCTACTATTGATAAAATTAATATAAATAGATATTCCATCAACATATCTCTTACCTCCTTTTTATTTTCTATACTATATATTTAACATAACTCTTTTAAAAGTCACCTTTATTTACAAAAAATATGTTTGTCTTATTTTTTATTTTCTACAGTGCATGATAATCATTACAAAATACATCATTATATATGTACTATTTTATAATTATATTTATATATTAGCAAAAGTATCGTAAAAATCACCTATGATTATATTATTTAATATATATAGTATTTAATTTAGTATTTAATAGTATTTAAGAAAGCTACTTCTATTGATATTCCTTATGTCTATCATATTATATATGAGTTTTAAAGGTTTTAATATGTGTTTTTAAGGATTATATATGTTAAATTAAGTATTATTTCATTTATAAATATGTGTTTTTAAGGGTATTTTATTTCCTTAATTACTCATAATAACTTTAAAATATGCTAAAATAAGGGACTATTAATATGAAACATTAAGGGTTATAATATAACTATGAGAAATTAAGGAGGTTTAATATGAGTAAAAATCAAATACTTATGAAAAATAATACAATAGTTAGTGCTAGATATAACATATCTCTCATGCATAATAATATATTTATCTTCATATTATATAAACTTCAGAAGGCTAAGTCTGGTAATGCATATTGTTATATAAGTAAACAAGAATTTCAAAATCTTATTTCAAATAAAACACAGAAAACAGTTCCGGGTATTAAAAAAGTATTAGATAATATGCTAGATGAAAAAATATACTTTAGAGAAGATGGTGAGTGGAGTTGTAAATATAGTATTATAGCTGGGTATGAATATAATAAAAAAGAAGATTTATTTAAAATAGTTGTCATCGATAAAGTTTATCATCTTCTTATGAATTACAAAGCTTATACTCCTATTAATATGAAAGTATTTTTAACTTTAAAATCAATATATAGCCAAAGATTATATGACCTTCTTAGACTATGGAGTAATACAAAAGAAGATATAACATATGAACTAGATGAACTAAAAGATTTATTAATGTTAAATAATAAATATAATTTGTATGCTGATTTTAAAAGAAATGTTCTCCAACGAGCTAAAAGGGAATTAAATAATACTGGAATGTTTGAATTATCATATACTGAAAATAAAAAAGGACGAAGTGTAAAGTCTATAACATTTCATGTAAAGGATTTAGATAAAAGAGTATATTTTAAAAAGAAACAAATTAAACAAACTTCATCTCTATTATACATTCCTAATAAGAATTTAATATCAAATAATTGTATGGTGTCTCTTCAAAAAGATTTTGAGTTAATAGATTTCACGTATGAAGATATGAAACAGGCTTTTATTGAATCGGTCAACATAACATTATCTAAATTTAATGTAGATAAAATAGATTATAATGTATATCCTTACTTTAAAGCTGTATTAAATAATAAAATTAAGTATTATACTGACTTATTTATAAAAACAAGTATATTTTAATCAACATATTTACAAAATATATTTTATATGTTATTATAATGTAGTGTACTCTCACAAAAATCACAAGGATAGCATATATCATAGAAAATTTTTGCAATTTTAATCAAATTATTATATTTTATCTCTAAAAATGTAATAATCGGCCCTTTTTAGGGCTTTTTCTTTTGTTTTTACTCATTTTTTACTAAAATTTTAGCATTTTATTCGTATTTTTTCTTAACAATCTCACCAAATTTAGGAGCTTTCATTAAAATTTTCTCACGTATTGACCTATCTTTATAAATTTCCATCAATGATTCTAACTCTTTTAATGAGTTTTCTCTGATTATTCCACCAACTACTTCTCTTCCATCTCTTGATTTCATTTCCCATTCTACTTCCCAAATTTCTCTCATACCATCGACCCCCTAAAATAATTTTTTAACTATATTATATTCACATCCATATTGTGGTTTTTTATTGCAAAGTTCTTTTAACTCTTCAATTTCTTCCTTGAGTTCCTCTTTATTTTTAAGTTTTGCTCTCTTTCTATAAACTGTTTCACAATAATTATCTATGTCATGTATATATCCATATAATTCATATTTCATAATTACCCCTCCTTATTTCTTTTTACCATATTTTTCACATATTTTAAGTACAGTCTCTCTATCAATATAGAAAGTTTGTATTTCTGTACCATATTCCTCATAGTCAAACACTCTCATGTTCCCTGCTCCTCTTAATAAATGCAAATATCCATAGTTAATTATCATGTTAGACCTAATTTCATCTTTACATTTACCACCTATAACGATATTTATATTCTGTTTGGTTATATTAGGTAATATATCTTTAGAAGGTAATTGAGTAGTTAATATTAAAAATACCCCTGCTCCTGCACCTCTACTAGCTATTAAAGCTAACATATTATGAAAATCCTTATTCTTCATATAAGAAGATAACTCTTCTATCACTATAAATCTAATAGGCATTTTTTTAAACTTCCTATATTGCCATATATCAGTGCAATTTCTATAAGTAAACAGTTCATATCTTTTATCTATATCTTGTATGGCATCGAATAATATATCTTCAGCTTCATCTCTATTTTCCGTATAATGAATTACATTTTTACAGTTTCTAAATTCAAATAAATCTACTCTCTTTTCATTGATTAAATCTAACACAACGTCACATTTTCTTTTCATGACTAATTGAGATATAATAACTCTCAAACAATTAGATTTACCACATCTAGTAGCTCCTGCTAAATACATATGAGCATTAGCTGGTTCACTAAAATCTATATATCTAATACTACAATCTTCTAAATTGATTCCTACAGGGATTTTATATCCTTTAGCTTTATATTTTTCCAAGTCAAATTCAGTTGTTACTATTTCTTCTTTCTTGATTTTTAATTGAATATAATCATTGTTCTTTTTGAAACTAATATCTTCTTTTTCTTTATTTAATAATTGTAAGAATTTATTTTTGTTATTAGTAAAATCATCTATAGTTACTCCAATAGGTATTATAAATTCGTATATTTTATAATTTTCATCTTCCCATTTCTCTTTTAATTTAGGTATCTCTCCAGATTTATTCTTTATATTGATTTCATCAAAGAATTTATTAAAATCAATACTTTTAATATTGAATATATCTAAAATTGATTTACATAATAAATTTATTGTATCACAAATACTGTTTGCTAAAGGTTCTATAGCATTACTCATATTATCATCTCCTTTTACTTTACTATATGCAAGTGTGTAGTAAATGTTTCCTAAATATTAAAAAAATATTTTAGTAACATTTTGTTTATATTTTGAATATATTACTATTAAGAGGTGATAATATGACTGAAAGAGATATCCAAGTATTAAATTTTATTAATTTAGTTGGTATGTGTAGAACAGAACACATAAGAAATTTATTCTTTCAAGGATTAACTAATACTACTTGGGATAGAAGAGCCAATAAATTATATGAATACAAACAGTTAAAACGTTTTAGAAGTGAAATATACAATAGGGAATATGTTTACTATATAGAAAATAAACCTAATGAAAGACTACTTAGGCATGATATGTATATAACTGAATTAGTGTATAAATTATTATTGTTAGGAGTTGAAGTATTATATGTAGAGAGAAATATACAATTAGGCAATGTAATAACTGACGGATATATTATAATTAGATATAAGAAAGATAATACAATAATTAAAAAAGGAATATTATTAGAAGTTCAATTACATGGTAGATTATCAGATTGTATAGATAAATACAAGGATATCAATCCCATAAAAGAGTATGTAATTAATCAAGGTATGCAAACTATTCCTTCCCTTCTCATCATAAGTGATTTAACTGGGAAGGCAAGAAATAAAATTTTAAAAACTATGTGTGTAAATTGTAGTTTAGATTGTTTAGATAAGTGTATATTATAATGTAATATTAAGTGTGTGATACAGCTATTGCTTGTACTACACACTCTTTTTATGTAAATTTCAACGTTTTAATGTGTTTTGATTAGGGGTTTATATAGGTATGTAAATGAAAATTTTGGAATATATTTTAATGAATAAAACCCGTATTTTACCACTTATTTCCAATACACAAAATATACCGTTAATTTCCCATATAATTAAATATTAATCTTAACATTATTAATTGAGTGTTTTAAATATTATTTCCCGAGGATGAGTTTAATATTCATTTATTTAATTTTATTGTTTTAATTTAATTACGATAGAGTATTACAAATATACTATTAATTTCCTAGTTGTTTAATTTTAAGAAAGTGTTAAATAATTTTATATAATTTTATTTGTGAATGTATGTAATTGCAATTCGGTATTTTCTTCGACCTATAGTTGGTAATGTACTACCACAGAAAAAATTTTTGTCAACCCCCACCGAATATGAAACTACCCCCTTAGATGTTGAGATATCAACATTTCTAACCCTTTTGGAAAGAAATCCTTTTTTGAAAAGTTCGATTAAGTATAAATTAATCGTACATTTGCTTTGCTTTTTAAAGCTCAAGCTAGTATGCAAGCTTATAAAATTTTGTGATTATCGACCTATAAAAATTTTATTATATGGCTGTGAAGCTCAAGCGTGTAGTTTATTAATATCAATATATGCAAGCAAGTCATACCAATATAAATGCATATAATCAACAACCAACCACAAACAACCTATACGCTAATATACAACGCCTATAAATCAACATTCCACAATTAAACTAAAATCCCTATAAACGTTGAAATTTCAATACTTTATTTTTTTATAAAAATTTGCTTGTATACCAATTTTTATAAATTTTCCTTGGATTTTCCTTTATTTTTTAAGGTTATGCACTTCAGCCCTAGTGTTCTCAATAGTTCCACGCTTTACACTAATATAACTAATGCTATCAAATACTTATAACCATTGGTATTACTTAATCTTATACCTATAGAGGGTATTTATAAAATCGTGTAACTGTTGCTATTGCTATTTTCCTATTATTTTCCTAAAATCTATTATCCAATATACCTATGTAGTGTATTGAACTATAGTAATTGCAATGCTTACATTGTTTTTCTATTTGATTTCCCAATAGCTCAAAGTGTTGATATAACTGGATAATTGATAATGATACCCTATGATGTTTAAAAGATAAAGTATATTTAGTTTAATGCTTTAATTAATTAACCACACAATACTAATATACTAAATAAAATAAACTATATACACTCTTGTAAAATAACGTAAACTCTAGTGTTTTCAATACTTTCATGCCTGTATATCAATTTTAATATTTAAACTATACTTTGTCGAATAATTTATTTTATTTAGCGTTTATTCATTTTACTTTATTAATCGAAAGGTATAGTATCAAATTACTTTAATAATTAAGGAATTCGACAATTAAAAACTTACTAACTTTATTTTTTAAGTTTTAAATATTAAAATTTAAATAGAGACACGTTTTGACTTTGCATTCGATACTGAATATTTTTAGATCTAGAATTATTGTAACCTACTATATAAATTTATTTATACATATTTATTTATCTTTTATATATAACTTATTCTTTATGTATAAATTTATTTTTATGTAAATATTTAATTTTATTAGGAGAAAATCCAACATAACTAAAATATAACTGTAAATATTGATATTACTTGATTCTAGCGTTTTGTATTGTATTTTTCTATACTATATGTTTTATAGGAAAAAATAATTAATAAAATTATAAAAAGTAGTTGACAAACAAAATGCTCGTGTGATACTATATAAACATAAACAACAACAAAAAAATAATTAATAAAATAATTAAAAAAGTGCTTGACAAAATAGACAATAAGTGATAACATTAAAACATAAGTATTAGCCAAGGGAGGTTACCCTACTAACCATAAAGAAATAAAAATAATTAATAAAAATTAAAAAAATGTTTGACAAAAGAATGTAACTTGTGCTACAATTAAAGCATAATCAATTGGCAACCTTGTTATAACATAAGCAGTAAAATCAAATCCAAAACTTTAATACTTGATATCCTCTATCAAATATTAAAGAAAAAATTATATTAATTAGGAGTGATAAACATGATGAGAATAACAGTATTAAAAGACTTAGAAAATGGAAACTATAAAGTAAACTTCAACTTAGACGGCGAAGACTTAGGAAACAGAGAAGTATCTTATGAATGGATAAGAGCCGATATAATCAGCAATAATAGAGAAGTTCAATACAAATTTGAAGTAGACTTTGAGTGTGAACATATAGAATTAGATACAGAAAACGACGAAATTTTCGTATATGTTATAAAAACAGTAATAGACGAAGACAACAATATGAGCCAATACGACACAGCAAATAAAGTTTATAAAACATATAGCAAGGCACAAAATTTTGCAGTAAAATTAGCAAACGAAATGGAAACTATATTAATAATTTTGGACTAATAAATTTTTTTTAAATCTTAAAAATAATGTTTGACAA